TACGGCATCGACTGTGCGTTCTCGTCAGGGATTTCTTGCTGCGCTGCTGGCGCTGTTATCGACCCTTTCAAACTACACCTTGTCCTGAGAAACTATCCGGGGTTTTTTTGAGACTTTCCGGGGTTTTTCGGGGTAGTCTTGGTGTGCCTCTGATGCAGGTACAAAATCGAGCTTCAAGAAACGCTGGCTCGCTCAGGCTTGCGTGGGGCTTGGTGTTCTTGTTAGTGGGGGCATGATAGCTGACTGGCGCAAAATCGGGGCTCACAGGGTCAAAAACGGGGTTGCGAAGCACTGCAAAGTCAAGAGCGATCCTAGTCTAGTTTGGCCTGTGTGTGTTCCTATATACGATTCTGCACTGGTCGGTGGGGGTTGGTGGTGGCGCGTGGGGCAGAGTGGGTGAGGGTGGCGCTAGATACAAAAAGCGTACCTGATTCCTTGAATCTTGTGGGCTATCGTCGTGTGGTGGCGCTAGCTAACGTCTTGTACTACAAAGGGGGTACAAAATGTCCGAGAAACAGCCTTGTCGGTGCTGTAAACGCGAAAAACCCGGCGCTACAAGCTGCGGGGACGGGTACGGGTACAATCGTCTCGAAGGGGAGGCGCGGCAGTGGGCCGAGAGTAATCGGTTCGCCCGGTCTGAGTTCTGCGTCCCGGTCAAGGGCGGCAAGCGGTTCGGCGGGGAAGACTGGCAGAGGATCAAGTGCGGCGATGGTCGGATGGGATTCACGACACGGCGCAAGGGCCAGTCTGAAGTGCAGATGGAAGTCGGGCTCGACGGACAATTCAAGAAGAAACGCCACACGCTGGTTCGGCGGAAGTCGGCGAACGCGACGGCTACCCGTAGGCCAAGGCGGGTCGATGGGGGCAGGTGTGGTCTGGTCTCGTCTGCCGAAATCCAGATGGCGCAACGTGACCCGGAAGTGGTCAAGGCGCAGAAGGAACTGGCTCGAATCAAGAAACAACCACGTCGCCGGATGCTGCGGAGAGAGCGCAAAGCCAGAGCGGAAATGATCGCCAGGCTCGAACGGAAAGCGAGGGGGGCGGTATGAAAATGGAAACTGTACCTGATCCGGCTGTCGGGGTCGATGAATCCGTCAAGCGGTTTGCACGGCGGCTCGTGGCTGCGTGCTGGGCTGCGGTGTGGCTGTCTGGAGCAGTCTGTGTTTGGTCTGTCTGGGCAGTCTGGGTCGTTCTGGCAAACTGCCGTTCACTGTTCGCCGAAGAAGACAAAATCAGAATGGGGCGATGAGAGTAGAATAACAGGAAAGACCCTTGTAGGGGGGAAAGTCACTGGATATAGCATCGGTAGTTTCACAGTGCCGATGCCGTAATGTCCGTAAGTGGGGCTTGGCTGGGGTCGGTGGGGACTTCGGTATTAGTAAGGAAAACTCAATGGAAACATGCGGAATCGATCTGTCTAGGCTCACCATTGATGACATCGTTAATGCGATGAGAATCAATGGGATCAGGATCATCGACATTGGTCCTGAGTCTGGTCGTGATACCAGTGAGCCGTATGCGGCAGTAATAACTGAGTGGTTTGGATCAACCACAGTCATAGAGGATGGTTGAAAACCATGACCAAGCAAGAACTATCGACAGCGCTCGAAATCGCACGGTCTGACGCTGATCTGTCCGGGGTCGATACCAGCATATTCAGCGGGTGTGCGCTGCCTGGGTTCGCCCCGATCACAGTCACACTGGATGCCCTAGCGGCATTCGTCAGGTATCAGGTCGTATGTTTTGACGGGTCGATCGATGCGCGCGAACTGGATGATATCGCGTCATACGGGCGACGAGTATTCCAGGTCGTCTGATCGACAAGAAGTCGTGGAAACGTTTTCTACACAAGGGGGTGTCTACCATGAACGTGTTGACCGTCTGGAACAAAACGAGTACGAATTTCAATGCTAATGCATTCGTTCGGGCCAACGGCACGGATAGGCAGGAAGTCGAGTCCGAAGATTCGGCGCTGAGACTGATGGGCCGGATGATCCACAGTGTCGAAATCGACCGGGCTATCCTGGAGACTCCGAAGGGTCGTCTGACGTGGGAAGTCCACCAGCAGGATGAACCGAAGGAGTGTGGTGATCATCACCAGTGCGACGGCTTCAACTGTGGCTGTGATGAGTGCCAACACTGTCAGGACTGCCAATGGAACGATGATAACGAAGACGATTGCGACTGCGGCGGGTGTCCGGGGAACGACGACGAGGAAATCGATCCGAGGATGTGATGATGGTCATCGAATCAGAACGGAAGTATTGTGTCGTCACTTGGGATGGCGTGGTTGTCCGTCAGCAGGTCACCATGCGCCAGGCTGTAGTCTTCTGTGTCAGGCGCAGGCGCGGGGCATACGACATCGCGCAGCGAACGGAACGGGGTCTGCGGCTCATCAGTTGGGTCGCCGATCCGTCATTGTACGAATAGGCACCTACAACCCAAAGGGGAAAGTCATGGCGAAAAAGCAGAAGAACACCAAAAAGGGTCCGGTTCCGCACCAGGTACTGTCTGATCGCGGCGTCCATCTGGAGCAGGCTCACCATCGCCAGCAAGGCAGTAACGTCCACCACGGCGAGCCGATCGTCATCGGGCAGGACGACGAAGGGAAGGATATCGTGGTCAAGGTCGGCCAGCGGTGTCCTGTCTGTCAGAAGCGCATCCGGGGTCTGAACCACCTTGAGGGTGCTCATCACGCGGGGAATGTCCCCAAGCATTCGCGTCGGTAGCATGGAGCCAGTCATGTCTCTGGACAAGGGAATCGAGCACGGGAAGGAAAAGCGGAAGAAGTACCGGAAATCCAAGGCATTCGACTGTTCGTGCAGGAACCACGGGTCTTGCGAGTGGTGTAAGGGCAACCGCCTGCATCGTCGGCGGAAGCGTGAAGCGGCTGCAAAAAACCAAATGGATGAAGTCTAGTTTACGGTGTGTCTGTTTTTCTGGGGGGACGGCCAATGAAACCCAAGTTCAAAGTCGGTGACATGGTTCATATCGTGACCGACGAAGCCTATAAGGCTGGTGTCCCTGCGCCTCCTGGGATGGTTTTCCAGATTGGCCTTGTCGAAATCATCGACGGCGAACCAGTCTACTACCTGCATGGGGGAGACGACTGGGGCTTCAGGGAAAAGGATATCAAGTCAACCAGTCCATGGAGATCGTTGTATGGTATGCCCAGAGTGTAGTACGAAAACAGTGCCCCACCCAGATCACGACAACATGGATGTTTGTCCGAAGTGTGGCATGGTGGGGCTTCACTTCGAGGGTAGTCTGCCTGAGATCGTAGACGCCATCGACTATGTTCATGGTGAGTAGACTGGGGCATCGCTGGCGCAGCGGTGCGAAATGGTGGCTACAGTAGTATGTAGGTGGGAGTCGAGGATCGTCGGGGGCGACCGTGGGTCGTCGGTTGGATTGCGGCCAGGATGAGTCGCCGATCGAAGAGGCAGCGGTTCACGACGGGAGACGCCAATGAAACACCACCAGCCACATTCCTAGTCTTGGGGTTTGGGCGGGCAAAGTCGCGGGTCAAGGGTTGATCGCCTTGTCAGCCGACGACCGCTTGGACCGCCCTACCCCTCTCTTTCTGGAGAAACACGATGTCAAGAAGACAGGATAAACACCTAAAACAACTTGCTGCAAAAGCCAGGGCAGGCGACAACGATGCCGCGAAACAGTTGATAACTGAGTTGGCCAATGGCGACTGGGGTGATTCGCTGACTGAACACATTGTCGTCGCCAAGGAAGCTGGCGCACAGAATCTCGCTGGTTATCTGGTATGGCTGTCTACTCCATTCTCTGTCCAGCCACTACCGGATGATGCCTACGAGTTCACAGTCAAGACGGAAGTGATAGATCGTGTCCACGATTACTGTGTGCGCGGTCGAATCAGTTGCGAATAGGCATGGAGAAAACTAAATGACAGTCAAAGAACTGATAGAAAAACTGTCAGCGGTTCCACAGGACAGAATCGTGGTGCTAGGAGACATCGGCTGTAATGTGCGGGATGGAGAGTTAGAAGAAATCTTCACCCCAGACAACAACGATTCAGTCTTCCTGCGCGCCGAACTCGATTTGTACGAGGATTAGACCATGAAAATCGAACTGAAACCGATAGGTCAACGTCGTGTCGGACTGCACACATGCACAGCCAATTACGGTTGGTGTGGCGAACACACTGCGTTTCGGGCAAAGTACCAGTGTCCGTGTGGTCACGTTAAAACACTGGATCAATGCTCGGCGTGGCCGATCACTGTGACAGAGTGCGAAGAATGTGGTCAGGACATGGTGTGTGGTTTGGACCAAAGTCGGACCACAGTACCTCTTCGGTAGAAGGGTGTTTGGCAACGGACTGGGAGTTAGCCACTCTGAAAAGACTGGGGGGAAAATGCCCGTCGCCACCGCGCGGTTAATCGTGGACTCACGGCGGGAAAGGCTCGACCTGTCAATCCGTGCGCACGGAGCGAAGGTGAGTAATCATAGTGACGCCGCACTCGGTGCCCAGTCTGTTCCCAAACACCTTTAGAAAGGGGGTCTTATGGATTCCGGCCAGTACGATGCGATGTTACAAGAAATGACTCTGGCGGTCAGGGAGATGTATGAGAACCAGTCAGATCGCCAAATGGGCGAGCATGAAACGCAGTCGCTCAACGACCTGCTCGATACCTTTTTTGGAGAAAAGTGCGGTCAATAAAAGGGGATAAACCATGTGCTATTTCAGCAATGCATTCCAGTCGCCGGAAGCGACTGTCGATGCAATCTGTCATGCGCTGAACGACCCCAAGTTCGATCGTCCTGAATGCTTAGTCGGTACAGGAATCAGTGGCGCAGTAGTCCTGATGGCTGTGTCAATGCGGACTGGTATTCCTTTCGCCATCGTTCGTAAGCTGTGGGATGCGGAAAGTTCGTATATGGATGGCGGAAGTCATTCCCAAAGACGGATAGAGTCGTCAGACAAACAACTCGGCAGATACGTTATTGTCGATGACCTTATCTCGTCTGGCGATACAGTCAGAAATATCCGCAACGCTGTCGAGGCAGTCTACAACAACACGCAGTGTGTGGGGATTGTCCTGTACCAAAACTTTACTGAATTTGGTAGCTGGGATCAATACGAAGGAATTCCGCTAACGCCTTTGATGGATGACATTCTCGAAGTGGAACAACTTCGCAAAGAGGGGGTGGTGGCATGAAAGGTACAGTCGTAAGTGTCGATCTCGATTGGCTCAATGGCTCGGACGATCCTGCCAGCAAGATTCGTGGGTTGCTCAAGCACATTCCACGCAAGACCCCTACTATCATGACAGTCGAACACCACGAATTTCTCGGGCAACTGCGTAGATGGGTAAGAAATGGCACCGTCCCTGTCCCGTTCAATCTCGTCAACATTGATGAGCACCACGACTACTATGTCAATTGTGCTCCATATGACCCGGATGGGGCCGAAGTCAACTGTGGCGTCTGGGGATATCGAATCCCGCCAGAGTGGTATCGTCGGTATACATGGGTCCATCACGGGCATGGCGAATTCTGCGATTGGCCGGAAGCAGAAACATGGTTGTCCGACAGAGGTATAGTACATTCCGTTCGTGGCAAACATCGTCTGTCGGAGTTGAAAACGCCGATCACTGCTGCTGTCTTTTGTGTCTCGCCAGACTACCTGGACCAAGAGATGTGCGATCAGATCGATCGCATCGTTGAAATCGTGGTCCGTCATTTCAAGTTGCCGAAAGCACCGTTGCGGTTACCAGACTACGATCCCTGTCTATTGTGCGGGTGGCGCATGGCACCGCGTCCTATGAAAGTGAGCAAGTGATGGTCGAATTCCACGGCTTTCAGTGTCGGGTCAAGTGGCTCAATCGTGCAAGAAAGGAACGGTCGCTTGAGGTATGCGTCTCGGTACATCCTCTACAAGTACCACGCTGGGCGCTCAGTAGCGCACACGAGATGTTCAACGGGAAGGATTGCTGGATCGTCGTCGGTCACACAGCGCCAGGAATCGATGGCCACTGTTTTGTTGTCTACGGAAACTGGTTCGAGACCGGAGTACCATATGTCGGAGAGAGGCGCACGCTCGACGAAGCATTCGAGACGATGGTCGGGGTAGTCCTGTCTGGTCTCCGTAAGCTACAGTCGGCACCGATAGGGGGAATGTCATGACCGTTTGGTTGGTCGAACGGCACGGTGTTGAGGATTACTATGTAGTCGAAGTCTTCAGCACCAAGGAATTGGCTTACAAGTGGGTGGAAAATCAAAAAGACCCGTATATGTACAGCGTCGTAGACTGGGAGGTAAAAGTATCATGAGGCCAAATGGCGTGTTCCAGGGGCTTATCGTTGGTTTGCCAGTGGCCCTTTTGATGTGGTACTTGATTTACCTTGTCGTTTCTGCTCTTTGGGGTGTATAAGATGATGGATTCACCAGAAGTCGCTGCTGCCATCCGAATCCTGATATTCGTCGTCGGGTACTGGTTTGGCTATATGCAGTGTAAGCGCAGGTATCGTGCCATGATGGAGATTCTCCAAAACATGGTCAAACAACCGGAAGGGGTGTCAGATGGAGTTAAGACTGTATGAAAGACGAACGGCAACCAAGCTGTTCGATGGGTGGACGGCGTGTGAAGATACGTGTGTCTGTTGTGGCGCAAAACACACGGTCGATCCGATTGGGCCACTAGAGCCCAATGTCCATGGGTTGAAAGATGACCACGGCAATCCGATGGTTGAACAGAAGGTGTCCTGTCGTAAGTGTGGTGCTGACTGGGTAGACGTGTGGTGTCGCATGTATCACCCCGCTAGCGATACGCCTGTTGAGGATGACGACGGGTACGCTGTCTCTCTGTAGAGAACAACATCATGTACATCAACAGACCGGAATTGTGGAGCAAACTGAACTCAGTCCGCAATCGGTATGGAAGCGATGAAGAATTCGTCGCCCATATGCACGAGTGGCCTAGAACCGTAAAAAAACTCGTGTTCAACAGCCCAAAACTGATAATCAGATTCGGACTTGCCGAACCAGTCAAAGAACCAGCCGAAATCGGAGCAGGAATCTAAGTAAAAAGAGCGTGAGTGGTAGTAAACTGACCTAGTTGGAATCGTTTACCCCTTTTCGATCCATCGGTCAGCCAAGGGGGAAAGTGGATGCGCGCTACGGACCCCAGCACTCACGCCTTTGCCCCTGTCGTCTAAATGGATAGGACAGCGGCCCTTCAAGCCGCAGATACCGGATCGTACCCGGTCAGGGGCATTCAATCTAACCATTGGTCTTCTTCGTCAATGTCTGCAAGTAGCTTGATAGCCCCCCATATCTTTTGGACCACTTCTGTTGATCCCGTCCTCAGATGGGCAACACCATACGGGTGTTTGTTCTTTTTGGCAAATGTGCTGAATCTGTGTTTGGTCACAACTGTCGTCTTCCTCAAGCATGACCGTGGCAGGTCGAGTTGCTTCAGCCAGTATCGCTCGATCTGCTGTTGCGTCTTGCCGTTGCCAAGGTAGCAGTAGATATGGAGAGCCATGTCTTTAGGCTCTACCTCGAAAAATCGTCGCAGAAATCTTAACCAAAAGCGAAGAAAATGTGGACTGGTGTTGCTGATCCCAGCTAGGTTCTTATTTTTATCACCCTCTGCCCAATGCATCATACATCCTGCGACGAAAAGAGGATCATCTTCCAAGCTAATGGCCATTTCTCTCCCAGCCTGCTGGTATTCTCTCCTGATAGCTCTGGCGTTGTCGGCACGAGTTTTGCCCCCTCTGGTAGCACCGACTAACTGTTTCTGTTGCAGTATCTCTTCCGAAAGTGGCAAGTCTCGCACCCAAAGACTAACCGTGCTCTTGGCAACGTCGAGTCGAGCGGCTATCGCCTTGATAGAAAGCTGCTCCTCGATTCTTATCCGTCTAGCTTCTAATTTTTCTTTCGTTTTCATTCGAACCTCCTTCGTGTCTATTATACACCATCTGGGTTCGATTTTGGAGAAAAAAATGAATATTCACCCCACGACGCAGTAGCCCACCGCTGCGGTAAAGGGTGTGTAAACAAAGGGTGGGCTTCCAACTTCTTTTGTTAGGAGATTCACTGTGCTGACAATTGAACAGAAGGTCCAGGTCGCTAAAGATAGAGCGGCGGATGAACTTCAGTGTATCGTCGGCGACGGCTACTGGAATCGTACCGAAGAAGAGAAACAGCAGATCAGAGAGATAGGCAAATTGCTGTCTCTGCCGGACAATTCAGTGGAAACCCTCGACGCACTGTCGTCATATATCAACGGAGAAGAAGAGTTGTTCTTCTCACCGCACGGGTAAGTAAGGCGCTCCATAGGGGACTAACTATGCACGCATTCGAGAGGGCTCGGTATCTGGCGCATCAGCGGCTCCGCAAGATGATGTCTAGCGACAGCACCGAACACACACCGGAAAGAACAGTCGTAATCGTAGACATGCAGGATTACTTCATCGGCAAAGATTCTTGCCGAGGGTATGATGGTTCATTCCAGGAACTCATCATCGGAACCTGCGACTTGGTGCGTCTGGCTAAAACCAACCAGTGGGGAATCGTTCTGGTTGAGTTTGGTGGTTTGGGTCGCACGACGCAACAGATCGTGGATGAGATTGGCGACTACCCACACGTCGATACGGTCATTAAGAACTGTGAGGACGGCGGCGAGGAAGTCGTCGATTGTCTGAGGGGGCATCCGAAGTGGTCCAACCATCTTCTCGTCTGCGGCGTCTACGGTGACGCTTGTGTCCCGGCTACGGTGAAGGGGTTGTTCGAGCACAGCGACCTCGTTGAAGTGGATGTGGTTACCGACCTAGTGACGCCGGAATACGAGTCGGATTATTGTCAGGACTATGGTCCTCCAGAGCCACCGGAGAGGGAAGTCAGCATTGAGTCTCTGCTGGTCATGGGGCTGCAAAAAAGTCTCGTGATCTGAACCAGTTTGGCCCGTGTGTGTTTTAGGGGAAACGAACATGATGAGCACTGGACAAAAAATCATCCACAAACAAGTCCTGTCCATCACCGAAGCGGATCAGGTCTGTCGTGATCTGCAAAAGTTGGAACGGACTGGGGTTTGGGATTTGCCAGTCTGGTCAACCGAAGTGGCGCAGCACTACGAAGTTGGTGAAGCACACCAAGTGGTTCAGATGGCTGGCTGGAAAGCGGTCGCCCTGGCCTTCCGTGAAGGTTGGTTCAACATGTCATACAAAGAATACGGAGAGTAACCATGTCAACACATCCTGCTGACTACGTGTTCGAAATCGAATACAGATGTGACGAGTGTCAGGAAACCACCACGTTCGAGGGGACAATCAACGACATTCTGTGTGAGATGTCTACCGCCGGATTCCACATCTGTCCCGAATGTGGTGACGACATGGACTTCTACGTCATGAATTGATAGCGTTCCGACTGGGCAAGGGTGGGGACGCTCTGGAACCGGTAAGGGCGCAGCCCTATGGGATTCCTGGCCATTCGGCGGGGTTTGGCCTACATGATTGGAGGTATGGTATGTCGGTAGCAGTCGAGTTCAAGCCAGTCAGTATGTTGGATCGGATCAAGCAAGCCAAGAGTTGCGATGAACTGCTGGCACTGGCGGTAGAGGCGACGACGTATGAGTATGCCAGCGATAAGACTCGTCGCAAGTGGGACCGGGCTACTCAGGCGCGGAAGGTCGAAATCCTGAAGACCGAACAGGAACCGGAGAAGCCGAAGCCACGGGCAAAAACCGACAGGAAGGGGCGTAGGCGTGGCAAGTCCAAGGACAAAAGCTGAACTTCGCGCTTATCTGAGCCTGCTTTACATGTTCCTTGAGCGGGAGCAGACGGGCGAACCGGCAACGGTCGCAGGATTGCAGCAGGAAATCAAGGCACTCAAAGAACGTTGTGGTCAATGTGGGTGGGTGTTCCACCCTTCAAACCAGAGATAGTCGGATGGTTTGGCGACGTGTAGTCGCTATGGCAAAGGGGTAAACATAGCCCCGTCTTTTTGGGAGATCGATGATGATCGAGGTAACGCTGGTAACGAATGATGGAGCGGGCCTGCCCGTGCGTGTTCCTGTGGTCGAGGGTACGACTCTTGAGAAGTTCCTGGAGGTTTCCTTCGATGGCGACCCGGATGAGTTCACGATTCGGGTTCGTGCGAACGGCACGACCGTCGAGGCGCACCGGGACTACGTGCTCCAGGACGGCGATCGGGTTTCTCTCGCTCCGACGAAGGTCGAGGGTGAGTAGAATGACGCCGTAGGGCGTCTGGTGGAGGCGGGGGCCGGGGGGAACGCACCCCCCGCCCCTCTTTCTTCGGAGTCAATAATGACCCAGCAACGCGGTCCAGTACCCCGAATGACTGAGGAAGAGTTTACACGAAGGCAAACCAAGCTTCTGGCGCGAGTCCCCAAGAAATTCCGTGGGTGGCTGTCCCACATGGCATGGGAAGATGGTCATGCGTTCGGATACAGCGAAGTCCTTCTACACTTGGAAGATTATGTAGATGGGCTCGCGGAGTGCTTGGCTAGGCCAGACGAACCAGAATAGGTCAGGCGAATCAGCCTGTTTTCGGCAAAGTTAGGCTCATCAGCCTGTATAAAGGGGATTCACCATGAACGAAAAGCTGATACGGCGTGCGGCCATAAAATACAGGGATTGGTTGCTGTCTCAGGCCCGGTCTCCTGTGGATTCTGGGAAAACGTCTATCCTCGACTGTCTCCGTAGGGTGAACGACAAAGCGTCACAGATGGAGATGTGGGCTGGAAGGTTCTTCACTGGCTCAACGCAGAGAATCCAGCAAAACGAGTGGGACACAGAACCACACATGGGTATTGTCTGTGCATCGGCGTATGAGAGAATCGCCACCGCTCTGATCCCAGACCTTGGGTATGATGTCATACACGGCACACAGAGTGCCACAGCAATGCTCAAGTCATTGGTAACCAAACAGATCGTCACCGTGCTGTCGCCCAAAGAAGCAATCGACGAAATTCGGATAATAAACAGCGCGTGGCCAGAAGTCAAGTTCAGGTGCAATGTCCTGTCCGTGTTGGTCAAGGATGTTACCCTGAGCGATGAGCACGAGGAAGTGTTCCTGGGGGATTTCTGGATACACGTCAACCTCTCACATCCCCTGGACAGTCTTCGTATCGAATCGATCAACGAAATTGAATCTCCAGGCGGATACTCTCATCCACATGTGTCCGGCGGTAAGCTCTGTATCGGCGCTGGTGGCCTTCCTTCTCAGGATGCTCTGTGTCAAGGACGGCTAGAGGACTACTTCAGGGTCATCGAAGCAGTTCTGCGAACGTATAACGAGGCTTCGCCATACGAACGATTGAGTGAATGGTACGATCCAGATCATGAGGGTCAGTTTTACTGTGAGGGATGCGAAGAGTGGCGTAGCTACGAAAGCGGTTGCTGGTGCGAAGGATGTCAGAACAACTACTGCGAGTATTGCGATGTCGGTGGTGGATGCTGCACGGAATGCGGCGAGTGGCGTTGCGGTGAATGTAGCACAACGTGTTATGGTTGTCAAGAGACACTCTGTCATGGATGTGGAAGCACATGTCATGATTGCGATAACCAAATGTGTTCGTCGTGTGTGAGCGGATGCGCTATCTGCGTCGGGGCATATTGTGACGAGTGCAAGTCGGCATGTGCGTACTGCGGAGATTCCGTGTGTCAGGACTGCACAATCACATGCGGGTGTTGTGGAGACGAGTGTTGCTCGGCCTGTGTCGATGAAAGATGCGAGGAATGTAGCCAGGACATCTGCAAGGGGTGTCAGGAGACGTGTTCTGAATGCGACAAGACCGTCTGTAATAGGTGTAACGATAACTCATGTGAGCACTGTGGGACTCCAATGTGCGGTTCCTGCGAGCGTGAACACAACTGTCTACTAGAGGGAGTGACCAATGAGTCATCGTAACCGATGACGGTAGATGATGGCAACAAGTCCCAGGAACTCATCGTTGGTGAGTTGGTTCTTCATTGAATTGACATCACGCAACACCCACTGGACGTTCTCTGGGTCAGTCGCCAAGTCAGGAAATCTTGACCTTGGGAGAATGTGGTCAATCGAGTCGTTGTGCCCGAGAACCAATATCTCGTCGGTATAGGGACACATCCACTGCTGGGCCTCTAACTTGGCCAGCAGTAATGGCGCAAAATCTTCAGAACCCAGATTGTTCTTGGCAGTGCGCTTTAGGTAGCACTCCTGACATTCTCTATACCGAGAAGTCCTGTCGGTCATGGACTGAAGAAACGGATGTTGGCCACAACGAGTACAAAGACCGTCGTTCACCAGTCGGGATTCTCGTGCTTTCACGTTCCTGCGACCGGCTTCACCACAGACGACACATTTCTTCCGACCTGGGGCACATTCTCGTTTTCCACATTGAGGACACAACCCCTTCGCCAGACGGTCAAGTCGTCGCTGCTTATCTCGACCACACGTCCTTGTGGAGCAAGAAGCACAAAACTTTTTTTCAGTGGCGGGCGTTCCGCCGCATCTGGGGCACAGACCTTGAGCTAGTCGTTCTTGGTACTGCTGTCTTTGTCGAGCCTTTTCTTTTTCTTTGCTTGCTTTGGTTCTCACAATCAACCTCCCTGGCAGTAAATCCGCCTGCTGTATTATACACCAGGGACAACCACAATGGAGACAAAAATGTCTGAGTTCATGACCCCGAAAATGACGTTCGGAGAACAGCTACGGTTCACGCCATACGCCTGGGCGAAACTCTTGTGGATGAGGGACCGTGGGGATACAGAAGTCGCCGGATACGGTGTCACAGCCACGGAAGACCCACTACTAGTGACCGATTTCGTCCTGATCAAACAGGAATGCACAGGTGCTAGTTTCGACCTCGACCCAGAAGATGGCGCTGATTATATGGACAGGATGCTCGATACTGGGCTCCCACCGTGGGCCTATTCCAACATCCTCATCCACACACATCCGGGGAACAGTCCCACCCCGTCAGGTACAGACGAGAAGAATTTCGTAGCAGCGTTTTCTCACCCGAACTGGGCGATCATGTTCATCATCGCCGAGGGTGGCGCGGCGTACTGTCGTCTGAAAGTCAACGTCGGGCCTGGAGTGATCAAAGAAATCAAAGTCGCCGTCGATTGGACAGTCCCGTTCGGTGGCACCGACACGCAGGCATGGGAAACGGAGTACAAGGCCAAGGTCGTGGAACAGAAGTTCCGCATGACAGGAAAGGAAGGTGCGGCGTCTAGTGGCGCTGGTTCCTTTCCAGCCAACGGCTACGAAGACCCCCTCTGGTGGTGTGAAGAACACGACAGGTGGACAACCCAACAGGAAGAACTTGATCGACAGATTGCAGCAGCAGGCGATGGGAGTTCTACCGTAGACGACATCGATTGTCATTGGGACTCCAACGGCGACGTTGCATACTGGGATGACGAAGATGGTGTGTGGTTTTTCTATGACCCCATCAGGGAACAGTGGTACGTCGAAGACCTGGAGGGTGATGACGAGTTCATCGAAACAACCCCTCCGAACGAACACTGGGTAACGCAAGTCGTGTTGTGGGCCAACAGGTACGCAGACGAACGCGAACTGGCAATGGAGGAAGCGGTATGAGTACAGTAATCGAAAATAGAGACATCCGTCAGAGAGAACTGATTCCGCCAGAGAAGCTGCAAACCACGAGGGTAACGGTGGTCGGCGTCGGTGCTGGCGGTCGTCAGGTAGCACTTCAGTTGGCAGCCATCGGGGTACCAAGGATTACTCTCATCGATCCTGATACGGTACGCCCAGAGAATCTTGCGGCGCAGGGATACCACGAGGCTGATCTTGGCAGGCCGAAGGTCGAAGCCACGAGAGACCTGTGTGTCTCTATCAACTCGGCAATCCAGATCGAAGTCATCAACCGAAAGTTCAGATCGATCGACTTTACTGGTGGCGTCATGTTCTGCTGTGTTGACAAGATCGACACCAGGAAAGCCATCTTCGAGGCAGTCAGGAATCGGGCAGACCTTTTCATCGACGGTCGAATGAGCGCAGAGTATGTGCGAATCTTCACCGTTCATGACGAGGCTTCCCGTGAGCACTATGCGACCACACTGTTCCCAGCAGCGGAGGCGTACCAGGGAGCGTGTACTGCGAAGACAACCATCTACTGTGCTAACGTCTCGGCAGGATTGAGGGTCGCACAGTTCGCCAAGTGGTTGCGTGGGTGTGATGTCGATAAGGAAATCGATGTCAACCTGCTGACGAATGAGATGGGAGCAATGTAGATGATCGGGTACAAGCTTCTCCGTAAGCGCAAGGATGGTACGTATGGACCCCTGTTCATCAACTGTCGTCAGAAGTTGGTGCCGGGGGTCGTATACCAAGCCGAAAGTCATCGTCGCAAAGGGTATGCGTTCCGTCTTGGGTGGCACATCTGCCGCAGGCCACACGCTCCGCATCTGTCTGAAAAGGGGCGGGTCTGGTGTAAGGTCCGCTTTACCCATAGAGAAACGCTCCACCGGCCAGAATCTCAGGGCGGGGTGTGGTTTCTTGGGTCAACGCTGGAGATTGTGGAGGAAATGGGCTGCGGGAAAGTCGTGTAACTCGAACCAGTTTGGCCTGTGTGTGATTTGGTGAAGAGGGGGCAACCGAGATGACCAGTCACGACGAGTGGTTTCAGAGATGGAACGGCGATACCGCGTCGAACGCCTGTATACTGCGAGTAACCAATCAGTGTAGCCAAAGATGTCGGCATTGCTGTTTTCGGTCTGGCCCTGAGTGTGTGGGTCAAATGTCTCTCGAAACCTGTGCAGCAATCAATCGGTAGGTGCCCAAGACCATCGTACTAAATATCATGGGCGGCGAAGTAACCGTTTTGGACAACTACCCGGAAATGCTGGTAGCATTATCCAGCGGTCGAGACCGGATTAGGTTGGTCACCAACGGATTCTTCGCAAACACAGTCGCCGACATAGGCAGATTCGTTGGCGCAATGGAGGAACTGGTCGCTGTGTGCGAACACATTGAGGTTGCTGTGTCCGAAGATCAGTGGCATAGCTCTCCAGGTGATCGTGCTGTCAAGTTACTAGACGAAAATGATCTTGGTGTCGAACTTGTCCAGACTGGAGACTTGGGCATAGACGACATCATACCAATCGGCAGGGCGTGGGATAACGGTCTTGCGCCTCGTGGAACCGTCCAGTGTTCCTGTGAACGAATGTGCAACATGATCATCACGGAGGATGGGATGATAGGGAGATGCCCGTTCGGGTACTTCCCGTGGAAACACTTCAGCGAAACCATTTGGGGTGACGCTCAGGAGTATGTGTGGGGGTGGCGGTCGGAAAAACTTGCGGAGGGAATGAACTGCCACCTGTGTATGGAAACAGTCGAAGCCGCCCGATGTAGGGAGGCTTAGTCCTTAACAGCCCCTAACAAGAAAGGTGATGACATGCTAGGTATGGGAAAGAAGAAGGCTCGTGGTATTGAACTGATCGACGAAGTGGCCGGTCGCTTCACCACCATGATCGAAGAATTGGATGAAGGTGTTGCCGACTGCAAGGCTGAACGTGAGGGCATCAGGGCTCAGATCGAATCGCTAAACCAGCGGGATGGCGTCCTCGACACGTCGGTCAAGCGTGCAGCGGCGATTGCAACCAACCTGCGCACTCTGCTCGGTGGGTGATGGAGCAAATAGCCGATTTTATCGGCAGGGAAAACCTGGGTGACGCTATGGTCATCATGTGCTTGGTGGCTATGGCATTCGTGTACACTTTTGGATGCGAAAGCTACTTTCGGGAGAGAAAACCAATGTCGGATAATATCCAGAAAGTCGTAGTCACGAAGCAGGGAATCGGATTCTGCGGACTCCTGTTCATCATCCTGCTTCTTTTGAAGGTCGGCGTCGTTGAGACGGCGGTCATGGGTTGGTCGTGGTGGTGGATTACAGCGCCGTTGTGGGGTCCAGCCGCACTGGTCCTTGTCGTCCTCACAATCTTCGGCGTAGTTGCGCTGGCCATCTTCCTCGTCGGGCTGTTGATAGCAGCCATTGTCACCGCTGTTAATAACCGCAAGAAAGCCAAGCTGGCAGCGGAACAACAGACGGCAAGGGAGGCAAGACAGAACAAGGGGGCGTAGTATGTACCGCAAATGGGTCGCCAACGCAGATAGAGCACAGGCCCGTGAATTCCGGGAAGAAATGGAGTCGAACTCCGGGAACGTGTGTTTAATTGGTCGGCCTTCAGCGGATGGCCCGTGGTCTGTCGCGGAACTGGAAGTCATGAACCTCGTCGGCATCTACATGGAGGTGCCAGATAGTGAAGTCAAGCCTGATCCAGACTGTCCTGATTGCAAGGGGACGGGGGTGATCACGCTGTTCACGTCTAGCTCTCCGTGTAAGTGTCTGTCGAGATTCGAAAAGGATAATGACGAAGGATACAACGCCGTAGAGTATGACGGCTACTGGGATTAACGTAATGCCGAACGGGAAACCTGATCCTGGCTGTCAGGAGTGCAAGGGCGCTGGACAGATAGTCCTGTTTACATCTGCTCGGGAGTGTGAGTGTGTCAATCGGGAAGAGACGGCGTTCAAAAATCCATACGGGTATTTCCAAAAGGAATTCGAGTGTGAGTTCTTCCCGTCTAAGAGGCAGCCCGTGCTTAGTATTGACCCAGACAAACTCAATGAATGTATTAAAAAGCTGCACCTGTCGGCTGACTACTAGGAGAAAAGAACGTGACCGAAGAACAGTTCGAGACGATGATGTCGCAGGTGATGGCGAAACTGGAGGAAGGTCCAGGTAGTCATCTCGATGTCCTAACGGCTATGGCTCAAAGACACGCAGCCGTGAAGGAACTAGGGAAGATCGTCGGCGACATCTCAGAATCGTTACAATTCGTGCGCCTTGTGATGAAGTACATGGCGTTTGACCTAGAAGCCACCCGTCGTGAACGGGATCAGCTTCGCATGATGTTGGAGGATCAGGACTAATGGCTATCGGTAAGGGCAGCACAGTCGTTCTACGAACGAAGGACGCGATCTATTCGACGTGCAAGATCGTTGCTATGAGCAAAGAGAACGTTACGGTCACGTACTTCGCAGGAATGAAAAAGGATAGGGAGACCGGAGAATACTACGAGGACCGTCCGGTCGAGACCATCCCCAGGAAGAAGATTGTCTCTATGTCAGAGAGGTTGTAATGGGAAGAATCCCCGAAAACGAATACATCGAGGCTCATGGGTGTCGAGTCGTCACGATGCAGATGATCGAAATGCACCACACCCCAGCCGAAGTTGAGACGTTTGGTGCGTGGTTCACTGGTCAGACTGGTATGATCCTGGACGACGGAACCTTGGCAATCTACTCCTGGGATTACGAGCGATGGCTGGAGCAGGGCAGGCAAGATTGTCAGTCCCCGTTGGATTGGGACTAGGAGTAGTCCTATGCTGCGTTGGTTATTCAGTACATGCAGACGCAGAAGAGTCATTGTCGTAGCCCCGATGTGGGATGATATCTGGGCTGGGTCAGAAGGCAACAAGGACATGTGGTGTACAGGCAAGTCTCCCGCCGAAGCGCTGGGAAACCTCGTGCTGAACCATCAGCAAGCCTTTGGGGTCGATGTCAGGATGATATTCGGTGGTCAACCGAAGCGGCCTTTGGGGGGTATGTATATTCATGTCCACGAAAACCAGTACGACGCGATGGTGCGGGCGGCTGGATGGAGTGCGCAGTGAAAACAATCGTCGTCAAAGTCAGTGACAGGGTTTTGGCCGAGCTACGCACCCACATGAGCCTCAAGTGTATGACCGGTGAGGCGTGTGGTGGGCCAGATGCGTTCGTGGTCAAATTCGTCAAAGCCGTCGATGACGGTGAAGCCGAGCTTACTCTGCAACTGAAGTCGGAGAGGGAGTGTGACAATGACAGCGTACCGGATAACGTATCAGACCCTCCGTAAGGCTGGGCCATCGACTCATCAGGGGGATTGGCAAGACAAGGAAGATGTGGTCGTCGCTAGAGATGACGCTAGGGAGGCCGTTGATGAGATTGTGGGCAGCTTGAGTGGTCACGACTTTCGACTGAAAAGTGTGGAAGTGACGGGACAGGTAACAGCTATAGCGCGCAGTTTAACCGCACAAACTAGAACAAGTCCCACAGACCAGGAATCTCAAAGTACCACTGGGCAGCCCACCACAGTACCTTGAGAAGTGCCCTTCACTCAGCTTCGGAGACTTCACCGTCAGTCAGCGAATCGACGATCTTGTCAACGACGCTTGACTCTACGGTGATCTTGGCAGGTTCTTCGCTGTGTTGTCGGGTCCGAAACCCAGCATACAGTTCCCAACTTGCCTCTCCCTGAGTGCCAATGGCGCAACCCGAAATCGGGATGACCAACAGGCAAACTGCCAACAGTAGTGTCGCAAAACTCTTGCGCATAACAACAACCTCCTACCCGGTTATACACCACGGAGTTGGGATCATGGTTTCGAGAAAAAGGCATCTGGCGAAAGCCGTCAGCTACCGTCTGTTGGGAAGCACAGCCAACGCTTTGATGGTATGGGCAATCAGTGGCGATTTGAGGGTCGGCCTCATTTTCGGGCCAGCAGACTTTGTTATTAAGGTGCTGCTTTATTATTGCCACGAGCGGCTCTGGGTCAAATCGAGATTCGGTATCAGGAGCACACACGATGGAGACTGATGTCATAGTCGAACATCCTAAGTTCGGCACAGGAGAAATAACGGAAGTCAGCTACGATACGGGAGACCCGCTCGTCTCTGTCCAGTGGGGCGACGGTCGGCGTGGCTGCTATTGGGTCGAAGAACTAGAATTCTTGGCAGTTCAGCGGTAGAAAGCGCTGACACGAAAACAGAGAATCTTTGATGATGCATCGAACAAACTGGATAGTTCGGCGTATAATGAGGTATAGGGGACCGGTTATGTATGGCCGGTTGCAGAGTTCTGTCAAAGAACAGGAGCGATAAAGATGTCACAGACACAGCAGGTCGAACAGGGAAAGGAAGTTCGGAACGATCCGGCGTTTGAGGTGATCGAAGTCAACACCGCGACTGGTGAGACGATTCTCGTGATCCAGAAGGGTATCATTGGCGCGATGGCCAACCAGTTGAAGAACACCAGCAACCAGAGGAAGGGTGCGAGCATCCTTCGCAAGATGGGCTACGTCCTGTCTGATTGCGGCGATGTCCAGTATGGCGGCGATGTCAGTAAGACCGACCTGGACCCCAATCTCGTGACGGACCAGATCGACGAGTAGGAACAGCCGAATTGTGGTTGTGAGTGTGGGGTCGGGTGTAAAGCCCGACCCCGTTTTTTCTACGTAGGGGACAATGATGACCCACAACGAAGCGGCGCAAAAATTCAAAAGGTGCAGAGACAAGGCAAAGGGATATCGTCTTGGTAATAACACCAGACTCCAGCAGCGCGGACGGGCTTTTGCTGTTAGGTATCACGACACCGATGTAGTCATGATCCGCCCCGACGGCACGTATCGTCTCTACAGCGGAGGGTGGTATACCCTGACTACCAAAGACCGAATCCGCAGGTTCTCCCCCTGCTTCCTCAGTCAAACCAACGACATGTGGCATGTCGGGGACACTCCGTTCTACGAAGGTATGCTGATCGATGCCGAAGGAAATCCAATCGACGACCAACCAAAACACACGATGGACGAAATATGGAAGCTGAAGCGACACGTCGATCGGCGGTTCAATCAGTTTTTCAAGCTCATCGTCGAAACAATGCGTGGTCATGATGTCGGAACTTGGGAGTCATTTCGCAACCATACCGTGCCACGAGATACCAGCCGACAACACCTGAAAAAACTGTGGGATGCTGTACTCACCGAGACATCCGGGCGCGGCGGGAGTCCTGGGTTCATCTGGGTCTACTTCGCCATACGAAATCTCAACTTCCGAGACCCATCGTTGGTCTTTCAGATGATCCGCCAAGATGCGATGAACGGCAGAGTCAGCGAGATGACACAATCGCATATTAGGTCGTTCTTGCGGCGGCGAAAGCAGCCGATTATCAACCTGATCCTTGCTGGGGAACTGAACGATGGACGTGTGCGAGTTTCCTCGGTGTAGACAGTACGCCGAATTCGGGTATATCGGCCACGACGTTTGTGCCGATCATTGGCAACAGCTTTGTGAGGCAGACTGCAAGACGGAAAAGAGGCTGCTGAAGAAGATCGGCCTAGTCAGGAACGAGAGTGGCGCTGTAGTTCCGATAACCACCACTGAAAAAGATTAGGCTTTTTGTGGAACAAACAGCTTGGTTGAACGTATAATAGGGTATGAACAGGAAGCAAATCCTAGCCAAGCTGAGAGCTATCCTGGATCGGGCCGATGTCGATTCTGACGGCATGATCAACAGGAAAAAGTCGTCACGGCATGAGGACGAGATGGAAGTTCTGTTGGAGCACGTTTCGCTCCTGGTCACCGATCTGCGATTCGATGTCGCAGCAACTCGGAACGAACTGTTTGAGGTACGCTGCCTACTCGAAGAGTAGGAATGACAGCCGCCTCTTTTTTTTATAAGTCGCTTGGTTTAAGGGGACAAGAATATGAATGAAACCTGGAAAGATATACCACAATATGAAGGTGTTTACCAGGTTTCTGATTTCGGACGAGTTAAAAGAATTGTCGGTGGTAGCAGTCGGGTAGAAACGCGAGGTTCTAGTCATGGACAGTCTAAACTTTCGGAAAAGATGATCCCACAAATACGGGAGATGTTAGACGATGGGCACACACAGAAAGAAATAGGGAAACTGTTCGGTGTTGGCCGCACAACCATCCAAAAAATTAAAAACGGCCAAAGCTGGAAACACGTTAAATAGGAGAATGTCAATGTCTGATTTCAAAACAGATATCTGCGATTATGTTTGTTCAGGTCACGCTCTGCTGCACGTAGACACCTTTGAGAAAGATCGTGCTATCAGCGAGATCGCAGACGTTGCTGAGGCTACCGACCGGAAAGTCTACATCTGGTCTATCGCTCAGGGGTGGACGGATGTGAAGGGCACGTCAGTTTGTGATGTCAAGGAAACGGCCCCAGTCGAAGACCAACTCCGGGCAATCCTCGACTTCCCGGAGGGCGTCATTTGTGTGTTGCGTGACTTCGGTGGGTATCTGAAACACGAAACCTACCCAGGTTACGATATCGTCATCGGATGGCTGGATGAGCTTCGTCGTATCGTGGCGTCTGTTCGTCAGACCATCGTTTTCGTCGGGCCAGACTTCGATGTCCCAAAGCCTCTGCTACATGACATCACTCAGATCGACTTCGCCTTGCCGGGAAACGATCAGATCAATGAGCGGATCGGCTTTGTGTGTAGCGACGTTACCAAGGCGGATGGAACCAAGTTCAAACCGAACAAGGATATGATACCACAAATCGTCGATGCGTGTCGCGGCATGACTTCCCAACAGACAGTAGATCGTGTCGCATTGGCACTGCGAAAGCACAAGGACTTGAATCCAGACGCCGTGCGAACCATCGTTAGGGAGAAGGCGGGTGTAATCAGGGCATCAGGTCTATTGACATATGTAGAACCGCCGAAGGGCGGATTGTCGATAGTCGGTGGTTACGACGCATTGAAACAGCATGTTCTGCTCGACCAGCCCTGCTTCACACACGAAGCACGGGAGTTCGGCATTGAGTTTCCACGGGGTCTTATGCTTGTTGGTATCCCAGGCTGTGGTAAGACACTGCTGTCTCTGGCGATAGCGTCGGAGCTTGGACTTCCTCTTATTGCAATGGATGTCGGCAATCTGATGGACAAGTTTGTTGGCGAGTCTGAGAAGAACATGAGGGAAGCAATCAAGATGCTGGAGAGCATAGCCCCATGTGTGTTGCAGCTTGACGAGATCGAGAAGGGCTTCGGCGGTGCGGGAGACATGGACGGCGGTGCGTCCCGTCGTGTCTTTGGCTCGTTCATCAAGTGGTTAAACGACAGAAGTTCCCCAGTCTATGCGATTGCCACTGCGAACCAAGTGCAATCGCTACCACCGGAGTTTTGTCGTAAGGGTCGTTTCGATGAAATCTATGGGCTCGACCTTCCTACCATCACCGAACGACAGGAAATCTTCTGTATCCACCTGTCTAAGAGAGGTAGGAAACCCAAGTCGTTCGACCTTGAGGCAATGGCAAAGGCGACAGATGGATACACCGGGGCTGATATTGAGCAAATCATCAAGCTCGGTCTCAAGATGGCATTCGCAGAAGGTGGACAACTCGAACAGAAACACCTGGATCGTGCTGTCCCAGAAATCATTCCGTTGTCAAAGACGGAAGCACAGCGTATTGCAGATACTAAGCAGTGGTGCGAGCGCCACGCTAAGCCTGCTAACCCACCGAAGAAGAGTCCGCCACCCAAGATCGGCGGAAGGAAAGTCTCACTAGGCTAAGGAGGTACCCATGAGTACGGCTACAGCACAGAAACCGAAGTCGGATCAGGATGCCATCAACCTGTTTGAAGTTGGTTGTTTGGTAAACCTGAAGATCAAGATGTGGTCGGGCCGCAAGATGTTAACCCGACACGATCTGGTCCGTGTGGGGTATGATCCTGATAGGCTCCCTGAAGAGATTGTCAATCTCGGCAGGAAGCTGATGGTTCCGAAGTCGGAACTCCAGGCCCTTACACAGATCGAGCAGCGTGCCCGTAAGGCGCTTGAACGGTGGTCGGTGCCGTTTGGTATTGCCAACGCCCACTTCGTTCCGGCAAAGATGCTGCCGACAGTCGAACAACAGATTGCTGGGCTCAAGGAAGAGTTTTTCCAGCGTGTCGATAGCTTCATCGTCAGGTTCGATGATCTTGTCAAGACGGTCAGGGAAGCACACCCAGAATTTTGGGACAAGTGTCTAAAGGGTCACTACCCGCCAAATCCGAAGGCCCTGCGGGAGAGGTTCCAGTTCGATTGGTTCACGTTCCGTATCGCTGGAATGGGGTCTATCGAGGCCACCAGCGCCGAGGAAGTGGTCGCCCGGCAGAAGGTGCAAGACGAGAAAGAGGCAGAACTTCGTCGGCAGATGCAGAACGAAGTTGGTGAGTTCGTCGGCGAGTATGTCACTGCTATGCGTGATGAAACTGTGCGATTCTGTGAGTTGATGACCGCCAGAATCAACGGGAAACCATTTGGCGACGAAACAGACAGTAAGCGGCTGACTCCGAAGTCAATCTCTTGTTTCCGAAACTACGTCGATCGCTTCCGGTCGATGAACATCTTTGGCGACGGAGAAATTGAGAATATGTTGACTGAATTCAGGGACACATTCCTGGATGCCGGTGTTGCGCCGCAGGATTTCGAATCTGCTACCGTCAAGAACAGCGTCACGAAGGCACTCGAAGCCATTAGGAATAAGGCTGCTGCCGAGGGTCAAAGTGGTAGTAAGTTCATTGGTGAATTGAAGAGGCGGGTCGTACTGTAAACTGGAGAAAGCGTAATGTGTGAACATGATATTCAGATGGGTGGTTGTTACCACTCTGGAGTTGCGTGGGGAATCGGATACTACGCAGGCGGTCGGTGTATCGAATTACACGACAAGATTTTTACCACATTTGACTCTGGCATTAACGGCGGTGTTGCAGCAGAGCTAAGGAAGATGCGTGAGAACCACGATCCATCTCGTGATGTTCCCAAATTCGCTATAGCGCTTAAGCCGGTTCGTATCGTCGAACTAGATGGCGACGGAGAAGATACCGGCAACGCAGGGTGTGATCAGTGTGGATGCTGCGATCGTGTAGATGGCAAACTCTTGTGTGAAGATTGTCTGGACACTTATTGTCCAGAGTGTGAACAGCCATGGGAAGATTGTCTTTGTAACAACGACGAATGTATTCACTGCGGTCTCGATCCAGATACGTGTGGATGTTGGGATGAGTCGGACGACGAAGACGATGACGACGACGACGACTGTCCTGGCTGTGGTTGCGATAAGTTCGATGATGAATTTATCGCAGACACATTTCGTTCGATGAATGCGTTCGCAAGGGCGAGGTGGTTGAAAGCTCGTGGAGAACTCTAATGTCTAGATACTGCACCGTCAAAACCCAATTCAAAGATGAGGCCGCTCTCGTAGATGCTCTAATGGAAACTGGTGAGTGGACTCGTCAGCAAATTGAAGTCCACCAGGTTCCTCAGCATCTATTTGGATATCGTGGAGATCAGCGCCCTGAGACTGCACACGTAATTATCAGAAAGAAGCATGTCGGCAGTGCTTCTAACGACATTGGGTTCGTCAAGGATGACGAAGGAAGCTACGCAGCAATCATATCTGCGTATGATCGAGGTCGATATGGTGAGCAGTGGGTCGGACAACTCAAAGGCAATTATGCGTTCCATAAAGTACGACGCGAGCAGGAATCGCGTGGTCGTACAGTCACCAGAGAAAGATGTCCCGGTGGTCGTCAGAGAGTCGTTGTCACTGGTTATAGGTAGAGATCATGGCCTTGAAATTCATCAACGAAGACACCGGCAAGCTGAAAGAAGCTGTCTTTTGTTTCACCGGTAAGTCCCCGAGACCACGGTCGGAAATGCAGGCTATCGCACTCGGCGCTGGCGCAGATGTAACCAACTCTGTCACCAACAGGACCACCATCCTGGTTATCGCTGATGCGAATAGTAAGTCTATCAAAGCTGAGAAGGCCAGGTCTATGGGTATTGACCTTATCAGCCCATCTCAGTTTTTTATGATGTGCGGTGCTGTGACTGTATCTAATGGTGACGGGCAAATCAGTCAGGTCAGGATCAAGAAGCCAAAGCCGATCACCAAACCAACTGAGAAGAGGAAGCATTCGTCTGTGCGGCGAATCGAACTATAGGAGTAACCCATGCAGGATCGAAAGCTGTGTTTCAACGACATCTTGCTCGTCCCGCAATACTCCAAACTGGACTCGCGGACAGTGCCGGATGTGTCAACGCATCTTGGCAAATTGGAGTTGAGGTCTCCACTTATCTCCGCCCCAATGGATTCGATTACCGGGAAGTATATGCTCGTAGTCATGGACAAGATCGGCGGTCTCGGTATCCTCAGCCGTCACATCAATCTTGACCCAGACGAAGAGATGGGTAGACAAATACGCGAAATCCATTGGGCTCGCAACCAAGGGGCAAACAACATTGGGTGTGCAATCGGCATCAAGGGGGACGTAGGCCAAAAGGCACAGCTACTACTCAACGCTGGATGCAACGTCATCTGTCTGGATGTGGCTCATGGCGATCACGAAAAGATGTATGAAGCCATCAAGATTTTGGTAGGACTGAAAGATCACCACCACTTCATCATTATGGCTGGCAACGTGTGTACCCCAGAGGCCACCCGCAAATTCGCAGATCATGGTGTGGATGCCATTAAGGTCGGCATCGGCCCTGGAGCAGCTTGTACTACCAGACTAGTCACTGGGTTTGGTTATCCACAGCTAGCAGCCATCCAAGAAGCATACCAGTCTCTAGAAGCTGGATATGGCGGCATTTCTATTATCGCTGATGGTGGACTTAGAACCAGCGGAGATATGGTCAAGGCTCTTTGGGCTGGCGCTGATGCGTGTATGATCGGGTACATGTTGGCTGGAACGAATGCGACCCCCCGTATTGACGGTCGTAAGATGTACCGTGGAATGAGCAGTCGTGCCGTTTCCGGTAGGCCAGACATTGCCCCAGAGGGTGTCGAGATCGAGATGGGGGACAGAGGCCAGACAGAAGAAGTCGTGGGCGAGTACATCAAGGGAATCAGGTCTGGTCTTGCGATGGGTGGCGCTGAGAATCTTGACCAACTACGGTCTGCTGTGAAGTACGTTGTGGTGAGCCCACTATCTCTCAGCGAAACAATGCCAAAGGATAGTTAGTTGATTGATCTGACTGGACAGAAATTCGGCAGGCTTGTGGTCATGAAACGGTGTGGTAGTAGCCACAGCAAAGAAGTAATGTGGTTATGTAGGTGTTGTTGTGGCAACACCCATCTTGTGTCTGGTTATAGCCTAAGAAGCGTGCACACAAAAAGCTGTGGTTGTCTTAAAAACGAAAAATCTGCAACCAGATTCACAAAACATGGCCACAGAAAAAACAATCAGAAAAGCAAGACGTACAGAACATGGGAAAACATTATCTCCCGATGTAAAAATCCAAATCATCAGTATTATTATCTGTACGGTGGGAGAGGGATTGGGGTGTGTCGAAGGTTGAAAAAATTCGAAAATTTTCTAGCAGACATGGGTGAGCCACCAACAGTTTCGTGTCAAATAGATAGAATAGATAATAATGATCACTATAAACCTGGAAATTGTCGCTGGGTAGAACCACAACAAAATGCCAGGAACAAACGGAACAATTGTATCTTAACATATGATGGCAAAACCAAAAGTCTGCCTGAGTGGTCAGAAGAGTTGGGCATAAATAGACACACTCTTTGGTGTCGTATTTTTAGATACAACTGGTCTGTTGCCAAAGCGCTAACAACAAAAGCGAATGGAGCAAAACCAAATGAACAAAACAACACTGGAGATTGACGAGGATGGGAATGTTAGGTGCCTATATACCGACATCATCGATTTATATTCCATCGGGGAAATTGTCAAAGTGCGCAAGGCGTCTAACGTTGAGTTCAACGAGGCAAAGCAAAGCTGGGAAGTATTATCTCTCAGCGGAGAAGTCTTGTACACTCATACGAACCGAGAAACAGCAATCGAGTGGGAAATAGAACATTTCTCACCTGGGGGAGACCGATACGATGGCGAGAGTGACAGTTGACGTAAACGACAAATCGATCAACAAGGCTGTCAGGGAAGAACTCAAGCGGCTACAGCGCAGAGTTAGCACCCTTGAGCTTTCGGTTGCCCGCTGGAAGGGGAAGGTCAAGGATCAACAGAAGCAGGTTGAGACCGCCAAGAGGATCGTTTCGTTGGCATCTCATATCGCCGATGAATTCGGCGGATCGGAGTGGGACGAATAATGGGCGACGACAGCAAAGACAGACTTGATGCGATATTCACATTGATCAAGGAAACGGCTACAAGAGAGTGCTGGCCTGACGATCCAGAATTCATGGTCTACGATTACTGTGGCGGCAATATAGACGATGCCTATGCAGGGGGTAGGGATGCCGGTGAGGTGATGTTCGCCAGACTCCTACAGAAACTCGTAGAAGGGGAGTAAGATGGAAGTGTTCAGAGGATGGTACCGGAAATCACTCAGTCGCAAAGGGGCTGTGTGGCACCGTGTTCGTCACGTCGATTCGATTCTTAATGATCGTCAGATGGCACACACTGTGTGTGGTAGACGCATCCCAACCACCCACTGTGACTTCAGTATGAAACCGGACAACGAGTGTATGCAGTGCTCAAAGTCCCCAGGAGTTATCCTGGAAACCGGACGTGGTTTCGTCCCTGTTGGCGCAAAGTCAACCTTCACCAAAGCTGCGGCGGTAGCCGAACTCAAACGTCTATTGAAACCACGAACTTACTATCTTAGAATCTGGGGTCACGAAGGCGTTTGTATCACGGCAAAATGGGAATCAGGTGTCAGTATATCCATATACACGGAAACAGAGATCATAACGCAACGTAGAAAAAAACGTGTCATGGGACTAGCACAAATCCAGGCAGACCTGGGTAGTTTCAAGTCGGCTATTGACTGCCTATGTGACGCATCCGATGTCTTGGCACTAGCAGCCAAGCGCAAAAAGAATCTCAAGGGTCGTCTGACCGAAGCAGAAAGTCAGGCATACTTCGAAGAACTCCTACACGAAGCGGAGAAGTAACTGTGTGGAAAGATGTGGTTGGATATGAAGGTATATACCAAGTATCCGATACCGGCAGTATTAAACGCATCAAAGGCGGTCAAGGAGCACAACCCAATACAATTTTGTCACAGATGCCAGACAATGGAAACTACTTGATGGTGTGTTTGTATCGAAATGGGAAAAGGACCAGAAAGAGGGTACACACCATCGTTGCCGAAACATTCGTTGGCCCACGCCCTTCTAATAAACACGAAGTACTGCATCTCGATGGGTGCAAAACGAACAATAATAGTCGCAACCTAGCCTGGGGAACAAGATCAGACAATATGCAAGATGCTATTCGCCATGGAACCGCTACTACGGGTAGCAAAAATGCACAGGCGAAGTTCTCGGTAGAGCAAGTAAAAAACATACTGCTTGCCATTGTCGATGGCGAGACTGTCACATCCATATCAAAAAGACTGGGCGTCAGCCACTCTATAATTAGTGAAATCAAAAGCGGAAAAACATACAAAGAAGTTGAAAGGCAATAGATATGAGACAACAAAAACAAATTGTTATTGAAATTGATCATGATGGCAACTGTTCTATAGACGGAGAAGGATTTATTGGCCCAGAATGCTCGTCTTTCATTGGCGAAATCGAAGAGGCTCTGGGAAAGCGAGTGTCGCAAAAAGACAAGCCTGAGTATCGCCAGCGGCGCACCACAAGTACCCGGAACCGTCAAGTGGGAGGTAGGTAATGTCGAGCATCCTTAATCAAGCTGCGACAAAGAAGTTCATCCTGGCGAAGTTCAAAAGTATGCGTCCCGGAATGCCAATTACCAGGGTGTCGAAAGATGCTCTTGAGAAGCTCGAAGCAAGACTACGAGCTTGGATCATCGAAGAGGTGCAGCGGTGCCCCTCTATCGGTAAGACTTTCAAGCTCTAAACGGCTGCCGATGCATGGTGCGATACGGGGATAGCCAAGGGACGTTAAGGACTGCCGGGCTGTGGTCTGCGGCGTCTCGCCCGTATTGGGGGTTCAAGTCCCCCAATCGGTGTTCGGCCTTTGCGCCATTCGATTTGTAGGCATCAGCCACAACCAGTTTACTGTGTATGTGTTTCGGAGGGAACAAAATGGCTTAGTTGACGCTTTACTACTCTGTGGACAACGGTGGGGACGGTTCTGCATACCCCAGGTTTTTCGACACAGAAGAACTCGCAGCGTGGCATCAAGACCATCTGTACGAAGGGTGGGGTGAGTCCTGCACTGGCGAGGTGGTCGTCGAAGGGGACAACCTGAGTTGTCCAGAACTCCAGACCAAAGAGGGTCACTACCTCGATATGCTGCTGGATGATGAAGATGAGGTGGATGAGTTCGTCGCCCAGTTTTTCCCAGACGGCCTGCCTGAATTCATGGTGGGGATAGTCGATGACCGCTACTACGGCGTTTTCTTCAACGGGAAACTCGTCCATAAGCACTTCGCATACCCAGAGAAACAGACGAACCAGGAAGGTGTCGCAAGGCTGACGGAGAAGATCAGTTGCTAGGATGGTGAGGCATGGGCAGAAAGGAAACAGAGAAACAACGGATTAACAGAATCGTAGTCGGTAGCCTGCGCGAAACAATACGCGCTCATGGTCCGATAACAAAACTTCTGATAGGCAGTGCCGCAAAAAGAATCACTGGCACGCTACTTGCAAGGAAGGAAAGCAATGGACGATCTGATCCCGACAGTCGTTAGATGTCGTCTCGGCGATACCACAGTCGAGGTTCGTCACTGCGAGATATCAGACGTATTCCGGCAACTGTGGTTTGGTCCGGTGTCTGAGCTTGAGTTGCCAGACGCAAAAGCAAGCGATGAGCAATTCCAGGACTGGCTTGATCTCTACCGCCATTCGTCCAAGTGGTTCGGAGTGCATCTGTTGGAGGAAGCGAAATGCGATTAGTCTACTACCCAGACCCGAGATTATTGGCCACCTGCGTCGAAGCACCAAAACAGTCGCAGGAAGATAGGGCTCGCCTCGCAGCCAAGATGTGGAAAATCATGCGTAAGAACCGTGGGGTCGGGCTAGCTGCTCCCCAAGTCGGTCTCAACATCCGCATGTTCGTCTGGAGCCACGACGGGCAGGATCAGGCAATCTGGAATCCCATGCTGAGTTGTGTCAGCGGTTGCATCGAATCAACAGAAGGATGTCTATCGTTGCCAAAGGTGAACGTAACGCTACAGAGGGCAACATCGTCAACCTTGGCTGGCGAGGGTCTCAATGGTAAGCCGCTGAGATTTATAGGAGATGGAAACACAACCAGGATTTGGCAACACGAAATTGACCATCTCGACGGAAAGTTGATCATCGACAACATGGGACGAGACGACACGCTCGCTAACCGTGATGCGCTGCGCACCCTGTTAGGAAACACTGTTTCTTAGCTGGAATACCTCATGTTGAATCTAAAAAATCTTAGATTTGGTAAACTGACAGTGATAAAAAGGGCTGGAACCGCCAGTAACCGTCACGTACTATGGTTATGTATATGTGATTGCGGTAACACAACAATTGTTCAGTCTAGCAAATTGAAGATGGGTTTATCAACAAGTTGTGGTTGTAATCGCGTGAAACACGGCCATTCAAAAAACAAACAATCATCAAAAATCTATAAAGCATGGTCATTAATGATTCAAAGATGCACTAATAAAAAGCATAGACATTATTCCAACTACGGTGGTCGTGGAATCGTAGTGTGTGATAGATGGAAAAAATTCGTCAACTTCTTGGCCGACATGGGTTTGCCACCAACATCTCGACACACAATAGATCGAATTGATAATAATGGACATTATTGCCCAGAAAATTGTAAGTGGTCAACTATGCTGGAGCAGAGTAGAAACAAAAGAAATAATCGCTGGATTACATTCAACAATAAAAAACAAACTGTTTCCGAGTGGTCGAGAGAAACAGGACTTTCAATACAAACTATCCTATATCGCCTAAAAGCAGGATGGTCCATCAAAAGGTCTTTGACACACAAAACTAAAGCTAAAATTGACAATCAATAATAATAGCTTAAATTATGTTAGATATCAGATAAAAAAAAGATTTTCACGATTTTTTTGGAGCGCTTTTGCGATTTTGGACTCTCTATACTTACAGAGTATCATAGTTTTCTTTCGTATCGGATCGCCAGCGCAACAGGTCATCGAATCGGAGCGATGGTCTTGACTAACCACCGTACAGATGTGCTTGACTATTCTAACAACCCATACATTTCCTCGTCTAGCGCTGATATTACCAATGATTTACTAACTGGTAGACAGGATGTGATTGGTTCTAGTCGAAGCAATTCGATACAGTGCTCCGAATCGAAGATTCCAGCAGATAGGAATTCAAGAACAGTATAGAAAAAAAACGGCGGTGCGCGCGGAGGGCTCAAAAATGGAATGTCTGGTCTGCCGTCAAAAAATAAAGCCTGGGGAACAAGTATTCTGGGGTAGCCAGATGGAGTGCGACGGTCACGGAGAAAGCGATTGTAGCTACTCAGGGGCGTCAGAGGGACTGGTGGGTGCCGTACACCTATCTTGTCTGGCAAATCCAGCAGAGGCCACGAGAACGCCAAATACGGCGGTTCCTGAGCCTGTTGAGGAAGAGTCGATGGTGCAGCGCTCGGATGCGCTAGCACTTTTGGGCCTGTAGGAGAAAACCAATGACCGGAATCGAGACAAAACACAAAGCCGCCGCTGTTTTCAGTGAGCGTGGAATTATTGTAAACAAAGGTCTCGCGTGTCTCAGCGAGCAATTCCGCAAGCTCCCGGCATTTGTGGTGGACTACCTGATTTCCGAGATGGTCACCCCGACAGACCCAACCCCCGGCCTGGAACGTATCAGCAAACTGCTTACCGATCACTTCATGGAATCGGACCAAAAGGAACTGGTCAAAAGTCGGATCAGGGAGCAAGGCGAATACACTCTGATTGGTCGTATCCGCTGTCGGTTCGACGAGGGCAAGGATGAATATTGGGTTGATGTCACGGCGCTGGGTAACCAGTATGTCAGGATCAATCCGCACCTCATAGCCGAGTACGGGGACACGTTGTTGACAACCGGGGCGTGGGGTGTCTTCAAAATCGTGTACGATGAATCCTACGTCATGCGGAAAAAGCTGTACCCATTCCTGGTCACCGAATTCCGACCTATGCAAATCACCGGGATCAACCTCGACACATGGATTCAGCGTCGTGAGCGATTCACAGACGATGAGTGGCTTGACCTGATGATCACCAGTGTCGGCTTTGACCCCGAAGCTCTGTCGCACCAAGAGAAACTGTTGTATATGGTGCGGCTGGTGCCCTTCATTGAAGCCAACGTAAATTTCTGTGAGCTAGGCCCACCGGAAACAGGCAAGACGTTCGCTTACCAGTCCCTTAGCTCTTATGGCTTCGTTGTCTCTGGTGGTCAAACCACTGTCGCTTCTCTGTTCTACGATAAGTTGCGGCGTCAACTGGGCTTGGTCGGATATCGAGATGTGGTGATGTTCGATGAGTTTGCTGGTGGTCACAACGGTAACAAGTGGTCTGGTCAGGGCGATCTCATCGATATGCTCAAAGACTTCATGAACAGTGGACGCTTCGGGCGTGGTACGGCAGAGTTTGCGTCTGGGTGTTCCATCATGTTCGCTGGCAACATTGACTGCGACAGGCAGAAAAAGGCGGTGGCCGCTCGGTATCGCAGCCTGTTTGCTCCGCTGCCACAAGCAGTCAGTCAAGACCGTGCTTTCCTTGACCGTATCCATGGATTCATTCCTGGATGGCAGATACCTCAGATAAGAGAGTCAAAGCTAGCCAAGGGTGCTGGATTCATGGCAGATTATGTCAGCGAAATCATGCACCGGATGAGAGACCGCAACTATGCGCCGGTGATCACAGAGAATGTGTGTTTCGGTGATATGTCTCAGCGTAACCAGCGATCGTTGGTTCGGATAGGGTCTGGTTTGTTGAAGCTGATGTTCCCGCACAGGACGGCCAAGACGGTCACCCCAGACGAATTGAAGGTGGTATTGGATGTGGCGGTGGATTTGAGGCAGAGGGTCGTTGACCAACTCGCCGTGATCCTGCCGAGTGAATTCAGCGGAGTTAAGCTGTCTTATGAGATCAAGGGAGAATAGAATGAGTTTTGTAACTGAGCCAGAAGTTGCATTGGTTGGAAAGCCAGTATTGGAAATCGATGGAATCATGAGATTCCTTGAGGAACACGGGTATGAATGGCCAGAGCTTACGGAGAAGCTCGAATCTATGATGAGTCTTGGAGACGACGACGGAGAGTGGCTCGTTGAATTTGCCGGGCGCATGTGCTACCAGTCGTGGCCCAAGCAGGGCGAGACCGCAAAGGGAAGGTCTCACGAAGACCACATCAAGCATCTGATCGAGGTTGGGCATGGGGCCTGCATCGAACATGCAACATTCAACTTTGCGATGTGGAACGTTTCTCGAAGTCTGACACATGAGTTGGTGCGACATCGGATTGCGTCGTACTCTCAGTTGAGTCAGCGGTATGTGGATTCGTCCAACGTCGCCTTCATCGTTCCGCCCGCAATCCAAGAGTTGGCCAGGACAGACCAGGATTCCTACCTGAAGTGGGTCGCGCACTGCGAGCGGTCTAGGGAGCTTTACGAAGAACTGACGGGTAAGCTGTCTGAGATGTACGGAGATATCGAAAGCAGGTTGGAACGACGCAAGAAGGCGCGTCAGGCGGCGCGGTCGGTCCTGCCAAACGCTACTGAGACGAAGATTGTCGTCAGTATGAACGCCAGGGCTGTCCGACACCTGATCGAGCTTCGAGCCAACCCGGCAGCGGATGTTGAAATTCGTGCTCTTGCTGTTAAGGTCTACCGCATCCTACAGGATAAAGCCCCGCTGTTTGCCCACGGTCTCGGAATTGTCAATCTTGAGGACGGAACGGAGGGTGTCGAATCCAAGCATCGTCGGGTGTAAGAAAAAAAATGGAATATGTGGAACAGATGTCGGAGTTGGGCGTATAATAAGACGAGAGGATTGCGATGTCTACAGCCATTATAGACGGCTTTGAAACATACATCCGCACTGAGCTTGGTTTGTCACAGGAGACGCTTTCAGCGTACACTAGAGATGCACAGGAATTCCTTGATTTTATCGGGACACAAGAATTGACTGCCCAATCAATTGAAACCTTCCTTAGCAATCTGCGACACCGTGGGCGGAAGCCGACTACGGTGCGTCGTAAGTGTATGTCTGTAAGATGCCTGTGTCATCATCTCATCAGTCTCGGTCTGCTCGACCCCAACACCCTGGATATGATTGATTCTGTACGTACCAGCAGGAGAACACCAGATGCCCTGGAACCTGAAGCTGTGGATGCTCTTGTGGCCACTGTGGAAAAGCGTGTACCCGTATGCAGAGCCACTAACGTTCGCCGCGATGTCGCTATTGTCTTGACTCTATACCACAGTGGTCTTCGGGTATCTGAATTGTGTGGACTCAACATCAACGATATCAACCTCTCCAGGCGAGAGATACGAGTCAAAGGCAAGGGGAGTCGTGAGAGAATAGTTCCGACTACCCCAAGGTGTGTTGAAGCAATACGGGCATATTTGGATTCAGAGCGCCGATCCAACACCAAAGCTGTGTTCGTAAAATCCAATGGGCAGCGGGTGACCCGCCGTGCCGTCAGCGATATGCTGATGTCCCTTTCGCGTCGGGCTGGTGTGGAACACACCACAGCCCACATGTTGCGTAGAAGTTGTGCCACATCACTTATGAATCGTGGTGTGGAACTCGAACTCGTGCAAGCTCTGCTGGGTCATCAACACCTATCGACAACGCAGACTTATCTGGCAATTAGTCATGATCGACTTGCGGAAGTTCATAGGCGTTGTCACCCCTTTGGAGAAAAACATGAGGTATAGTCGTTACACCGAGAAGCCCAAAAATGGCGGCGAGCCCGAAACCGAATGCCCTGTCGAGCCAGAACTAGCTATGCCGATCCAGTTGGATGAGATAGTCGAAGAGTTCATGGTCAGAACGCGGAGGCTGTTGGTCGTAGGTGAAATCAACGAAATAGCATCCACACACATCTGTAGCTACCTACAACTATTCTCTTTGCGCAAAGAGCCGGTGTATATGTACATTAACAGCCCAGGTGGATGTCTCGCCTCTGGGTATGCCATCATCGATCAAATGCTGGCATGTCGGTGTCCTATCCACACGATTGTTCGCGGCCAGAGTCATTCGATGGCCGCAATGATCGCTGCCTTCGGAGCAAAGGGGCATCGATACGCAACGCCCAACTCGTCTATGATGTTGCATTCAGTGATTATTCAGAGTTCCCCAGATTCGATAGAAAGACATGGCCAGATGACGGGGTATCTCGAAGAGGACTACAAGAGAAAGGTGGCTGCTCTTGCCAGGAGAATGAAGGTCACCACGAAGCAGTTGCTACAGCTAATGAGCGAAACCAAGTGGATGTCACCGCAGCAGGCTGTGAAGGTCGGCATGATCGATGGCATCTGGACACCACGCATGGAACAGGCGGTAAGCAAAGGATTTGGGAAATGATGAAACGGCAACGTCGCATCACTAAAGCATACTTTGATCTGGCCCGTCGTCAGTATGCTCCGCTGATTCACAAGCTAGCTTTCCAAATCGGGATAGACGACACACAAAATGAGGAATTGAAAGCCCAAGCCGAGGAAGAATTACTCAGGTGTATGATCTGCTACAGGCGCAGCGGGTCATTCATCACATTTTTCCATGGCCGTCTGAGCGGAATCTTCCGACACATGAGAAATGTGGAGAACAGAGCCAAGCGCATCCAGATTATGTCGCTGGATGCGATGTCGAGCATAGCTGGCCCGAACACCGATGTGGATACACGCATCATGGTAGAAGAACTGATGGCGTGCCTGACAGAAGAGGAACGTGCAGTCATAGCCGGGTTGTTCTTTGACGAAAAGACAATGAGAGAAGTATCCCAAGATCAGGGCGTTGTCCCTTCCACGATCTGCCGCATCAAGGGTAGGGCGATCGACAAGATGAGGCAGAAGTGCGAAACGGAGCAGGAGTAAGTCATGGCGAACGAGAGAGGTCGCAACAAAAAGAAGAGAGAACAGAAAAAGATTGAGCGACTGAAGAGGTTGCTTGGGATTGACTTGTGTGCCTGTGGCGGTGGGCACCAGTTGCGATGTCATGGGAAGTGTAGAGAAGTCCACACGAATCCAAAGATTGGAAGAGTCGAGTGTAGTGAATGCTATCAGGTCGATCGTTCGGCTGTGAAGCAGGGTGGCCCCCGGCGTCCAAAGCGCACATGGAAGTATGGTCGTCAAAAAGAGGGAAACGAAAACAAACAAGCCAAAGATCGGCGTCGTGAAAGATGGCAAAGAGATTGATCAGAGTGATCGGTCCACGGTGTATAAACCTTTAACGGGTCTGTTGGTCTCCTGATGAATAGGAAGGTGGAAAAATGAGCAAGTGGTGGATCGTTTCGGTATTGTTGGTGGCGATATCGCTACCTATGACGGGTTGTGCTACGTTCGGTGGCGGCGGCAGGTGGCAGGACAATGTTCCTCGACTAAAGGCCGACATCAATATGTTCTCCAAGCTGGCGACTCGAATCGCCTTGACCGAGGCGAAGATGCCAGCGGAGGATGTGGAGGTTGTCAAGGGGTACTTGGTGGCCCTGAGAGACCTTTTGGCGGTGCCCGGTCAGCCAGACTTTACTGGCGCGAGGAATCTGGTGAGTGTAAAGCTCCCACAGAAGTATCAAGTCTACGGTTTAACCATCATCGATGTGATTGAGCGATATCTCCGATCGGCGGAACTTAATATCACAGAGGACCAGGAATTGATCGCAGCCCTGATATCATCGGCTATCGAGGGCGCACTCGAAGCCGTGGAAGAATTCGCCGGATAATGCGACAAAACGTGTGGGGTGGCTCTCGGTCGGGGGTCACCCCGCTTTCTTTTCCCGAGGGGAGTTAGAGTTATGTGTAAATGGAACGCCTGCTTCGTCTCAATCGTGATGTTTTTTTTCTGTATCGGTATGGTAGCCATGACCCCGAACTGGAGTGGTGAAAATCATACACAAGAAACCACAGTAGTCGAGGCGGCAGAGGTAACAGTTGAAGAAACAACAGAGAAGAAGGTTCTACCACCAGTAGTCGATGAGATTGAACTGAAACAGAGGGAAATGCGAGACACCACGGTTTTCGTGCAGACTCGCCAAGGCAGTGGTTCGGGGACCATTATCGATCGCCTTGAAACGGATACAGATGGATTGTGTGAGTATCTGGTACTCACCAACGCCCATGTCACCTACAGTAGATTCATTACTATTTTGCGTGGGGTTGATTCAATTACCGGCAAGGTAAAGTCCGAAAGGATCGATACTGGTTGCGGCGTCATTGCCTTTAACCACACAGAACGAGATTGGTTCCCACACAATGCGACAGTGATCGCCGAAGACATGCGGTATGATTTGGCACTATTATCTTTTCGTTCGAAACACGAGTTCTCCGTTGCTAAAATCGCAGACGACGATATGCTCAGCCAGGTACGTGTCTTCGATGAAATCTTCGCAATTGGCTGCCAACTTGGTAATGCTCCATCACCAACTACCGGCATTATATCACAAATCATCACTGGCAACAATGGGGAAAAGGAATGGGTCATTTACGGCAACACGGCACAAATCACTCCAGGATCAAGTGGGGGTGGATTGTTTAAGAAATACGATGGCCACTATTATATGATAGGTATTCCGTTCCGTGTCGCTATAGCTTGTAATGGCCAGATTGTTCCGCACCTAGCACACGCAATTTCGGTCGGAGTCGCAAGGGATTTCATTGACCAAAATGCGGTAACCTGTCCATGAGCAAAGTAGATGAAGTCATCCGTGGGATGCAAGCTTCAGGCTTGCCGAGTGATTACTGGGCTACCCCGGATGGGGAGTTTCCAGAATTAGAGGCTAGCCGTCTGATTATGCAACGGAATGGCCAATCGGTTTGGGAACACACGATGTCTGTCATCGACTTGGTTACGCCCAAGAACCCCATCACTTTGTTGTCGGGCCTGTTCCATGACCTTGGCAAATGCTGCGTACAACCAATGGATGATCCTTCCCTGCCTCGCTTCCCAGGCCACGCCATAGAATCTGCAAACATCGCAGAAATCAAGCTGGCTGAGTGGCAAGCATCACCTGATTTAATAGACAAGGTGGTCCGTCTGGTTACAATGCATATGTATGATGTTAGTATCGCCGCCAAAGAAAAAACAATACGCAAATTCATAGCGGAGGTAGGCCCAACCAATATCGACAATTGGTTCGCTTTGCGAATCGCCGATTCTCGTTCATATGCTGCCCAACAACAATATCGTAGCCATTTCATAGAGCCGTTCAGGAAATTGGTCGCGTCATATCTTGCACAACAACCCGGCACAGATCAGCCAACGTTTGAAGCTCCCGGTGGGGCCGGGAGTATGCAAATAAAAGGGGGAGAGGTTTCGTGAGTGTGCCAGTATACAATCCAGAGGGATTTGCTTTGCAAATTTTTCAGGATAGATATGCTATTCACGTAGAAGAAACATTCGGACAAGCTTGTGAGCGGGTCGCAAGATCAATTTCGGATGCCGAGATGGGGACGAAACGTGACGAATACTTTACCAGATTTCTGGAGATTTTGCAAACAAATCGTTTCTCTCCTGGTGGACGAATATGGCGTGGGGCAGGACGACCAAGAGGGCAGATGTTGAACTGTTTTGTGTGGACGGACGACCTGGATTCCAGAGAGGGGTGGGGCGATGCACTACGAGCAGTTACAATTATCTCCGGTACCGGTGGCGGTGTCGGGATTAACTTTTCACGAGTACGTCCAAGAGGTAGTCTCATCCGTAGTACTGGCGGTGAAGCTACCGGCGCGGTTAGTCTCATGCGAGCCATCAACGCTGTCTGCAATGAATTGCGTGAGGGCGGCGGTCGTAGATCGGCGCTAATGTTTTGTCTCCGCTACGATCACCCAGACCTTATGGAATTCCTAGAAGCGAAACTAGACAAAGGGGAACTCAATAACGCCAACATATCTGTTTGTATCGATGACGCCTTTCTGAAGTTGCTCGACGAAGAAGATGAGGTGGTATTCAGATGGCAAGGCGAAGAGCGTGGCAGGATTGCAGCGAAAGACATCTGGGATAAGATTGTCCACAATGCGTGGGAGAGTGGAGACCCAGGGGTGTTGAACATCGGTCTTGCTAATGCCATGAACACCATTTCTTACCGCCATGATCTGGTAAGCACCAATCCGTGTGGTGAGATTTGGATGCCACCGTATGATTGTTGCTGCCTTGGTGCGGTCAATCTTCATACCCATATAATCGATGGAAAGATAGACTGGGATTTACTCGAAGAAACCGTGGCGATGAGTGTAAGGTTCCTGGATGACGTGCTCGACCAGAATAACTATCCGATGTCAATTATTCAGGAAACCTGCCAGAAGTATCGTCGAATCGGTCTCGGTGTAATGCGGCTCCACGATATGCTGCTAGAATTGGGTCTGAAGTATTCGAGCGAAGATGCGAGAGAAATCGTAGACAAGGTGATGGATTTTGTCAAGAAACAAGCCTACCATGCAAGCATCACTTTGGCGATAGAGAAGGGTCCATTCCATGCATTCGATATAGATCAGCACGTCAAAACAGGATTCGTAAAAAAGTGCCTGCCCCGCAGGCATCATCGGCTGATCAGAGAACATGGTATTCGTAATTGTGCTTTGTTAACAATCGCACCCACCGGAACAATATCAATCGTGGCAGGTTGCTCATCAGGTATTGAGCCGCTATTCCAACCAGTTTACGAGAGGCGATTCAATAAGCACAAAGATATGCATAAGGACGAGGAAAGAGACAGGGCTGTCGAGGTGGTTGTTCATCCGCTACTGAAGCGGTTCTTGGAAGCCAAGAGATCAACCAAACACTTCCAGGGTGCCCACGACATAGAACCAGGCGCACATCTGGCCATGCAGGCGGTATGCCAGAGACATATCGATAATTCTATATCCAAGACAATCAATCTTCCAACAGATTATTCTGTCGATCAATTGTCTCAGGAGATGAGACAGTACATAGCAGAACTCAAGGGAATCACAGTGTACCGGGATGGCAGCAAGGGCGAGTCACCATTGATCCCGTTGCCCTTAGCGGAAGCAAAACAACACTTGGGACAAATGGAAGAGGAAGCGGCGGTTAACGATTGCCCGAGTGGTGTGTGTGAGATAACGAAAGGTGGTAGCTAAATGGCTAATGCGAAGCCCCAACTAGACGAACAGACTCAGGAAGTAATCAGGCTCATTCGACTACATAACCGAGCAGGCAGCACTGGGACACTTCGGGAAGAAGTGGCGAAGGAACTGGGGGTAACGATCTGGAAGGCCAGGAAGCTGATCACTCAGGCAGAAACCATTATGGCTGGAATCCCCCAGGTCGGCATTGATCCAGGTGATCCGTTGTTTAGGTCAGAGGTGGCAAGGCGGATCAAGAAGCAGACAACGGCAGCCAAGGTCGCTGAGCAGATGCATTCGACCGAGGAAGATGTGCTGGCGGTTATCCAGGACATGGAAGAGCGCGGCTACATCATCATGCGGCGAGGCAGTTCCATCCAGCTTGGCAAATCCGCAGAGCAAGCTGGTCAGGGTATTATTTTTGAAAATCACTTCCACGATAAGCCGATCTCATTCGGCGTAGTTGCCGACATGCACCTATGCAGCAAGGCAGAAAGACTAGATGTCCTCAACGCAGCATACGATGAGTTTGCCAAAAGAGGCATCACGACTGTCTTCTGCCCAGGCAACTATATCGACGGCGAATGCCGTTTCAACACACATGAACTTCTGGCCCACGGCATTGCCGACCAGTGCCAGTATGCTATCGACAATTGGCCTTCGCGTCCAGGAATCAACACCTACTTCGTTGACGGCGACGATCACGAAGGTTGGTTCCAACAGAGGGAAGGAATCGAATTTGGTCGCTTCCTCATGCTAGAAGCTCAGGCGCAGGGTCGCAACGACTTGATCTATATGGGCTATATGGAGGCCGACTTTGAACTGAGGGCACCGCAAGGGAAAGCCATCGTCAAGGTGATTCACGCTGGAGGTGGTAGCTCGTATGCGTTTTCATACGCCAGCCAAAAGCTGGTCGAGTCGTTCCAGGGTGGAGAGAAGCCAGCGGTTTGCATCATAGGCCACTACCACAAGCAGGAGTATTGCTTCCCCCGCAACGTCCACTGTGTTCAGGCTGGTTGCACTCAGGATCAAACGCGGTTTATGCGTAAGCGAAAACTAGCGGCCCACGTTGGATTCTGTATCGTAACCTTGCAACAGGATATCAAGGGAAGCATCACTCGTTTTTCACCAGAATTCTTCCCATTTTGGGACAGAACATATTACATCAACAGAGACGGTATCGGTGAAAGGTTGCAAAAAGGTGACTAGGGAAACTTGGAAGCCAGTAGTGGGATACGAGGGCATATATGAAGTTTCGGATTGCGGCAGAGTCCGAAGGATAGGCCGTTATGGTGGTGCAGTTGTGGGTCGTATTCTCCGTCCATGGAAAACCTCAAAGGGATATTTAATGGTATCTATGTACGATGGGTTTAACCATAAGGTAAATAAACGAATTCATCGTCTGGTCGCTAGAGCTTTTATAGGTCCTCCACCCGTTGGAAAACCGGAGATAAGACACTTGGATGGCAATCCACATAATAATCATGTTGGTAATCTTGCGTGGGGGGACAATCTTGATAATAAAGCAGATATTGTCAGACACGGAAGATCAGTGTGCCCCAAGAATCCTGCGAGCGGAGAAGAACATGGTTGTAGCAAATTGACGGCTAGAGACGTAACTGAAATCAGGAAACTTTTGAAGACGCATACCCAGGTGTCTATAGCCAGAAAATTTAATGTTGTTCAATCTACCATTAGTGCCATCAAGCGACGTAAGCTGTGGAAAGGTCACAATGATGAGTGAAATAAAACAGACTTATGCGTGGAGTGAATCAAGGGTCAAATGCTTGCGTGAATGTGGATGGAAATACTATCTGACTTATTTTCTGGCCTGGCTTGGATGGTTGAATTCTGCACCCCAAGAGAAACGTCGAGCTTATATGCTCAAGAACATGACAAATCTCCCCATGTTTGTGGGTTCCGTGGTCCACGACGTAATAGAAGAAATCATCAAATCCGGCAGAGAAACCGGTGAATGGAAAACACTAAAGGAATCGCAAGAAGATGCCATTCAAAGACTTCGGAAGGGCTGGAAGCAGTCAAAGGATCGCAGGTGGGAAGTAAGCCCTAAGCAGAGTGTGAACCTAGCAGAACATTTCTATCAGGAAGAGATAGACCCAGCCCGATTAGATTCATACAAACAGAAGGTTCTGAGATCGCTAAAGGCATTCTATGATATGCCACTATTCAAAATCATGCAAGAACTCAAGAAAGAAGATTGGCTGACCATCGAGGATTTCCAGAAGTTTACATTTGATACCGGTGAAGAAGTAACGGTAAAGATAGACTGCGGGTTCAGATACCAAGGCAAGATATATCTGCTGGATTGGAAAACTGGCAAAGTGAGTGATTCGGTAATAGACCAACTCACAACCTATGCCATGTACGCATTGAAGCAAGGATGGGCAAAGAAGCCGGATGATATCGTGATCATTCCTGTGTATCTAGCAGCCTACGCAGACCTTGGAGAACGGGCAACCCCGCATCTGGATGTGACCATGCAGCACATGAAAAGACAAGCGGGTATCATCCGCAGTGAATATCCGCTGCTCACTGAGGCGTTCGAAAACAAAGACAATCCAGCTTATTTCCAGAGGACTGACAACGAACATGCGTGTACGAGATGTTTCTTCAGAGATATGTGTGAAGGTGCAAAGACTGAAGTCGGAGAGGGGGAAACTCCGTTTTGACCGAACAATGGAAAAATGTGGTTGGTTTTCCAGGATATCAAGTATCTAGTCTTGGCAATATTAGATCATACTGGACAAGAGGTAAAAATAGCCACATAAGTAATAAATGGCATTTAATGAAACCACAAATTGACAAAAAACATACCGGCTATCGCAAAATTATGTTAAAGAAAAAGCCTAAAACAATTGCATCATTAGTCTGTGAAGCTTTTCACGGTGTTAGACCCCCCAATGGACAAGTATGCCATAAGGATGGGGTACGAACAAATGATGCTGCTGATAATTTAAGATGGGGAACACAATCTAGTAATGAGCATGATAAAATTGTCTATGGCACATCATGGAAAAGTGGGCAAAGAAAATTATCTCCCAAACAGGCAATTTGTATACGACAACTCTATTCTAGTGGCACATATACACAACAACAAATCGCTACAAAGTTTGGAGTACATCAATCTCACATAAGTGATATTGTTAACAGAAAAAAATGGATTTCGACGAAGGGTGATATTTAATGGAAGCAACACTTTATTTCGATGGGGGTATAAGACAAGGGGTAATGGGGTATGGCTGGTTACTTGTTGATTCGGAAAACGAAACAGAAGTAATAGCATCTGGTCATAGGACGTGCGGTACAGGCACGTCCAACATCGCCGAATATCGTGCGTTGATAGCTGGTCTACAAGGTAGTCTCAAGGCTGGAGCCGACATCCTGCATATCATTGGAGATAGCCAGCTTGTTGTGAAGCAAGTTACCAAGGTGTTCAAGGTCAACAAACCAGAACTCAAGAGACATAGAGATCGTGTATTGGAGTTGTTAGAGCAACTAGAAGACCACACGATCAAGTGGGTGCCTCGTAAAGACAATAAACGAGCAGATGCCTTGGTAAACGAGGTGTTTGAAAGGAGAAATGGAAAATGTTCCAAGCAAAAACGAAAACAGCATCGCAAGGACTTGCGGCGGCGATCCTAGCCCTACTCTTTTGCGTCAGGCCAGGGTGCGTAGCACCCGAAGCCGTCAAGACGGAGATTCAGGGTATCCGTAATGATATGGGGCAGCTTGAGAAGATCGTTGACCAGAAAGCCGACAACACTGTAGTAGCCGATCAGGTAGACGAAATCAACAACAAGATTGAGCAGACGACGCAGCTTGCTGAGGAATTGTCCGTCTGGAGAAAAAGCGTGCAGGCGGATACTATCAATTACGGTGGTGCTGGTTGGGTTGTGGCTGGAACTGGGGTGATGGCCCTGATCTTCATTGGGGCTGGTTTCCTGCTGGTCCGAGCGTTCATGAAGCGTGGCAATCTGCTTACCCTCTTAACCTGTGCGGTTCAGAAGGTTGGAAAACGTTCACCGGAAGCTGTACAGGCCATTAAAGAGCAACTGAAGGCCGAGTTATCCAACGGTGGTCCGTTCACCGAGAAGGACCGTCAAAATCTTGGATACTTTGCTAAGAAAAAAGGAACTTTCGCGGAACAAAAGCCACGTTCGGAGGTATAATAAGGTATGCCGACCTACGAATACGAGTGCGAAGCGTGTGGTCATGGGTTTGAGGCGTTTCACGCCATGTCGGCGGAACCGCTCGTAGAATGCCCTGAGTGCCACGAACCAAAGTTGGTCAAGCTGATCTGCTGTGGTGCTGCTGTCATCATCAAGGGGACAGAAACGCCGTGTCGTGGCAACAGGGGCGGCGGGACAACAAAGAAGCAGCGTATGACCCCCAAGAAAGTTGATAGGCTTGGCGAGGGAAAGAATAAAGGTGAGATGCCTCCCTGGAGAGATGGCCCAGTCAACAAAGATGTGCTGAAAAATCCAGAGAGATACATTAAGGAAGGAAGGGTGGACTGATGGACAAGTCGGAAATTCGCACTGGACAGACCGATGGCCGTGACCGAGAACTGAAGGGTTTGGCAAACGAGGGAATCGTGAATCTTGATTGCGCCGACTGCGGCACAACTCTGTTGTGTCTGCAACTGGCGAGTATCAAGGGCGATACGCAGGCCCAGGTTTTGACCAGGGTGGCGGTCAAGTGTGGGTTGTGCAATGGCTTTTCCTATGTCCAGCAGGTGCCAGGACAGCTCTATCCCGGTGCCCCAAGTGACGACATGGCATTTGACATATCAGACGACGATACTGGTGCCCCAGAGGCCGACGTGTTGTTCAAGGCATGGAAGAAATGAAAGTAATCGTCGTTGACATCAACGGGACACCGCACGAAATAGAGAAGGGTGTCCAGCCAGACTTCGATGTGTTGGCACGATGGTCGGGCGAGAGATATCTTGTCCTCGCTTCCAACGACGGTGACTTGTTCAACCCACTGGATACCAACGACAACATTCACAAGCGGGACAGAGAACGTGGCGGATTATTTTGGAGGCTGAGAACATGTAGCCAGGAGTGTTATCAGCAGTACACCACCTTCCTACGCAGCAAGAACAGGACACCATACCTCTTGGCGCAACGGAGATTTCGAAATGACTTTCGATGAATTCAAGGCAGACTTTTTGGCGTTCCTGGAAAGTTCAACGGTGAATTTGGGTCGCAGGACAACCAAGACACGGCAAGCTTTCTTGGATACCGCGAGTGCCAAATTCGATGCATTCGTGGCTGGAGATGTTGCTGAAACACCCGAACAGCCAGTCGCCGACAACATGAGCGACCGAGTGCTGTGTGTCAAGCCCACAGATCGCAATAGGGCTCTTGACATTGGCAAGGGTGTCCACGCAATGACCCCTAGCGAATCCATGAGGGCTGATGAACAGTTGAATCGTTCTCCCTACGGAGACCGCAAGAAAGGACAGGAGAATGAGTGAAACAGTTAACGACAATCTGGTATCGTTCACCACAGTTCCGTATACACCAAAGATGCGATTCTTGGCATCGTTATCCGATGGTCGGACGGTGATCCAAGATGATCGTCCCAACCAGAGGCACGCCTGGGCTCGACTTGCACAATGGCTGGAAGCAAACGAGGGGATTACTATAACTGGCCTGCGACTCCAAGGTCCAAGAGGGATAGACATCAAGATGCCACCGGGCCAGAAGGGATACTTCTTCGGCCAGAAGCAACACGCCGTTTGGGGTGGCCCACAGTACAACTACATCGGTGTAGGCTATTACGACGGAAGCAAGGTCAACGTTGCTTGGTATAGACAACCCAGGTTTGACCATTCTTTCACCGAGGAAAGAACTGTGGAAAGTGCTGGTTTTCTTTTGATACAGAATGGTTAATGGCAGCAAGGCACCAACCACAAAGCGAAAAGCACCCCTACGCATCCCCAACTACTCCGGGGCTGTATGTGGCATTCCGTGATTACATCATCGAATTGGTGTGCCTCAACACCAATCCCAAAATCGGTCCTAGATTTTGGTCAGATCAAAGTTACTGGGCACCGAAGTACAAACGAGAGGTTAGGGGCGTTGCTAATCTCGGCAAAGAGCTAGACCTGTCTGACACCTTGACACAAACAGCATTGGTCCAGGTTATCAAAGAATACCGCGTTAAAGCATTGGTGGCCAAGAAGACAAAAGACAAAGTTGTTCGATGGACTCGTGGTCGCCTTGCAAACCTCAAGGAACATCGTGCATCGCTAGCAACAAAACAGCCACAAGCACCGATTGATCCCAAAAAGAATGCCATCTTTGTTGACACTGGAGAAAAGACTAGGTTAGCAAAGGTGAGGGAAGCAGAGAATGGCTAAGAGGAAACCCAAGATAGACAGTGAATCATTAGATGCTTTTCTAACACGTATGCACGGCGACGGCATTATAGCACCAGCGTCCGAAGCACTGCCGCCACGATCCAGAGGTGTGTTAAACACCCCGTTATCTCTGGATATTGCGCTCAGCGGTGGAATCCCGGATGGCACGATATGTCTTATCACGGGGAAACCGAAAAGCGGCAAGACAACACTTTGCCTCGAACTACTCAAAAACGCCCAGATACTAGAGCGTCCGACATTCTACATCAACATCGAAAAGAGATGTACCCCTGCACTGCTGGCGACTATCCAGGGATTAGACCCAGCGAAACTCCAGGTTGTACCCCATCAAATAGACAAGCCGCTCACTGCCGAAGACTATCTGAATATCATCGAACGTATCGCCAAGACACAAAAGAAGGCGGTCATTGTTGTTGACAGTATCGCCGCACTTTCGACAATGACAGAACAGGAAGAACAGATCGGCTCCAGCAAAGACATGGCTGGTCCAGCTAAGTTGTTGTCCGCGTTCTTCAGGCGGGCACAACAGATGGTCGATGCACAAGACGTGATTTTGATTTTCATCTCTCAGATGATGAGCAACCGTGAACCACGCGGCCCAAAGTACGTCGAAAAGGGTGGCGTAGCTGTTCAGTATGCATGTTCTGTCTGGCTGAAAGTTACCTGGACCCAACAGTGGGAAAGGAACACAGAAACAAACGCACCCGATGGACATGATATGCACATCACAGTGCAATCATCAGCAATGGGAAGACCGCTGTTGCCATGCGTCCTCCCGTTGCGATACGGCATAGGAATCGATGTGGTCAAGGATATCGTAATCACAGCCGAAAATTTGGGGTTGATTGAAAAGGCGGGTGCATGGTATTCAATCCCAATGTTCGCCGGGGAAGGTGACCCACCAAAATTCCAGGGGCTTGCTCGGTTGTCGAATTTCCTCAAAGAGCACCCGGACAAGCTGAAACAGCTTGAAGCGGAGATAAGGGACGTTGTGCTCCCGCAGGAAAAGGAAGATGAGTGATATCCGAAAAGGGTTGGAATGGTTGCCTCGCCCCCTAACGCTAACAACGAGCGAGACCGACCGAAGGCTGTTGAGTGAGGCATATCAACATGCCAACGAAACCAGTCCCGATCCGAGTACAAAAAATGGCGCTGTCTTAATCGGCAGAGACGGGAATGTGTTAACGTATGGGGTTAATCGTTTCCCGACCGGTGTCGCCGAAACCGAAAAGCGTCTGACAGACAAAGAGACCAAGTATCGGCTGGTTGTTCATGCAGAAAACGGAGCAATCTTCAACGCAGCCCGACACGGAAAGGTAGTGCATGGTGCAACACTATACTGCCCATTCTATGCATGTTCGGAATGTGCCAAAGCGATTGTTCAAGGCGGTGTAATCAGGGTGGTAGGTCACGCCCAACTGATGGCGCTTGCATCGGCACACACTACCTGGGTGAAGTCTATTACTGATGCATGGGACGTATTACATGAGGCTGGAGTGCAGTGCGACTTGTATGATGGAGTTGTTGGAGTCACAACAAGATTCAACGGCCAAGATATTCCGGTGTGACATGGAAGTACGACTACTCAAGGGTGGCACCGCTAAGCTACGCCTAAGCAATAAGCGGCTTCGAACCAAAGGGAAATCGAAGTCGCAATTTCAGTATGAGGTGGGACAGCGATTGGTGGCTGAGTACCCCCACGACATGATTTTCGAGGAAGTGCGAGTACCGGGCGATGGATTCATATTGGACTTTTTTATCCCGTCGCTGGATTTGGTGGTTGAATGTCATGGACGACAGCACACCGAACACGTACCACACTTCCACAAGACCAAAGTAGATTTTCACAATCAGCAAGATACCGACCAGAGGAAGCGGGACTGGTGCGAACTGAACGGATTCCGGCTTGTCGAGATTTATGATGAGTAAACTGAGCGATGAAACAACGGCATACAGAGACCAGCTTGATAAGTGGATTGTGGCACTTGGATTGCCACAGCATCAACCGTCCAATACAGAGATCGAAGCTATCCTTGAGTTTACGAGAGACGCACTTAGAGAAAGATCGTCGGTCCAGCTATCTGAGGATACGGTCCTCCTGGCCCAATATGCCTTGTTCCTGCAACAGAAAGCCAATGAGTGTCAGACATTCATCAAGTGGGCCGGTCAGGTGATGAACCGTTTGCTCGGAGATGATCGCCCGAAGCTGAACCAATGGGTACGACAGGCTGAACTGAGGCTAGAGCGGATACAATATCTCGCTCGTCGGATAGAACTGGTGGGACAGAGCATCGGCGGCTTAGTCCGTGCGAGATACAATGAAGGGAGCAACCGATGAGTCCACTCGAATACATCGAAGAGGGAATTAAAGAAGGTGACTGGGAAAAGGTCTGTGAGGGGTATGAACGGCTGACGGGCACTGCCCTGCCCTTGCCGGTCGAACGACCTGGAGAAGTGCGGAAGGCCCATGAAGTTCTACAGCAGATAGTCGCTATCGCTTCCGAGATTCTCCCGGAGGGGGAAACCGTGGTTCAATCAACCACTGTCGAACCTGAGCCGAAGAAAAAGAAGCGAGGTCGTCCCAAGGGGAGTGGGAAGAAAAAGAAGAAGAAAACCACCGCCGAAGAAGATGATCCGACACTCCAGTTGGACGATAATAAGAAAACGGCGGTGCAGAAGGAAACCGGTGGCACTCGATTGATTACCAACGAGCCTGACCCGGATGAGGTGGAAAAGAACAAGGCGAAGGCCGAGAAAGCACAGAGGAACAAAGCCCAACTGGGTCGCAAAGCCGCGCGCAAATACAAGGTCAAGTGCAACGAATGCGGAGAACAGTTCGAATCTGATCGTCAAAGTGGTGAGATGGGACAGAAGTGTCCTTCGTGTCTCAAGGAAAAGAAGAGTAGGTTCTCTTAATGGGCGCAAAGGCAAACGCAATTCTACAAGATGCGGGCATGGAGCGTGCAGTCCTAGCCGGGATAACCACGCATGGTGCCGACTGTTTCTTTGAGGTTGAAGACATCCTTGGTGTCAAGGACTTCTATTGGCCTTGCAACCAAGAATTATTCAACATCCTATCTCACTTGGTACACCATGAAGATGCCAAAACGTTCGACATTCCCAATATACAAACAGCGGCTAAAGTGCTAGGACACAACGATTTTGTCAGCGGCGGCAAGCACTCTGAGTACCTCGATGCCGTCGTTGAAGAGGTGGGTTCGTCCAAAGATAACGTTCGATCACTTGTCGTCGCAGTTTACAAGCTATCATTAGCTCGCCGTGGTTACCTTGCAGCAAAAGCAGTACAGAACAATCTCAGGAAAGTCACCGGCGCAGAAGATGTAGATACCATCATCGGTCAAATCGAAGAACCGATATTTGAGTTCACCGGCCAAATTGTATCTCAAGGCGCAGGCGTAGTCTCTCTGGGACAAAGATTCAAGAATGTGATGGCGGCATTATCCGAAACCCCACAAGACATCATCGGACTACCAACCGGGTTTCCAGCGTGGGATACGGCAATAGGCGGCGGCTTAAGACCGGCCACGGTGAACGTTGTAGGGGCACGCCCCAAACAGGGTAAGTCGTTCTTCTGTATTAACGTAGCACGCAATGTTGCGGAGAATGGTATTCCGGTACTGTATCTAGACACGGAGCTTACAAGCGATACCCAATTGCATCGCCTCACCTCTTTGGTGTCGGGCGTAGATTTGAACCATGTGGAAACGGGTCAGTTTGCTGGTAACCCTCATGAATCGGAAGCTATCTGGGGTTGCCAAGAGCACATTGAGGGACTTCCCATCGATCACTTCTCGGTGGCCGGTCTAGCTCCACACGCCATCATGTCCATTGCTAGAAGATGGTTGTCCAAGACCGTGGGATTCACCAGTAGTGGGGCGGCTAAGCCGTGTCTCATTGTTTATGACTATCTGAAGCTGATGGATGACGGTGGATTCAAAAACAACCTACAAGAATATCAGTTGCTTGGTTTCCTTGTTACTGCTCTGCACAACTTTGCCGTGAAGTTCAAACTCCCCGTGTTGGCAACAGTGCAGCTTAACAGAGATGGCGTTGAAAAAGAAGGGGCCGAAGTGGTCTCCGGGTCTGATAGAATTGTGTGGTTGTGTTCCAATTTCACAATTCTCAAGAAAAAGATTCAGACTGAACTCAACGAAGACCCGCCGTCGAACGGTACCAAGAAATTGGTGGTCACGGATACCAGATTCGGTGCTGGCATGGAAAGCGGCGAATACATCAATGTTGTAGACAAGCTTGAAGTGGGCAAGCTGTCTGAGGGAAAACCATTCTCGATGGTGACACAATCGGCTTTGGAGAATCAGGCGAATGAGGCGGTTTAGCTCCAAAGACATTCCGTTCATCCAGGCTCGTGCCTGCGAGAGAATAACCGAAGTGTTCGACGCACTCGGTATCGACTACGTTGAACGGCACGATTATCTACAGGCCGCTTGTCCCGTCCACGAGGGGGACAATCAGAGGGCTATGTTCTGGGCTATCCGGTCCAGCCATTGGCAGTGTAAAACCAGAGGGTGTCATTGCGACCCCATTACTGGTCCGTCGAGCAGTGTTTTCGGGCTTGTGCGTGGTGCCATGACCCGCAAGACAGGAAAAGAGTGGGGCTTCAAGCAAGCCGTAAACTTCGTGGTCCAAGTATTGGGGCTCGAACAGTGTAGTGGAGATGCGGCGACCGCTCAAGATATAGAGATTGCGAAGATCATAAAGCAACACCGCAAAAAACAATCTGCCACGCAGGGACAAGGTGTCCCGTTGGCTACCATGCTGCCACACCTAAAAGCCGATCAGGTATACTACCCGAACCGTGGTGTTTCGCCTGAAATCATAGCTCGCTATCATGTATCGTTTTGCAACACCAAGGGGAAGCCAATGTACAAAAGGGCTTTCTTCCCGATTTTGGATGCGACTGGGCGATACGTAATGGGGTGGTCGGGGAGAAGTATCTACGATAAGTGTACAAAGTGCGGTATGCATCACCATCCAGAACGGCCATCGTGCCCTGATCCGCAGTATGGTGGTGTGTACACCAAATGGAAGCACTCTAAGGATTTCCGTGGTGAATTGTGTCTGTACAATCTATGGTATGCCAAGCCATTCATAAGCAAAACTGGCACGGCCATTCTGTGTGAAGGGCCGGGAGACGTGTGGGCATACGAAGCGGCTGGCATTCGGAACAGTGTTGCCCTGTTGGGTCTCAATATGTCAAAGCAGCAACGACTGATGCTCCAGAATGCTGGGGCGCTAACGGTTGTTTGCACATTCGACAACGATGAGGCTGGTCAGGAAGCAATGAGGAAACTGGAGAGAGACTTGACTCACTATTTTCGCGTGTTCTGTGTGACACCGGATACCGTGAACGATGTTGGTGATATGTTTGCCGATGATATTGCGGCAAAGATTGGTCCTATTCTGGAAAAGGCGTCGAGAGCAGCAATGCTCTCTGACGGTTACGCAGTGGAGAACGTAGATGGCGAAGCAGTTTGAAATCAAAGATTCTGGGGAGCGACAGAATTTCGATGGTGGAGCAGTTCGTGACACCGATGATGGGAAACCACGGTTTGACTTAATACCACCGCTGGCAGAACAACGAGTTGCCCTGCACTATGGCGGCGGTGCGAAAAAGTACGACGAGTGGAACTGGGCGAAGGGAATGCCGTTCAGTCGGTTCTTGGCGAGTCTGAAAAGGCACGTAGCCGCTTTTGAACGAGGGGAAACCGACGAAGACCATCTGGCGGCGGTGGTTTTCAACGCCAATTCTATCATGCATTTCCAGGAGTGCGGCAGAGATGATTTGGACGACATCACCCCGCGAGTCAAGGAATGGTTTGCTCACCGTAATCGGCAGGGGAAGGACAATGCGGGTAGTTAAATGCAGCGCTAGTGCAATTGGGTTGTACAACCATTGCCCCTTCTCGTATTTCATGCAGTATATTCTTGGCATGGAATCGAGAGCGGGCAAGGCGGCACTCCAGGGGAGCATCGTTCACCAAGCTCTGGAGTGGATGATTAAGCTGCGCAAGCGAGGCAAGACGAACGTTGACCCGATGTGGTTGCTCAATAGAGCGTGGGATGAACTGACGGCTAAATCAGATATCGAAATTCGCAAAGTAACCACCCGCATAGACAAAGATACGGGTGACTTCAAAGAAGCGGCTGACTTCAAGAAGTGCCGGGTCGCCCTAGAAACAGTGTTGGCTGATCCATATTACAATCCATATCAATTGCCCAATGTGGTTGACGCCGAGCGGTGGTTTGCGCTTGAAATGCCGGGCGACGAATGGCAATGCCTCGACAAAGATGGCAAACTGCACCAGTTCACCGTGCGTGGTTTTATCGACCTTGTACACGAGATTGACGCCGATACCATCGAGATTGTAGACTGGAAAACAGGCAGCAGGAAAGATTTCTACACTCAACAGCCCATCGACGAAGCTTTGCTTATGAGGGAGGTTCAGCCGAGGTTGTACCACTTGGCAGCATACTTCCTCTATCCAAAGTACAAAAACATATTGATTACCTTCTATTATACCAATGACGGTGGCCCCGTCACCATTGCTTTGTCCCAGGAAGATGTTGCTATGACAATAGCGGCACTCCACCGCTTCTTTACAACCATCCGACAGGATACCCTGATGAGACGTAATCGTTGGTGGACTTGCCGAATGTGTAACTTCAACAAAAACGGCGTCTGCCACCGTGTGTGGAGCGATCTACACACACTAGGCGGCGAATACGTAGAGGATCGTTACGCTAATCTGGATTGCGAAAGCCAGTTAGCTCTCGGTCAACCAGCGGAGGCATAAGATGAGTAAGACATATGCGCCCCTTCATGTTCACAGTTTCTACAGTCTATTGGACGGACTCTGTTCGCCCAAGGACATTGTGGCCCGATGTGCCGAGCTTGGGTTACCGGCGTGCGCACTGACTGACCACGGCAATATTGCTGGCATGAAAGTCTTCTATGATGCTGCCAAGAAAAAGAAAGTCAAACCCATTATCGGGTGTGAAATGTATGTCTGCGAAAAAGAGGCAGATATCAAGAACTCTGACAACAACAGGCGACACCACCTAATTGTTCTCGCCAGAAACGATCAGGGAATCAAAGACCTGATGGCTCTGGTCAGCGAATCAAATAGACCAGATTATTTCTACCGCAGACCACGTATCCACCTCGCTGGTATTGCCCCGTTTGCCAAGCGTGGCAATCTGATTTTCCTCACCGCATGTATCGCAGGCGAATTGCCGATGGCATTGTTTACAGATTTTCGTACAGCAATCATAGCAGGCAGGAATGGCAACGCCAGCGGGGCAAGGAAGTATCTGCGACCCAACTGGAAGGACGTTGGCAAAGCTATCATCCACAAGCACCTAGCCACATTCGGCAAGGGCAACTATTATCTTGAGCTACAAGATGAAGGTATGGGTATTCAAACGCTGGTCGTCGAGTGTCTGCGGGAACTCAGTGAAGAAACGGGAGTACCAACCGTAGCCACCATCGATGCACACTATTGCAAGCAACAAGAGGCTGAGGACCAGAGACTCTTGTTGTATGCACAGCTACACACGACCAAAGAAGAGCAGGAGCGCAAACTGCAACAGACCGGCGACGTTATGGATTTCATGGTTTCGGATAGGTACTACATCCCGTCCTATGACGAGATGAGAAAACACTTCACCGAGGCAGAACTACAGACCACACTAGACATTGCTGATCAGATCGAATATTCATCTCTGGGCCACAATCCTTATCTCCCGATTTTCACCAACGAAGAGTCAAAGACCCTTGGCCTCGATTCGAATGAATATCTAAAACACCTATGTATCGAGGGTGCTAAGACGAAATTGGCACATCTCGACGCACAGCAGAAGCGAACCTATTGGGAACGCCTACAGAGGGAACTCATTGTCATCATGGAAGCCGGACTGGCTGACTACTTTCTTATCGTGTGGGATGCGTGCCGCTTTGTGGACGAAAGGAATGGCCCCCGAGGTAAGGGGCGAGGTTCTGGTGCTGGCTCACTGGTCAACTATCTGACGGGAATTACAGGCATCGATCCAATCGAATACGGGCTGTACTTTGAACGATTCTACAATATGAGCAGGAATATCCCTCCCCACTTTGATGTCGGGCAGACGGATTTCATGTCATGGATGTCCGACAACTTTGAGATGTTGCATACTCGTGACACAGATGCCGAGCGGAAGGCGGTGGCTACGCACCTAGCCAGACGGATGAAGCAGGGGAAGGTCGAATTCACAGACATGATGAGGGAAGAGGTGGAATGGATCGACGAGAAGAATCCTCGTATGTGGATGTATCTGTACGATATGATCCAGGACAAGCCAGCAGAAAACCCATCGAACTCACACTTGGCTTATGGGCTGGGTCTGACTCTGGCGGGCCGCGACGAATTGGATGTCAGCCGCAAGGTCAAAACCCATGACGAACACATCAGCCTCCCGGATATCGACACCGACATCGGAGTTGTGTTCCGCAACGAAGTCATCGCCTACCTCAAAGAACGATGGGGAGAGGAATATGTCGCCCAAATGATCACCTTCGGTCGCCTACAAGGCAAAGCGGCTCTCAAGGAAGTATTTCGGGCTCACCCAGATACAGTCAGACATTTGATGAAGGTCAAGGCTGTGAAAGAGGGTAAGGACGCTGACGACATCAACATGACACCGCACGACCTATGCAATGACATAACGCAGTATATACCCGACGAAGCCAGCATCGCAGATGAGTTGCGGCAGGCACGGGCCGAACAGGGTGACGACTACGGCATTCTACAGTGGGCTGTTCACAATGTGGAACAGGTCCAGGATGCGTATGAGTGGTTTAAGCCGTTGTTTGATCAAGCCATGCGAATTGAGGGCACCAAGAAATCTCAGTCCAAGCACGCGGCTGGAGTCGTCATCGCAGATAGACCCATTGTCGAATTTATGCCGCTGGCCTATGATGCACGAAATAAGGATCGCGTGGTGGGTCTGGAGATGTACAATGCAGAGGATATGGGTGCCGTTAAGTTTGACTTCCTGGGAGTAGTTGCCCTGGACAAGCTCTGGAAAGCGCAGGACTTGATAAACGGCACCGACGAAGATGAGGTTCTTGACGAAGGATTGGTCGATGTCACAGATTGATCATGCTGTATATATCAAGACCGTATTTTGCGATCTGGATGGTTGCGTTTTCAAGCACCACGGGGATATAGCTGAAATACTGACCAACCCATGTGAGTTACTGCCTGGGGCCAGAGAGGCGTTCAAACAGTGGGCCTACAAAGGCTATACGGTCGTTCTGACCACGGGACGGCCAGAGAGTCTGCGACAACTGACTGAACAACAGATAGGAGAAGCGGGGCTTTACTATCACCATCTGATTATGGACTTACCCAGAGGACAGCGTGTGGTTATTAACGATGTGAAACCGGGCCGGAAGGGTAAAACGGCTGCGTGTGTGAACATCGAGCGAAACAAGGGGATGGAAAATGTTGACATCTAGTCTGGCGTGCGGGCCAATGAGCAATGAAGTCATCGAAGCGGTTTTTCGCTATTCCCACAAGTTTGGCGTACAACTAATGCTCATCTGTTCGCGCAATCAGGTAGACGCTGATCATGGATACGTATTCACGACCCCACAATACACAGAGTATATTGATCATTTGCGCAGATCATATCCGCAAGCTAACGTTGTAATATGCCGAGACCATTGTGGGCCTGGATTCGGACTGAAACCCGAACACGACCTGGATCAAACACGACGGACCATCCGGTGTGATTTGGAGAACGGTTTTGATTTGATTCATTTAGACCTGTGCCACATGCAGGTTGAACACGATCAGAAGATACGCCTCACAACCGAGTTGATGCAATTCGCTCTGGGTATCAACCCGAATGTCATGTTCGAGATCGGCACCGATGAGAATGTGGGCGTCACAGAGACCGACACAGGCAAGATAGTCGCTGGGGTCCGTGCGTGCCAACAGGTCGCCACCCCTGTCTTCTACGTCGTGCAAACAGGTAGTCTCGTCAGAGAAGCACACAACACAGGAACATTTGACGCCAATGCTGTCGGCGAGATGTATCGGGCAATCTCTGGGTGTGGGGTCAAGCTCAAGGAACACAATGCCGATTATCTGAGCCGCGAACAACTAGAACTACGGCGTGGGATTGTAGATGCTGTCAACATAGCTCCGCAACTTGGGGTGGTGCAGACAAACTACATTCTTTCCCAGGCATTGCTATATGGGATAGACACACAGCCATTTGTCGATGAGGTAACCGAAGGTGGCCGATGGAAAAAGTGGGTCAATGCGTCCCATGCCCTACAACAGATGTTGGTCGTACTCGTTGCGGGACACTATCACTTCAATGGACCGGCATACAAGGAACTTGCCGACCAGCTATCCAAAGAGATCAGTGTCCGCGAAGGAATTATCCACGAAGTAACCAAGGTCATCGAACACTACCTTTTTGCTTTGGAGGGGGATAATGAAAGTCGTTGAAAAGCCATGGGGTAGGGAAGAAATGTTAGAAGTAAATAATAATTATATGGTAAAGCGCTTATTTATGAAAGCTGGAAATCGTTGTAGTTTACAATATCATGAACGCAAAACCGAGACTATTATAGTAATAAGTGGAATACTAATCGTTACTACTAATTTTTCTGGTTCAGATTCTATCTGGGAAGATATACAATTAATGCCAGGAGAACATTATACAATTCCCGCAGGCAGAACACACCGTATGTATGGGATAACTGATACTATTTATCTAGAAGCGTCTACTCCAGAGCAAGACGATGTTATAAGGGTGAGCGATGACTACGGAAGAAAATAAGTCGTACAAAGTTCTAGTTCCAACCGCTGGAGTAGGTTCTCGATTGGGAAACCACTGTGACCATGTTAACAAGACATTGGTTCCTGTGGCCAACCGTCCAATTATTTCCTACATTGTCGAGAAGTTTCCGCCAGATGTGGAACTCATCATCGACCTGGGACACAAGGGGGAATTGGTCCAAGAGTTTCTCACGCTAGCATACCCAGATCGCAATTTCACATTCATCTGGGCTAACCGAAAAGGTCTAACCGCAGATTTATGCGACTACCGAGATGTGTTGCAATGTCCATTCATCTTCTTTACCAACGACGCTATCGTCACAGAAAGTATCCCTCGCCCCGATCATGACTGGATAGGATATGCAGACATTCGGGCTGGTAACGATTATCGTTCTGTCGTAGCTGACTCGTGGGATGATACCGTTGTCAAGGACTTGGGGGAAAAGGGGGTCCACCCAGAGGCGAAGGCGTACATTGGCATCTGCGGCGTCAACGACTACAAAGCCTTCTGGGCGGCTATGGATAGAGCGCTCCAAGAGGGCACGACGAACCAGGGGGAGTCATTTGCCCTGGCTTCGATGGTCAAGCAACAGTCGGTCAAGGGTGTCAAGTTCACATGGTACGATACAGGGACAGTAGAGGCCCTGTCGTACGCTAATCAGGTGTTCGGGACAGAAGATGATCCCAATATTCTACCGAAGGCTCAGGAGCATATATGGTTCTGCAATGGTAGGGTGGTGAAGTTCTCAACAGATCGGGATTTCATTGCTCAAAGAGTTGCCAGGGCCAAGACTTCGCTCGATGGATACGTCCCCGAAATTGAGGGCAGCACCGCCAACATGTATTGTTATCCTATGGTTGAGGGTAGGGTGCTATCCGACACAGTTACCATGCTGCGGTTCAAAGAGTTTTTGGCGTGGCTGGAGGGACTATGGGGTGATAGACAATTATTGACTGTGGAGGTAAGAGAGGCATACCGCAAATTCTACCAAGACAAAACCATTCAACGAGTGCAGGCTTATTTCGACCGATTCGGATACGAGGATTCGGCGCAGTGCATTAACGGAGTGAATGTACCATCTGCGGCAGAGTTGCTGGAACATGTCGATTGGACATGGATATCCGAAGGTATTCCGGTTCGCTTTCATGGTGATCTCCACTTCGAGAACACGATCGACACAGGCAGTGCCTTCAGCTTGCTCGACTGGCGACAGAACTTTGGTGGACTCAGTGACTATGGCGACATATACTACGATCTGGCAAAACTGTGGCATGGCCTGATAGTTTCTCACGGCATTATCCACCGTGGTTTATACGAAATAGATATCGATGGAACTACAGTCAACTTCGATTTTCTGAGGCGACAAATTCTCATCGATTGTGAAACATGGTTACAACGATATTTGACACGGCATCATTATGATTGTCACAAGGTCAAGGTGTTGACAGCACTGATATATCTAAATATCGCAGCATTGCATCACCAACCATACGCCGAGATGTTGTTCCACCTTGGTAAGTTGATGTTGCACAATCTCTTGGAGGAAAACAGTGGCACGGAAATTTAAGAAAGACAGATTGCGGCTAGTGACTCACCCACGCAGTGGAACACATTGGGTGCTTAGAACTATCTTCGATAGTTTTGTCACTCCGTATACCAAGTATATGGATATGTTTGGTGGCCACAAGTTCGACACAGAGATACGAGAGCATTATAAGCGTGCTCACATCCTCCACTGTAGTCGCAGCATACAACCTGTTTTGATGTCTGTGTTCAGAATGAGAGAACGTAATGGTATCAAGCTGGCTGACTTCTCGGATTTCATCCGAACGCCATACAGGAAGATGCCAAGAGTGATTGGTAAATGCAAAATCTACTTCGACGACAAGATCGTATCTCAACCCAGGAGAAGTTGGATACAAGATCAATTAGCAACGCCACCCGAACTGTGGCTATTGACCAACATGTTTTGGTTAACATACGCAGATTGGACTATCACATACGAACAGATGCAACAGGATCAGGAAGTTGTTTTGGACAGTGTTCAGCAACGGTTGGGATGGAAAAGAAAATCTCTGGACCCAGTAACTAAAACAGTGGGCTGGCACCCTCTAAACAACCAACCATTCGAAGTCTCAACGGAGGACCAGGAATTTCTGGCTAGTTTCAGCCAGTTGTTTGAAACATACAAAGAAAGGTGTGGCCGTGATACGCTCTAGCCTACAGCATGGACTAACGTTGTTGGATAGCAGGTACAAGCACGTCTTGGAATTTGGTGTTTGTCGTGGTGAGACAATCAGGGTTATACGACAGACACTAGATGATTCATTCCAGGTATTTGGGTTTGACTCATTCGTGGGACTACCAGAGGCTTGGATAGACAAGCACGGGGTCGTTGTGGTTCCACCAGAATACTTTTCGACCAACGGTGTTATCCCCAATGTTCCAAATGTAAAGTTCTACGCCGGATGGTTTTCGGATACATTGCCAGACCATCTCAAAGTAGCACAACCAATTGCGTTATTGCACGTTGATTCTGACCTCTATAGCTCTGCCAAAGAGGTGTTGTGGGCCTTGAACGACTACATCGTCGAGGGCACGATCATCGTCTTCGACGAATGGTTCTACAAACACGATGCTCAGTATGATGATCATGAACAGCGAGCGTTCAACGAATGGGTAGCAGCATTCGGTCGTCGCTGTGAAATTGTACCATTTGTCGATCATACACCATCTGGCGAAGAGCGCAAGATAGTCCGCGTCTTGGAGTAGGAGGATCGCATGAGAGTCGCACTTTGTTTGAGTGGAATGGCAATGCACCCAGGCAAGAAGGTCGTGGGTGGCCAAATGTGGAACGGACATAACGGCAAAAGAACTCCGGTGGAATGGACCAAGGGGCTAGAACACTATCAACGACATCTATTTAGCAAGAATGATCAGGTGGATGTTTTCATGCACACCCCAAGTGTCCAAGTGGAGCAAGAACTAAGGGATGCTTACCAACCCAAGGCAGCGATCTTTGAACCAGACCCCAAATTCAGTTTCGTTGGGGGCAAGGTGGACGTAGGTTACCCGGATGGCGAAACATCCAAAACTCAGATTACCGCCGCCCGATGGTACAGCGTTCAAAAGTGTATGCACCTCAAACGGCAATACGAAGAGGAACATGGCTTTCGATACGACATGGTAATGATTGGCCGCTTCGATGTTGCATGGATGGTGGATGTCTATTTCAGCAAGTTTGACCCGAACCACTTCTATGCATCCAACTGGTGTGTCATGAAGCTTCCAAATGGGCATGGTATCAGACACGAAGATTGGTTCTTCCACGGATGGAACAAGAAGAATGATCCAACACTCAGGCATGTTCATATTGGATACCCACATGACCCACATTACCCGGCACTGGCAGACTATTGGTTCTTCGGCGGCTCTGAAATTATGGACAAGTTCGGCGATTTGTACGACAATCTTGGTACCTTTCTGCGGCAAGGTGTTCCTTCCAATCATGAATTTGCACTCAAACAATTGAGGGTCACAGGATTACTCCCGAAACTGAAATTCGCCTTCCACATCCACGACGATTGTTTTTTGGCCCGCTTTGTTTACACAGACTGGAGGAAGTAGAATGAAGCGTATCTTTCTGGACATAGGTGCCCATCATGGGCAGACAATCGAACTTCTACTTAGACCCAGATTCAAGGTGGATCACATCTTCGGATTTGACCCATCGCCCTTGTGTCACGATATCTTGGATCGCAAGTTCGGAACCAACCCGAAGGTGACGATTGTCAAGGTCGGTCTATGGTCAAGTGAGTGTGAGATGGACTTGCACAACGAAGGCAGTCAAGGGGGTACAGTACACGCCGACTATCAAACAACCTGCAACCCGGAGCCTCGTGTGACGCGATGTCGTTTTGTCAAGGCGTCAGATTGGTTCCGAGAGAACATGTCGGAAGATGACGAAGTGTTCTTGAAGTTGAATTGCGAAGGTAGCGAATGCGATATTATCAGCGACCTATTAGATACGGGTGAATACAGGAAGGTTAAAGCCACCTTTGTTGATTTCGACGTAAGGAAAAGTCCTTCGCAGCAGCACAAAGAAAAGGAACTTCGAGAGCGAATAAAGGCCGAGGGCATCAACAACGTCCATGTCTATATGGGGGACCACAGACACATGGTGCTGTTTTCGGTAGTCAGTTAGGAGAAGAGAATGCATATTTGGCTATACTGGGACAATCCGCCAGGACGGACAGAAGCACCAGCATACATACAGCTATGCTGGGAAACTATCCGCAAGCATTGTGGAGAGGATTTTGAAATCAATATTGTAACCACAGAGAACGTAAGGCAGTTTCTACCCAGCATCCCAGAGAGCTTTTTCCAGATAGCTCAAATCAACAACAAGTCCAACTTCCTGAGATACATGCTGCTTAGAGAACACGGCGGCATCTGGCTGGACAGCGACCTGATACTGTTCAGAAGCCTCAAGCCATTGGCCGATCTCTTGCAGGGGGAAATCGATTTGGTCGCCACAGCATCACCGACACTCCCTCCGGGGCAGCCAGAAAGCGGATTCCTTTTGTCCACCAAAGGCGGTGCGACGATCACCAAAGCCGTATCTCTGATTGAGTACGCTTTGAGTCTCCATCCACCTGGACACATCTTCAAGTGGGGGTCGCTGGGTCCGGGTACGGTCAGACAAGCTGTCAAGGGGCGCAAGTACCATCATCTCGACCATCGGCTGCTGATGCCAATCGCCTCGTGGGAAGCATTTAGGTTCGACGGGAAAGAACCGATAGATAAGTATTGCGGCAACGACGCATATGGCTGCATGTTATTCCACGAAATGTTCAGGCAATACAATAGCCCAGTTCTGCGGATGAATCGTCAACAACTGCTCGAAGCTCCATCTCTGCTCGGACAAATGTTCAGAAGGGCGGTGGGAAGCTAATGGCAGTAACGCTGGTTACGGGCGGTGCCGGTTTTATAGGATCGCATCTGGTCCATAGACTACTCCAGGATGGACATACGGTGCGGGTGCTAGATGATCTCTCTACCGGCGATTTTACCAACCTAGAAGATGTACGAGAACAAATAGCTTTCATCTATGGAGACATTTGCGATCCGAAGCAGTGCGAAATTGCGTGCGAAGGGGTCGAATATGTCTTCCACCAAGCGGCCATCCCATCTGTTCCGAAGTCAGTAGACAATCCCAATCCCAGTCACGCAGTGAATATCAACGGAACATTCAATATGCTCAAAGCAGCCAAATGGTGTGGGGCCAAAAGATTCATTTATGCGGGTAGCAGTTCGGCATACGGAGATACGGTAGAATCGCCCAAGCACGAAGGCATTTGTCCAATGCCACTCAGCCCATACGCGGTACAAAAGTACACCGGAGAACGATATTGCAAAGCGTTCTACGAGTGCTATGGGTTGCAGACAGTATCTCTGAGGTACTTCAATGTTTTCGGCGAAAGACAAGACCCCAACAGTCAATACGCAGCAGCCATCCCTGCGTTTGTTACCCTACTACTCCGAGGACAAGCACCAACAGTCTACGGAGATGGCGAGCAAACACGAGACTTCACATACATAGACAATGTTGTAATAGGCAACATCCTCGCCATGATGGCACAAGAGACGCACGGCGAAGCGGTTAACGTTGCATGTGGTGGGCAGATCACGGTCAATCGTGTCATAGATATCATTTGTGATCTACTTGGTATGCAGCGAATTGCGGACTACACAGAAGAACGCCCCGGAGACATCAAGCATTCATGCGCCGACATACAACTAGCACAATCCCTGCTTGGATACCAACCCATTGTCAGCTTCGAAGAGGGAATGCGACGAGCCATAGATTATTACAGGGGGACAACCAATGCCTGATGAAAGCAAGATGTGCTTCATGACAGTAGCCAACCGGCCATATCAAAAATATGTCCCATGGTTCCTGTATTTCCTCAACAGAGCATACCCAAAAGCCCACAAGCTTGTGCTGCTTGACGTAGCATTGGCAGACAACATCCGCCAGATGCTCACTTTGCTGTCGGGCAACTTCGAGGTGCGAGAGCGAGCCTTTCCAGAATACACACATACGGACGCCAATACAATCAAATGCCTCCGGTGGTTAACCTTCGAGCCAGCCTTCGAACAGTACGACTGCATGTCTATCGGCGATGTCGATATGGCAACCTATGTTGAGACTCCACCGTACATGGATCAGCATCTCGCACATTGTGACCAGCTAGGAATCCCGTACAGTAATTTCATCAGACCGCCGCAGGCCGGGCCGAGACGGATGAGCGGCATCCATGTCATCAAGCCAAGAGAATGGTTCGCAGCGATGCGGCCCATGATTAACAAGTATCGCCCAATGCTCAAGGCCGGTCAAATTCGCCTTCCTGAACAGGGCTTCAACGAACAACTCCTACTGCACATGGTCTTGGAATCAAGCCTTGGGGAACCACCAGCCAACCTATCGGAAACATACTGGCCCTCGTTGGCAACATCAAACCATCATGGAACGCATATTCGGCTGGCCGAATGTGGTGGCATCAGGGGACTCCAGGGTGCCAAAGGTTATCGGAACCATAAGCCAGAAATCTTGGCCGCTGTCAAGACACCTCTGTTCCGACAGTTATCGGCCATGTCCCCACAGATCGGTGGCATCCTTGCAGCAATCGCACGCGCGTACGAAAATTTCTGATTTTGTGGAACAACTGACCGACTTAGAGGTATAATGAGGTATGATCGAGTTCACCAATTGCAAGTGCAATGTCGAGAAGGGTAAATTTAGTATCAACGATATCCCTCTGGATTGTCCTGCTGTATGGCGACTGATCGCTGGTGGCCACACGGTGGGCGTTTTCCAGTTGGAAAAAAAACTGGGTCAGGATTGGGCCAAGAGAGTCCGACCTGATAGCCTAGAGGAACTTGCTGCGCTCACAGCCCTTCTCCGTCCAGGTCCACTTGAGGCCGGGATGACACAAGACTACGTTGACATCAAATTCGGTCGCAAGCAACCATCCTACCTACACCCATCTCTAAAGCCGATTCTCCAGCCCACATACGGTTGCCTCGTCTACCAAGAGCAGGCCATCCGTATCGCCACAGATATCGCTGGTTTCAGCCCCGAGAGTGCCGACGAACTTCGGAAGGCCATCGGCAAGAAAAAGCCGGAACTCATGGCAAAGCTGAAGAACAAATTCGTCAAAGGTGCTCAGGAGCACGGGAATATTGCCCGTGGTGTGGCAGAAGAAATCTTCGGCTGGATCGAAAAATGCCAGAGATACTCGTTTAACAAAAGCCATGCCGTCAGCTACGGGATGATCGCCTACCAAACCGCGTGGTTAAAGTGCCACTTCCCACACGAATTTTTCACCAGCTACCTCACCTACTCCCAGTACAAAGGTGATCCCAAGGAAGAAATTTATAAACTGGTACAGGATGCCCGACTGTTCGGCGTAGACATTCTGCCCCCGGATATCCGCCGTGGAAACATCCACTTCCAGATGACCGAGGAACCACAGAAAGGCGTAGCATTCGGCCTGGCGCACGTCAGGGGTGTCGGAGCCTCAGCCATCGAGAAGATCGTCTCAGCGGCTTCTACAACGCCAGGAGCGGGCTCTCTGAAGACTTGGGCCAGCTTCCTCGCAGCCGTTCCAGACTTCCACAGGAATGTTGGGATTGCCCTGATCAAATCGGGGGCCTGTGATTGCTACGGAATGGGTCGCAGCGAGATGGTCCGAGAATTAGAAGTCATTCTTGGCACCACCGCACACGACGCCACCGGCAAGAAAGTTGAAGTCAAAGGATTGACAAATAAAGAGAAAGTGTACTTTTTCGACCAGTTACAACAGGGTGCTATGACCACCCAAGAGATTCTAGTTCAGATGGCCCAGCCCCCCGGCGAAAAAACGAAGACGATGGGCCAAATGGTCAAGAAAGAACTGGTGGCCGCAGCGGTCGGGTATCTCGACCAAGCCGGTTCTGCGTTCGACGGTATCGTGGACGGGGACAGTAAATTCGTGTACACGTCCCCAGAAGAAAAGCAGGCTTGGCTGGACACTCTGGGGGATCGCACCAAGAAACAGATCGAAGAGTTGATGGTTCAGAATGGGTACCAAGATGTGGTAGTGAAGCCACCATGCAATAACGATGCCCGACGAAGAATAGTAGCGGCCAAAGCAGCGATGTTGGAAACACCCCTCGATGACAGCAATACGGCTAGTGCGGCAGCAGAAAAGCACTTCCTGGGGATAGCTCTGTCGTGTTCTCCCGCAGACGACGCTGATGACAGTCTAGCGACTCACACCTGCTTAGAGATTGCCAAGGCACCCAACAACGAAGATATCGCAGTTTGTGCTATCATCGATGGTGTCAAGCACACAAAAACCAAGCGTGGAAGCAATCCGGGTCAGCCGATGTGCTTTTTGACCCTATCCGACTCGACCTATTCAATCGACCATGCGGTTGTTTTTCCTGACGTATTTGAACGACTGAAAGCATTTTGCAAGGATGACTTGATCTGTCTGATTTACGGGCAGAAGAAGAACGGCAGTTTTATTATCCGCGACATACAAAAATTGATGTAATCTGTGGAACAAACACTCGACTTGGACGTATAATAAGAAGAGTGGACTGATCTCTAAACACGAAAGGTGAAGAAAATGGCAGAACTCGGTGTATTTGGTGTTGGTGTTGCGACGGCAGACCCGGAGCTACGTTACGTCGGACAGAACAATACGGCGGTATGTACCGTCAGCTTGGCCTTCAACCGGAGCTACCAGGACAAGGACAAGAAGTGGCAACAGGAACCTTGCTTCCTCCGTGCTCAGGTCTGGGGTGCTCGCGCTGACCGGATGGCAGAACTCGTCAAGAAGGGCCAGCCGATCTATGTGTGTGGGTACATGAAGCAGGATTCGTGGGAGAAGGACGGCCAGAAGAGGGTTTCGTTCTCGATCACTCTCCGCGATTTCCAGTTGTGCGAAAAGAACGGGAAAAAGAAGAGTGAACCGCAGCCAGCGGGCGCTACGACTTCCCCGGCAGAACCACCGGCTGGTGGTGATGACGACATCCCGTTCTAGGAAGTGTCCGTGAATGAAACGTAAGCAGTCGCTAAACCAATTCATTGCCTGTTTGGCGAAAAAAATTGCGACTGTTTATCCCAGCAATTGTGCCGATGAGGAAGACTACATCCAAGTCGGGCATCTTACATTAGCAGAAATCAGCAGGGATGGACATGATCACCGCAATTTTCAGGCATACGCCATTGTGGCCATAGCCAACACAATGCGCAACGCCGCCCTAGATGCGATGTGCGCCGCGTCTGCTCCGCGTAGAGTTAAAAAGCAGGTACACAAAGTCGAAATGCTCTTGGCCGCTGGCAATACAGAGCGTGAGATATGTCAAGAACTCAATATCACCCTAAACACGCTTGCCCATCTACGATCACTCATCTTCGCGGAATCTTGGCACATGCTATTTCAAGAGCCAACGCGAGAGTCAGAACCGTTTTCTGTTCTTGATGACCTTTTGTCCTCTGGCGATTTGACTGCGGAGGATCGGGCCTTTCTTCAGGCAAAGTTCAGCGGGACTTCTGATAATCTCGGCCTGAGTCGGAAGCAACGGTATTCGAGGGCCAAAAGCCTGAGACCCAAACTGTCACGGAGTGGTTATGGAATCTGACCGCAAACGTCGCGTTTTGTTCATCGGTGAAGCAAACTTCCTCGCCACTGGTTTTAGTACCTATTGGCATGAGGTGATCAAACGACTACATGCCACAGGTGAGTTCGAAATTGCTGAACTCGGAAGCTATGCCCACGATGACGACCCACGTTGTCAACAAGTGCCGTGGAAGTTTTATCCAGTAGCACCTGCTCGCAGTAATCAGCAAGCAATGCAGAAGTACATGTCGCAACAGACCAACCAATTTGGCGAATGGCGATTCGACGATGTGTGCCTGGACTTCAAGCCTGACATTGTTTGTGTTCCTCCTGAAACAAAAGTCGAAACGCCAAACGGTGTTAGAAATATCGAAGATATCAGTGTAGGTGACACGGTTATTTCTCACACTGGGAAAGAATGTCGAGTTATTCGTACCATGCGCAGTCAACACAATGGCATTGTGGTGAAAATATACCCACATAATGACAATCAGTGTTATACGTTTACGCCCAACCATCCCATTCTAGCCATAAAAAGCAAAAAACGCACATGGAAACAAAGAGATATACAGTCGAGATACAACACCGAAGATGCTGAATTTGTAGAAGCGAAAGACCTGTGCCAAGGCGACTACGTATTGATTCCTATATATAGGCCGAATGTTTGGACATCTCAAGACATTTCAATTACTCATTTTTTGAAGCAATTTATAACCAAGGATGGATTTGCTTATCCAGTAGGTCATGAAAACTTTGAAAGGGATAACGGCATACCTGAATTTATACAGTATTCAAGCGATTTTGGTAGATTACTAGGTTATTATTGTGCCGAAGGTTCTGGTTCAGGAAGGGGTGTGCAGTTTTCTTTTAATGTAAATGAGAAAGAATATATAGAAGATGTTTTACGATTGATGTCAAAATATTTCAAAATAGACGGTCAAGTATTCACTAACAAGAATTGTTCAAATGTAAGATTCAACTCTGTATTACTTGAAGAATTGTTCAAAAATTGGTTTGGTGAAAATGCGCGCGAAAAACATATACCAGAATTTGTGTATACTACCCAACGAGATAAATTCCTAGAAGAGTTCCTTAGTGGATATATAAAAGGAGATGGGTGTTATAAAAGTGATACAGTTTCTTGTTCTACTGTCTCCAATGTGTTAGCAAGACAAATCAGACAATTATTTGCAAGATTGGGTGTAAAAACATCTATTGCCAGAAAACTTAATAAGCCCACATCATTTGAAATTGAATGTTATGGACAATACGCACGTATTGCTCATGGGTTTATTACCAAACATTTTGAATTACCTTCGAGAAAATCGGATAACCCCAAATGGATAGACAAAGGGAGTGTCGGATGGATAAATGAGAATTACATTATTGTTCCAATTCGAAGAGTAAGAACAGAACCATACAGAGGTCAAGTATATAATTTAGAAGTAGAAAATGATAATAGCTATGTGACAGGATTTGCTGTACATAACTGCGGAATTCGAGACTGGTGGATGGACGAATTTGTTCTGCGTTCGCCTTTCCGTCAGAATTTCTCATTTATCTGGATGCCGACTATTGACGGTGAACCACAACGAGAATTATGGCTGGACTCATATCGTCAGTGCGACCGCATCCTTACGTACTCCGAATATGGAATGGACCTTCTGAAGCGAACTGGTAGACGTGGCACCGATCTGGTCACAATCGCATCCCCAGGTGCCGATCTCGAAATGTTCAAGCCACCAGAGGACAAACGGCAACACAAGGCTCGGCTCGGTATCGATCCCACATCGTTAATTGTGGGTACGGTCATGAGAAACCAAAAACGTAAGCTGTATTACGATCTGATCGAGGCTTTCGGCAAGTGGTTGCACCAATCGAAAAGCAAGGGGCATGTAGACCTGGCGCGACGCACTTTCCTGTATTTGCACACCAGCTACCCGGATGTTGGGTATGACATCGGCAAAGCTATCCGAGACTTCAAAATCGGGAACAAGGTAATCATGACCTATCTGTGCAGCAATTGCCAGACTGCCTATCCATCTTTCTTCTCTGGCGAAATGATGGTGTGTCGTAAGTGTGGCAAGCTAGCAGCGCATCCGCCCAACGCCAACCATTCATGTCCTCGTAACGTCTTGGCTGATATTATGAAGACGTTCGACCTGTATGTCCAGTATTCCATCTGCGAGGGGTGGGGAATGCCGCTGACAGAAGCCCAGGCGTGTGGTGTGCCAACAATGGCTGTCCGCTACTCGGCGATGGAAGATCATCTGGATAGTCCAACAGCGATCCCGATCGAGGTTGAGAGATTCTTCTGGGAAGCCATTATCGAAACGGAGCAAAGACGAGCACTGCCAAGCAACACCGATTTTGTTAGCAAGCTGGATCGATTCCTTAAACAAAGTGAAGCTGTGCGAGACGAAAAAGCAAGGCAGACCAGGGCGTACATCGAGGAAGCGGTCCCGACCTACGGACAAGACCAGCCGATGCGTCGTCGTGGGTGGGAGAGGACTGCTGCTATCTGGGGTCAAGTCATACGTGAAACCGCCATCAAGGATCAGCAAACAACTTGGCTGTGCCCAACCTCGCGTGCCCATCATCCCAATTTAGTACCACCAAGCAACGACATGAACAATAGCGAATTTGTCAATTGGGTGATCGGCAAAGTGTGGAATCGCCCCGACATGCTGCGCACCCACTTTGCTGGTGAATGGCTCAAGTCCCTAAATAGTGGTTCAAAAACCGTTGGCGATCGACGTGTCCCATTTAACCGAAAAGATTTTGTCGATCACTTCGTTGGGATGGTACAACAGGCGAATGCCGTCGAAGAAAAACGCTTGGCATCCCTGAAACGCGAGACCCTGGACCAAGTAAACGTGACGGTGATATAATGAAGGTAGCATACCTGTCTGTATATCGTGATGGTACCGGCTATGCCAACCAAGCTATTCATAACATGCTCGCCATGGAAGCTGGTGGTATAGATGTCGTAGCGAGAGCTATCAAACTGTCTCCGCATAGCAACCATGAACTGGCCAAGAGAGTTGAGCACCTTGAACGTAAAACAACCGACAACGTGGATGTTGTCGTTCAGCACGTATTGCCGCACCAGTTCGAATACAAGGCTGGTGTTAGAAACATAGGCATGTTCGACTGGGAAACGACCCACTTTAGCAGGTCGAATTGGGGACACTGTTGTAATCTGATGGACGAAATATGGGTGCCATCGATACAGAATGCCCAAGCAGTGAAGGATAGCAATGTCTCTGTGCCAGTTAAGATTTTCCCATGTGCTTGTGACACGACTAGATTTGACAATCCCCCTCCACCGCTGGAAGTCAAGAAGCTCAAAAACAAGTGCGTGTTTTATGTGGTCGGAGAGATGACTCGTCGCAAGAATCTGGTAGCGGTCTTGAGGGCGTTCTACACAGCATTCAGTCTCAGGGACGATGTGGCACTCGTCATCAAAACCAGCGTCCCTGGCAAATCCCCGGATGAAGCAACCGAATTGTTGCGGTCAACAATCGACGACGTGAAAAAGTCGTTGCACACATATGTCCGACATCCGTACTATCCACCCGTAGCTTGTATCACCGATTTCCTGCCGGATCAGAAGCTTGATCAACTTCACGTAGCTTGCGACGTTTTCGTTTTGGCGAGCCATGGTGAAGCCTGGGGCATTCCGGCGCATGACGCAATGGGGTTTGGCAATCCAGTAATACTTAGCAACTGGGGATCATTCCCGGAATTGACGTATCCACAGGCTGCGGAATACTGGGAACCAGAGACCCGCAGATTCAAGTGGCCGGGTGAGATTGATTGTGGCTGGTTGGTCAGAGGACAACTGACGCCATGTTTCGGACACACAGACAGTTTCCCAGACCTTTACACTGGCGACGAACTATGGTTCGATCCAGACATGGAACACCTGATCCACTGCATGAGGCAAGCCTACAAAGAATGGAATGAGGAATCGATAGATCGACGGCAGAAAGCGGCCCGCGAACGCGCTGCCAACTTCAGTTACCAACGAGTAGGTGCGATAGCAAGAGAACTCCTGGAGGCATAAATGGCAGCACCACTTTCAACTGCACTGAGAAGCATCAATAGGGACGAAAGCCGTCCCTTGAATATCCTGTACGCGAATAATCACGAAGCCTATAGCGCCACGCTGGCCAGAACAGGGCACAACTTCTTTATGCTCAATCATCCAAAATTCCACCCGTGGGATGTCAAGGAAAGACCAATGCCGCCCAACTTCTTTGTGTTGAGTGGCAGAGATATACCACAGCAACTCAAAACAGATTTGGCATTCGACTTGGTGTTGTCGCAGAACAGGGTTGATCACTATCCCATTATGTCTCAGATTGCAGCCCAACTTAGCTGTCCATTGCTACAAATGGAACACACGCTTCCGTGGCCTGACTGGGACGATACCACAACAGAGCGAATCGGTCACCTCAAATGCGATCACAACATCTTCGTGGCCAGATTCTCGGTTGGGGCATGGTTCCATGATGTCAACGACCCGGACGTGCAAATCATTCATCACGGCATTGACACAGACTACTGGGATGGATGGATCGGTGGAGACGGCAAGGTGATGACCGCCGTTTGGGATTACATCAATCGTGACAGGATATGTGGATTTTCCCTATGGAAAGAAGTCACACAGGGGCTCGAAGTCAACCCGTGGGGAGAAACACCCGGCTTCTCAAAGATGGCTGATAGCGCTGATCACTTACGGGAACTTTACCGCCACGCATCCGTGTTCTTGAACACCACCCTTTGGTCGTCTTGCCCATTCTCTCTGCTGGAAGCGATGTCTGTGGGTTGTCCTATTGTCACAACAGCGACAACATCAATCCCTGAATTCATCGAAGATGGGGTGAATGGTTTTATCACAAACGATCCGGTCACCATGAAAGAGCGGCTACAGGAGTTGATCGCGGACCAGGATATGGCCCGTGAGATTGGCGCTGCCGGTAGAAAAACTGTGCTGGAAACATTCGGTCAGCAACGTTTTCTTGACGAATGGAATGAGGCATTTTGGAAAGTGGCTAGATGCCCCGCAGGTAGATGGGTATAGGATTTAATACAGAAAAACAAGTTCTAGAGATACGAAGATTATATGCATTGATATTATCTTCTGGGCAAAAACAATATTCACAACGAAAATTGGCATCGATGTTTGAAGTTCAGCAACCAACTATCAAAAATATTGTTAATAGGAAAACATGGAAACGTATTTAATTGGAGAAAGTTATGCGATTAAACCTAGGATGTGGCAACGATATTCGGTCGGGATACGTCAACATCGATCGTCTGCCTCCGGGCCAAATACCACCGGACCTATACCGACAGGGAGACATCCAAACACTTGATTGGTTGACCGAAGACAACACGGTCGAAGAAATCATTGCTTTGGATTGTATCGAATACCTACCGACCAACGCAGTACAGCCAGCTTTGGCCAACTGGGCACAAAAACTAGCCGCTGGCGGTACGCTGAAGATTCTGATGCCAGACTGTCATGCTATCGCCAAAGCATTTGCTCAAGGGCAGTTCAATCTACAAGAGTTCTCGCAGATGGTACTTGGTACCCAAGAGGCTGGCGATTCTCGTCTATCGATCATGGACGCCGCTACGCTGCTCGATGTTCTACAGGAGGTTGGGCTGACCATTTCTGTTAAGAGATACGAGGGTGTGGCCATTTATGTCGAGGCGGTGAAATGATAACAACCGGATGTGAAGGCTGTTGTTTTTTACACAAAGATGATCGGGGCAAGGGGTGTACTCTACACCAACTATGCGCCATCAAGGATGGCAAGGCATTCGCTCCGGGATACTGCCGAATGTGTCGGAGCCACAAGTGGGCTAAAAAACAGAACACCACAGATTTGGGTAAGTTGTACCAGAAAGTCATTGAGGAACGGGCTCTCAAAATGGACCTTCTGGTATTCTTCGATGAAGGTAGAAACACCATCGACGATTTGCGAAAAACGCTAGATGAGGATTGGTATGTGCCATACACCGGCAAAGTTATCATCATGGATGTAACCGGCTTTGGGGCAAGACAGAACCTCGCACTACAGTATCTCAAAACCAAAAAGCAGCCGGTAGAAATTGTGGTTGACAGCAGTGCATTACATGAATCGATTGACCAGCGAGGTGATACGATCCGCAGGCTGTCCAAGCAAGTGAAGTCTCCGTTTTTCATGGCAATTCCGGCTGGCAATGCACTCAGAAATTTCCAGATTTTTGCTAAAATGGTTCAGCACGTACCAAGTCGCGTAATCCATTGGTCATTCCCATTTACCATAGGAACTACCGCGATAGCACCTCTTCAACTTCATTATGGTTTATTTATCACCGCACCCTATCGAGCACTAATGACTTCTCCCCAGGCGGAACCATTCATGACACAGTTGAGGAAAGAAGAAGCTGAGACGGAGATGGGACTTACGTGGTTTTGCACGGATTGTTGGTTGATATGATAAAAGACAAAGAAAACGTAACAGTAGTGATTGCAACCCACAATAACGCCAAAACAATCGAACGTGCCTTGCGATCAGTAAGCAAGGGTATCCGCCCGGCCAATCAGATCATCGTCGGAGACAATGACAGCACAGACGGCACCTATGATGTATTGTGCAAATTGCTCGGTGCCGAACCTGTCACCATCGACGAACAAACAGGAATGCCGCCGCAATTTGACGGTGAGCTTGATGGGACACCGGTCAAAATATTCCGAAAGAGACTCAGCACCATTGGTGACACACTGAACGTTGCACTACAAATGAAGTGGCAGGGTGTTACCCTGTTTGGTTTCATGGACCCAACAAGCTGGTACGCACCAGACAAAATTGCACAGGCGATTAGAGTTTGCAGCACACAACCATCAGTTGCATGTGTCGTGAGCGATTGCGATAACCATCATCCCGATGGCAGAGTAGAGAGAGTGTTCCGATGCTCTTTTGACATGCAAAGACTCTTGGCTGGATTCCCCTATGACCGAAACTTTCTGATGCGTCCACAACTATTCCCTAAACTCAAAAACGGTTTCAATGCTCAGATGCCAATTCGAGACGATTACGACATGCTACTTCGGATATCAGAAATTGGGTTAATCTATCACATACCAGCACCACTACACCACAATATCGTTTGTGAACTAGACGCAGCAACTAAACAATCTATTGCTCAGTGTGAGACGGCAGCAAAGCAAATGGCGGCTCAGCGCAGAGGTGCTCCGAATGGCTAAGAAAAAAAAGCAGAAAAACATCAAGCACAAGGAAGCCGTCCAAAGAAAGGCAAGTGCTGCCGAAGAAATGGCTAAGCTTGGTCTCAAGCTAGATGATGATCAAGCACTGGTCGGGTTTGTTTTCAACCACCTAGCGGTGTCTCATTTAACATACTTGGGGCTCAATTCAATCAACCGACTATGTAAAACATATGCGGGTCTCGACATTTGCATCTTCACTCAACACCTGATCCCCTCATGTCTACCGCCTCTATGCCCAGTTTTCGGTGTTTCCGATCTGGTCAGATGGCATCACTATCCACTCATCGCAACAAGTATTGGAACTACAATCGAGGCGTTGGCCAGCAATGCACCGATCGTTTATCACTATGCTTTCGATCCAGAATTCATCGGCAAATCACACATTGAACCCGCAGAACTGGAACCTGCATTTTGTGACCCAAGGGTACGAGTCATTGTGAGACACGAGTCTCACATGGAACTGATTGAAGAAGAATTTGGCATCAAGGTTTGTTCTGAGGTAATCCCCGACTGCGATGCCGAAGCACTGTCGAAGTTTGTGTTAACGGAGATGAAGAATGACGACTGAGACGAAACCACCAACTCGGATGGGGAAGAAAGAACTCAAGGATGCACTATTGGCTCTCGGCTATACGGAAGAGCAGTTGTTGGACACAGACGGCAAAAAGCTCAAGCGACCAGAGTTGCTTGCCAAGCTTCAGGCCCACAAAAAGGGCGAGGAAGGTCTTGCCATTCTATCTTCTGTTGAGGAAGATGACGATGTGGGCGTTGCCGTTGGGCCTGACACAACAGATGAGGGGGCCGACACTGGTGAACCTCAGCCGGAAAAGCTTGATCCTCCAACACCAAGCGATCCGGGATGGACTCAGTATGTGCTGGGGAAGTTCCTGGAAGATGAAGTGGATGGGCAGAATCCACGGGTCGAAGGGCTCAGGCGTGTCGCGGGCGAACTCGTCGGGGAACTGATCGAGGAAGGCTGCGATCTGCTTGCTGCGCCTACCGAGGACAACCGATTCCGCGCATGTGCAAAAGCGTGGGGTGTATTTCTAACCCCCGAAGGCAGGGAGAAGCGATTCGAAGCCCTGGCCGACGCACACAGCGAGAACTGCTTTGAGGACTACGCCACGTATCTGGTGGCTATGGCCGACACACGGGCCAAAGGCAGGATGTATCGCAACGCCCTGTGTCTGCGGCGTGTAGTGGCTGCTGAAGAGGTGAGCAAGACCGTAGCGACCGCTGCGGATATCCAAAAGGGTGGTCCGATCCACACCAGCCAGATCAGCATGATTCGTCTGATATCTGACCGCCACGGCTTCAAGATTTCGGACGTGTTGGATGGACTCGGAATCGAATACGAACTCAACGACCAAACGGGTGATGTCAATCTGCAATCGTTGTCCTACGAGGACGCGCTTGCTGCCGCAACAGAGATGCGGAAGATGAAGGAACAGAAGGGAGACGAGTAATGGCTGAGGAATTCAGCAAGGGCTTTGTGCTCTACAAGGCGAAGGGTGACGGAAACGGCGCTGCGTCCCAGTGGAACCTGGGGTCAAAAAAGGATTGCGTCTTCCTGGAGATGGCGAACCAGAAGGGCAAGGACGACGACAATAACGCCCGTTTCGACTGGGACAACAAGATTCGCTTCAAGCTGGGCGATGCTGATATCGGCGAGCTTTTGGCAGTCCTGGTGGGACTCCAAGATGGTATTGGCCCGTTTGATGCATCGAAGGGCAAGCATAAGGGGTTGTTCCACTCCAACCAGAGCGGGAATGCTGTGTTGTACTTCGGGAAGGACGAGCACGGAAGGTTCCGTATCTACCTGAGCGTTAAGCGAGGGGAAGAGAAGACTGTGGTACAGCACGCTATCAGCAAGGGCGAGGCGTGTGTCCTCAGCACCCTGTTGCGTCGTGCCATTGAAGTGATGTACCGGTGGTGTTAGTCTGGAGCGCTCCTTGCTTTCAGATCAATCTCCATTCGTTCCATCAGTGCTTTTAGCACATGGACATCAGTGCGCAAATCGCCAACAGTATTATTGAGGCGGGCGATATTCTCTTGTAATTGAGTCATGTGGGCCGCTATGATTTCAGCATAGCGGTCCATTTCGTTTTCGACATCCGTTTCATGGGCATCTTGTTTTTCCTCCATGTTGGTGATACGAACGTTTGTGGCCGTAATTGCATCCTGAACTCGTTGTTTTTCAGCCCCCATAGAGAATGCTGTGCCGACAATACCTCCGAAGATACCTATGAATAGACCAACAACACCATATAAGGTATTTTGTTTCTTCGTCATTCTATCCTCCTAGTTCTATCCGCTCCAGTAAGTCTCTTTGCCAATGATCTCTGGTAATGACCAAGAATTTCAACCCGTGTTTCTCATAGAATGCCTTTTTTCGTTCCAACTTGTTGTCCGCACGAACCTCCATCAACCCATCATATTCGACCCACAAATCGTATTCAGGTAGATAAAAGTCACAGATACTACGGCTCGGTTTTGGTAGTCGTTTGTGCGGCACATATTCGATATCGTTGACAAGAAGCCAATCTGCCACGTCGGCTTCAGATTTTGAATCGTAAATCTCTCCGTCAAGTCCTGTTGTTTTTTGCCACATAGGTCACCCAAGAAAGAGAAAAGGGGGCTATCCGCGTCGGGTCACGGAACGCCCCCCCCTGATTCGTTGCTGACTGTGGATTACAGATACTCAAGCTGGACGTACAGTCCGAAGTTCTCCTTCGAACCGATACTCAACGGCGTAGCCGAAATGCAAACGTACCAGTCGTGACGATCGTCCTGAGTATCCGTACCAGACGGACTCAAGCCACTCTCACCTGGACTGCTCAGCAAAGGCACCGTGACGCCAGAACCAGATGGTGCAATCCATCCAGGATGGCTACCCGGAGCAAGCGCTGTACCACTGGAACTAACACCAGAACCACCGTTACACACCTGAAGCACCTGAGTCGTTACACCTTCAGCGCCATTGTTGATATTAGAGCGGTCAAAAATGCGAAGCTGACAATTCTGGGTCTTCACAGCCGTATCAAACGTGAAACGGATGTTCAGCGTACCAGAGTTGATCGCCACCGCTGACGGAACGACTGCTTCCGCACCATCGATGATCACACCGGAAGTCACAGTGTCATACTTGCAGTTCGTGGCTTCTGGACCCGCTGGGGCACTACCGTCACTCGCGCTGATGTAGGTGCTATCCTGATACTCCCCGACTTGAACCGAAGTTCCAAACGATGCACCGAAAAAGCCTAGACCAGACGAATTCAGATCGACCCAGGTTCCACCACCTTGCCCTGCATAGAAGTTAATCGCTGCTGCCATGTCTTTCACCCCCTCCCATTTCGTTTTTCAAAAGCCTACACTTCATCCACTCTATTATACACCAACAGCCCAAGAAATGGACCTTGAATCCCACTTTATTTCTTAAACGTAACCTGAACCCATCCATCTCTCTGGTTTGGAGCCACCGTGGTCAGTGTATCTTCCACCAGAAGGATCACCAAAAAATGTAGAATATCCACTCTGCCAAATACGTTCGGCTCTGGTAAGATAGTCCTTCGCTACACCCATCGGGAGAATTCCACTCTGCCACATGCCAATATACTGAGCCAATTCCCTGGAACCAATCCGACTATCCTGATTTGTGTCTGCTGGATGGTAGCTGTTTCCAAAGTAACCTGACCCCATGTTAATTATGAAAAATGGCTCGTCGAAAGCCGCGAAATTGGAAGTTCCACCCAGAGTCCCTCCCGGAGACTTCGGCCCAACCGTGTTCCTGATAGCGGTGAACATAAATCTTACTTGACGGGTACCTGATGGGATAGTAATATTGGCTTCATTCAGATGCCACCCTGCTGTTCCGTCTGGCCCAAAAGTGTATCCTGAAATGAAGGTATCGGCACCAGGGTTGCCACTATAGAAATCAAATCTACCCTCGCCCGTATCATTGATAGCTTGATTAACAGTAGTTTGATAAAGACCGATGTGGGCATCATACAATTCATGATCAATACCTTCTTCTGGTACACCGAGCTTATCAGTCAATAGGATAGTTTGCATAACAGACCCGGATGCTAAATCTGGTGCCTGGAAGTAATAATCATGGCCAGTACGAGAAACTGGATATGTAGTGTCAATATTTTCGTTTGGATGTGTAACCATGTGATTCATGACAGATGATGGACTGAATGTTTTAAAGTAACTATCTGGGTCAATCTGAAAGTTAAAAGCATTCTGTTGTTTATTGATTTTCCATGTATTACCAAGCGAACCACTAATTGCTGGTGGCGTATTAGGGTCGGTCCAGGTTCTATGAACTTCATCTGGATCAATCGATGTAGCTACATTGTGTGTATGTAGAGGAATCACATATAGAGTATTATAGTCATAGTGAACATAAGGATATCTATCAAGTGGAGAAAGATCATGATCAGTAGGATATCGTTTAGTATTCCATTCAAGAACAGGATATGTTAAGAACGTGAAATAATCACCATTGGCGTCTGTTATAACTTCTCCCCTGAAGGGATTACGCATTGGATTGTCTGGAATAATATTATCAATTGTGTAGACCCAAACTTTTGGGAAATATTCGTCAAACTTACGATAATTGGCCCCCTGAATTACTTCACCATTGATATACCGAATCTTGTATTCATAATCAATCGTACCGCTATATTGTGGATTTGTAATAGTTGCTTCTCCATCAGTAGATTGACGATTAGACCTATTAATTGCAAAAGCAGGACTGATATCCCATCTGTTGTAGTATCGATAATTAGAACCTACATCATAGAATCTCCAGCCTGGTTGGTACATAGCTTTCTTTTGCATGAAAAATGGTATGTCATCCGCAACGGCCCACTCAATAAGATTAGTCCCCAATATACTTACTTCTGGATCAATTGGGCTAGCATGTTCTACTACAACAAACATAGTATATGTGAGCACACGATTACTTCCTTTGTGCCATTCGTGAGATACACCTACTTGAATAGCATCAAGATCATCCCACGTCCATGGTTCGCCAGTTACGGGGTTGTATGGCCAATCAGCCATAGAATAACCATTGTTATTACTAGCAGTACCATTATGGTATGCTCTCGCTCCACGATCACCAGGACACCAATGATCTGAGATATAATCAACATGACCGCTAACACCAGATGGTACACGTATCATGTGATGCTGATGATCAATTGGTTCAGACGCACCTATCACATGATCCTGAACACATGTCCAGATGCGATAAATCACTGGCAACGATGTTTCACCGATGTCTGCATTGATATTTGGAACATAATTCTTAACACCGCCTAGACCGTAACCACCCGCCATGGGTTGTTTGCCAGACGCAGCAGGTGGTCTTTTTAGATAGAATAATGCTTTATTCCCAGAATTGTTAGAGCGCAGTCGCGGATCATCCTGATTGACATAGAATGGATTGCTCTCGTTCGGGTGTATATGTTGATAGCCATAATCTATCTCATAATCTGGATATAAATTTCGGTTTCCGTCTTGAACGATATAATCTTGCAATTCACCATCCCAGTCAAGATGAACCACAGTCAGTTTCGTTCCGTGAGGTATCATACCATTGGTTGGTGCACCAAATCTATTTGGTGCGGCTACCCAATATGGATCACCACTTGGAACGAGAGCACCACGAGGGTATTCTGGCATCCATGTGTTGTGTTTACGTCCATTCGGAATACCATAGGCATCATAGTCCCAATATTCTGGGTCTATCTCCATAGCAGTAAATTTCAAGCTATACTTAGGATTCCATTCAAGACTGGCGTGGGATGAATACATAGGATCAAAAATTTTGGATGGATACGATTGAGACGGATCACGGATATCATTGTAAATGATATTATCAAAGAAAAATCTTGCAGTCCGATTGTTGTTTTCGTTTGAGCCAGCAACAGTGTAACCTAAGTAAACCTTTTGTGATACATTTTCTCCTAACCATCCTTGTGACGATTGTTCGTTAAACATATTGGTTGTATGTTGAATATCCAGCTTGCCATTAACCCACACGTAAACCAAACCAAGATTGGCCGGATAGAAATATTGTCCACTGGCGTAATTCGCCGGTGGCCAAACTGTTTGATCGTCACCAGGCAGCATAGTATTCGGAAATTGTGGGTGACCATTGGCTGGCCATTGATCCATTTGTAATGGATACTCAGGATTAGAACTCTCAGCACCGTATAATAATGGTGGGGTATTCGGATTGATTTCATATGCAGAGAAAAATGGCATAAACACATCAACAACATAATATCCTAGACCTATTGGGTCTGGTCCTACTTCACTTGTATCCCATCCTTGCGCTGGATTTATGAATACCTGAATTTCGTGCCACTTATTTGGCTCAAGCTGAATAGTACCAAATCGCCCATCTTCTCTTGCCAACCATGCTGTCTTCATATACGATGGAGGATTAGTATCGGGCTGTGTAATATGTTTAATACCTTGTACTTGAAGATAACCATCAACCAAACTTATTGTTAGATCACGAGATTCTTTTGTTCCTAAAATTTGACTACGTTGAAGAACAATAACATCTCCACCTAATTCATGCGTATACATAAAATCAAATTTTAAATAAAATGCACGAATTGACCCAGGTTCAGCATTAACAGCACCATTGCCTCCAGTATGCAACATACACGAATAGCCTGCTTTACGGCTCGTATTTGAATGCGTCCATGTTTCTAAACAATAAGCCCCATGACCACCGGTAACACCATATCTATCAAAGATCTCTTTGTGAGAAACAATTTGGCAATTTTCTGCATATGCTTCATCCACAGCACCTACACCACTTTGCCATCCCACAAAAGAGTAAGGTAAGTTACCACGAGCCTGATCACGAAACATCTTAGTATGTTCCATCCCCATACCAAAATGCATAGTATACATACGCATAATACTAACCCCTACAGATATTCCATCTCGAAAGTCATGCCAAATTGTTTATCACCGAGTTGGGTGGGAGTACAAGTCAAAGCGACATACCAATCATGTTGAGTGCTTAATTCCTCAAAACCACCTAGTCTCACACCATTTCTGCCGGGCGAATTCACCAATCCGATATAATTTGAACCAGAAGCACTCACATTCGACCATGTTGAATCACTATAAACACTAGTTTCTGATTGGAGTCTACTACGGTGCCGTATTTCAGCAGCATAAAATGTTAGATTTTCTGCTGGTTGTTCTTTTCTAGCTGTTATACCATTAAAACTGCCATCGAATACCCACAACTTTGCATTCTGACAATACACCGCAGAATCATGTGTGAATCTAATATTCACAGTTGCTAGTTCATTTGGCAATTTTTGAAGCAGAATCCCAGAACCAATCTGGCCATGAATAATACCAGATACACCGCTATACCTATTGTTGTTACACTCAAAACCTTCTATTGTACCATCAGAATTAGTCACAAAAGTACGACCATTGTAGTCACCAATAGTTATCGGTGAACCAAAACCATTGTCCCCGAAGAATCCCAAACCAGAACCGGTAGATACTAATGTGTTTTCACCAGCATACAACTGCAAAGTCGCCATTTTTCCTCCCACCATTATTCAATATCACTACCACCAATAGAAAATTCATATGATAAATTATTCATATTAGTCCCCACAACCGAAAAAGAAAATTCTATATTTGATGATACCAGGTTATTAGGAACAGAATCAGGGTCACCAATTGGCCCACTATTAGTTATTATGTATGTTATACCCGGACCTGGAGAATAAGGTCCAGGACTGAATGGATTAAACAATGGTGCTGGTATCATATCTATCGAGTGACGATTTTGAAGATAAGCTCTCAGACGTATAGCTGTACAACCGGCAGCTAATACAAAAGTATAATCAAACGGAACAATCAAATCGCTTTGATCACATGTTATGAAACCAACACCAGGAACAATGCCACCTTCAGTAGCTACATCTTCAAATTCGTCAAATTCACTATGTTGATCTTCTGATAATTCATTTCCTAACCATCTACTGTCCCATCCAAATTTATTTTTCATAGACATATTAATTCTAGCAGTTTTTTTAAGAGATTGACCACATCCATACTCATAATTGTTATATTCTATTGGATCGTGTGGTGGAACATGGGCTGGGGAAAAAAACCATGTTGAACTTTCTGTATAATAATAACTAGTTGGATCACTTATAGGACTACGGATAATAGCTTCTCCGTTGATTGTTACTTCTCCTGATTCTGGATCATCAAAATTTATGGGTAAATCTGACACATTAATAACAAAATCTACAATCATATATGAAGTATAAGTAAAGGTGCGACCTGTTTCAGGACCAACATAATATGACCATCCACCAATTGGAGAAAATGATTCCATATATCCCTTGGTATCTGTCCAGAATTGAGCACCGACCATTTGTGCTGGTAATAAATTTACTACTGAGTTTAATTCTGTTAATGATCTATAATCATTTAATTCGCCATCACCATCGTGGTACTCATCTGATCCAGTTAATACTTTTAATGCATTTGTGGGATCTAAAGATTTACATTGAATAAACATTTTTCCCTTAGAATTTCTTTCACCTTTATAATTTTCTGGAAGATCAGTATGCCAACTTGCTTGATCACTATAAAAATTAAAATCGGCTGCTTCCTCATCAGGTATAGTGAAAGGTAATTCTACTTGCTCATCCATTGTCCTGGCATATTCATACATATTAGCAATTACTTCTCTCAAGTATTGTGGCATACCTATGTATGACAAAACAGTTTTATTGTTAAACAAACGATAAAACTGATCTTCATCAATTGTTGTAAAAGATGGTAAATTAGCTGGATAAGTAACAAAAGCAGACAAAGGTCTTGGATCAGGTACAACTCTACCATTAGATAATATTTCAAAACTATTGACCCAATCTGTTGGTATCTCCGACAAGCTGGGATATATATCAGAAGTTTTTAAATAAGTTCCATCTTCATTTTCCATGTCGATAAATGGTATCTCAATATTCACTACAGGACTAAATCCACCATCTATATCATTACCAGCATAAATATTATTCCACATAGCTATGCCATAGGACATTCTACTAAACGTATCCAACAAACCCAATATATGTCCAGGATTTTTATAATCTATGCCTGGATTACCTACACCCAATCCAGTATAATCGATATCTGGAGTATAAATTGTGGGTGTCGGATTAATATACAAATATGGATCAAAACCAGGATATATTAATGTAGTTGGATTAGGATATAGCGGCCCTGGATATCCACCACACATAATCCCCAAATCGGGCTGAAAAGGATTGTAACCATGTGCAGCTAAACTCATTAATTTATTTTGACGAATATCGCCTATAGACATTTTAATCCTCTCCATTTTCAGTAGGTGGAGGAGAAAAAACTTGTGGAGTTTGTTCTATGTACGGAATAAATGGTCCAGTTTCGCTTTCTGCAAAAATGCTAACAGTTACCTTTGTACCAACAGGTAATAATCCTGGACTAGTATCTGGTTCTGCTAAATTCCTTACGCTATTCCATTCTGCTAAAAAATATGATCCAGTTATATCAATACCACCAGCAAAACTATCTGGATCAATATCTTGATAATTTAAACGTCTAACAGAATAAAAAGGACCACCCTCTTTAACTGAAATAATTCCCAACCCACCTTCGGGTTTTTGATAAACATATCTCCTTGTACCATCATCTGGGCCTTCAAGCTGTTCAACCTCTTCGGTCTCTGGAGCCGATTCTGGCTCTGGTGGTTGCTCCATATCGTCCTTATCTTCTGGATAGTCATCCTCTGGTTCTTTCTCGTCCTGCTCCTGATCCTTTTCCCGTTCTTCCTGGCGTTTCCGTTTGAATTCACCAAGTTCTCTGGTATACAGATTCATCACATACCTGGTGGTGACACCGTTGGCATCAAAGCGGATAAAGATTTCGGTGATACTACCACCAAGACCTATCGCTTGCCCTATATTAACTTGTGGGACACCTGCTACCTCAAGTTGCCCAGTATTGATAACTGATAGCCCTGGCATTGTATCAATTTTCTGAGCCGCCATATCAGTCAACTGATTCATAGCCGTAGTATGCAACATACCACGGACACCGAAGGTCCATGGGACCAAATCCTTGTCAACCGAAACTTCAGCACGACCAGGAGAAGGCACTCTACTTCTGGTTAACGAAGTATTACTCCATGGGCCATAATGAACACCACGATCCATCAGTGGGAGCCATGCATTAAACAAACTTTCGTGTCTGACATCAATCGCAGAATTTACGTCTCCTGTATCGGGATCAATATAACTTCTGGTTAGGGCTACCGGTAGAACAATAATTACGTATCGGCCATATTGCTCCAGAGTACATTTCATATATGCTTCATCGTTGTGGGATATCAAATTACTTGAGTTACGAACAACACCACCCCAAGTCACATACTTAGCCTGTCGTGGAGATTCAACCGTGCCAGACCCATATAGCACCAAATTTGATAAGTGAACAAATGGCCCCCATCGACCATCTTCGGTTGTCATTTTCAACATTACGTCAGGCTCAAAAAGTTGTGTACCAATAGGATGCAGACTACCTTCCCACCATCCTGCTGGAATAATTTCTGGATAATTGGCAAGGTCTTGACCAGCATCAGACATCACGCTCTTGCTCAGCGGGACATAGAAGCGTTTACCCCAATAATCATTGATATATCTTTTGAGTGCCGCCAACTGGTCAGCATCCATAGAATCATTGAGATCACCATTAAGAGCATCCGTCATTTGTTCTGTTGTCGTGTCAAATCGTCGGGAAGAAGGCTCTCCGGGAATAGTATAAGCAGGAGAAGATAGTGGTTGTCCGACAGAATTAAATCCCCAAAACTGTTTGATATCGACACCGTGGACTTGGTGCAGCTTTCTCTTCACACCACCCCAAACAACCTGATGAGTGGTGGTATCAGTATTTTCATATCCATCTTTACGACGAATGATATGGCCTTCGTGTAGCGCTGCAAGCTCATCCATATCAAGCGCGAGCGGATTACCAATACCATCTAGTCTACGAATTACCTGGATTTCAATAACAATGGTGTCATCAACAACACTCTTGCGACGAGATTCAACCCACCATTCTGCACCTACAGCATTGCAGAACTCGGTGATCACGGAAACCAACGAACGGACTTCACCTTCGATGTAGTATTCCTCAACACCCTCGCCGCGCAGATTGGTCAAATCCTTGAGTGCTGTCATGTCTACTTCAAAAGTATTGTTACCATACTCTAATGTAGCTGCCTCAACACGATCTATAATATCGGCGAACGGTCTTCCACTATCTTGTTCTCGATTACTAGTAGATGTGGATTCATCAGTCTTGGTGGGAACAAAAATATTATTACCACCAATAAGTGATACCTCTGGGTCGCCATCATCAACATACACATTAGAAATATGGGCGGCATCTAAGACAGTCCGACAATCTGTCAAGCGAACCACATAAATACCTGTGCCAGCCGGATCAGTAGTTGTTTTTTCCCAAGATTGAACAATACCAATAATACTCAATTCACCAAAAGCAACATACTGAGCAGATCGCACATCATACTGGTCCAGAGTAAAATCCTGATCCTCTTCCTCGACAACTGTAACGGTAAACACAATGGGTTGGCTATTGAAACCCATCTGCGCAGTAATGCTCTTGAAAGAACAGCCGAACACCTTGGTTGTTCGAGCACCCCATGTATCATCATATATTACAGTAGCCATTACGATCCACTCTCCGTTACCGTATGCACCCTAGTACGAGAGTATTTACCAGTTGTGGGATTCCACACTTCATGATCACTCTCTAGAATGTATGACCCAGGATACCACGGACTGATCAGAGGACCATACGGTACACCCCCTGCTGCATCCATGGTATCAGCAACCGTATCAGTATCAGGCTTTGTTGACCCATGCCCCTCGGAACGATAGCTTACACTAATCTGTTGGGCGGTAGCTGTGTTGATCCGCTGAATGATTGGGCCAGCTATTCGGCCAGGAATAAACAACTTTGCTGCCATAATTTGTGGATATGCAATATCGACGACAATATCGACATTGTTCTCGTCCTTGTCTGTCCAGGTCCACGCCGTCCGAGATGTCCCCCTTGTTTCGTTCAACGCACTCGTTTTGGCTATATGGGTACCAGTAAAGGTAACACCAGCGGGCTTTTGCGATCCGATCAAGGTCTGAGCTAGTGTTCTGGCGTCGGTATCTGATGGGATATTGCTTCTAGCATTATTGAGCCGTGCTGTTTTCGTATCCCCCTTGCCTTCGATATCAACACTGAGCGAAAGAGTGTAGACACCATCTCTAGCATTGTAGGATAAGGTAGCCTCATTACCCTGTGTGTAATCAGCATCTTCACCAGCAGACCAGCTAAAGCTGAAGGTGACAACTGCGTCTTTTTCGTTAACCGTAACGTTCTTCTGAGTCGGCGACGTTGGTATCACATAGCCTTCCAGCAGTGTGCCCAACGATGTCTCCGTCTCAGTCTTGGCTGCGGCATTCGTCGGAACTTCCGCCTTCGCGTTCGCCACGGCGGATGATCCCCCAGTGCGCTCTTGATCGTGTAAACCGTAAATGGTTCCATTGTAACTGACATCGACAGCCTCATCTTCGGTGCGATGGATTACTGTAAATGTTTTCTCAACATAGGTCGCAGCGACTTCGCCTGGACCCGCTTCTCGAATTCTCCACGTCTCAGTAATAGCATAGCTACCATCGCGTTCCGCCACATTCAGGTTCTTGGTGTAGCTGCCGTTAACCCAATTGGTGAAGCCAGTCGCGTAGGAGACAAAGGTGCTGTCTGGTGTCCCAGCGACTCGTGCATCACACCATCCCTTGGCGTTGGCCCAAGCCTGAGTCTCATCCCCGGTTGTTTCGTCGAACGTCAACAACCCCTTGGCACTAACAACGTGGCTAATCTCGAACACCTTACCTTCGTGTCCTGCCACTTCGCTGAACTGCCATTCTTCCGACACATCCTGAAGACCCGAAGCATCAAAAATGTCCTCGTCGATAATGCCCGTCAGATATTCAGCTTCTAGTTCAATCCGATATTCGCAACGATCGGCCCATTGCCCTTCTGGGAAATTGATCGATCGGACTTTCGGACGACACTTGACCGGGGAAGCGGCACCGCCGTACCACTCCAGCACCTTACCATCTTCCCTGAACAGCCACCGTAGGGCCTCTTGCTTGCGCTCTAGCTGCACGAACGGCGTATCGCCGCCCACGTATGTCTCATCCGGTGGATAGCCACCAACCGTCCAGAAAGCGTTGGATGGGTCGCCCAGAGGGTAACTACCGCTTGGGGAACCTCGGAACGGCAGGAGCGTTCCTGCCAGCGAAATCTCATACCCCACACCGTGCTTCCCGCCATCACCCGCAGCACGGTATACCTTGGTCACCGTTACCAGTGGTGCTGGAATAATTGCTTTGCTGTCATATACAACCGAAGCCATCTTGTCCTCCCTTAATACCCGTGCGTATACAGGTTCCCGCTGGTATTATACACAAGGGTACCAGCGTCTAAGAACAGGTGAAGCCCGCTTGGGCCGTTATTGAACAGTCCAGAGATGCCCATCAAATAAAGCAGTGCTGTACCAGTCTCTTGTTCAAAGAGTCCCTCTACAAACAGATTGCCCGACGCAGAATACAGTGCTGGGATGGCTCCCGACATGTACAGAGTGGCCGTTCCGAAGTAGCCGGGCTCGCACTTCAAGAACAGGGTCCACGGGTCACCATGCGCATTGCATGGCATGGAGCCGATCCGGGTCGGGTCGTCAGGATTGACGCTGCACACCAATCCTACGGAGTCGCTGATCTCGTTCCCGCGTGGCGCTTCGCCGGAAGCATGGCCGCGCATGTACATCGAGCAGGATGCTGGTACCGTGAAATCAGACTTCAGGAATAGTGTCCACGCTTCGTCGCTGGTCAGGTTGCCATCTTGGGCCTTCAAGAACAGCGTCCACTCTTCTGTCCCGCCAGCGGTGTATGGGTAATCGGCGTCGGCAGCCTCTAGGTAGAGTCTGGCGTTGTTGAATGTCTGATTGACACCCGATGACCCAGATGGTGGTGTGAAACAGTTGATGAACAGATTGAGCGAACCAGTCTTGTCGTTGTCTTCGGTCTTGAGGTAGATGGTCCACGATTGGTTGTGTTTAAGAGGCCCGATATATAATGGGCAAGTACCGGTAGCTGTTTCAGAAGCGCACATATAGAGTGTTGGGCTTGGATCACCGTATGGATAGGTGAAATCATCTGGGTCTCCTGGGTAATCAAAGCTACCACTTGAACAAATGAATTCCGGTCCCTTTATATATAAGTCGGGGCTCTTGCCGCCAGACGGATAAGTAAATGAACCAGAATTAATAGGATAATCAAATTCTGGATACGGAAAATTACCGCTGGAACAAGTAAACTCTGGACCCTTTGTGAAGCACCATCTCGATCCTAGCCACCATTCATGTCCAGTCATAAATAGATCGATAGGTGGCTCAAAAGCACCAGCCCGTGTATGCATATACATGTTGCCAGAATATGGTACAGGACCAAGTGCAAATAGAGTGCCAGAGCCAACCTTCACCAAATGGCCATCTCCAACTTTCAAAAGCATACCAGATGGATAATTACCACTAGTGCTGGAAGCATTATGTCCATGTATAAATAAATCGGTATTATCAGCAGCAGGACCGAATATAACTAAATTACATGTCTCTGTGCATTGTAGCGGTCCTTTGATGCATAGATGTGGGCCATACTCCATACCGGCCATGCTTTCAATAGCTGCTGCGCCATCAGCGGCATAGATAAAGTCTGTTATTTTTGGCGTGCGAGCGGCTGTTCCTATGTAGGCACTGGTAAATGATTCTAGTGTACGGAGATACAGGCTGGCTGTTCCACTAATTGTTGGTGGTCCAGATATATACATGTCCATGCCCTGCATAACGGTGCTGCCTGTCAAACCACTTGTGGTTCCACTGACATCACCAGTAGTTAGGACAGTGAACACTCCACTACCTGTCGTGCCACCGAAGAAAAGTCCGCTACCACTAAACGAGAAATCGTCCACTCTAGGAACATCTAGGTGATGAATCGGATACAGCTTATAGGTATAAGTTGCGGTAGGTCTCGGGGAACGTCTCTGGTCTTTCTCTGGATGATTGTGATGACAAATCCACCGAACAGCAGCGCCGTATGTATTGGCCCAGTCATTTTCATATGGTTGTATTATACCACTTTGGGGATCATGGAATATTTGCTGTTTAGTTGGTGGACGTGACCCTTGCGAAGGGTAGGTAACTTGTAATGGACTAATATCACGAACTTGAAATCCAGATGGAGGAATTTCTTCTAGAAGATATGCAGAACAATCTTCCCCATAATTTCCCAAACCAACCTCAAGTGTTACTAAACACCCCGACCATATTTCTCCTTGATAATAAGATGAAGGTATAAATGGTTCATATGTAAATGGACTAATGGTACGATTTATATATGTAGGTAATGGTGATATTGTTGGTTTATATTCACTTAGTGGACGATAATAATTAGCTACTGTACTATATAAACCTAATAATTCGTCTTCAGTAAACCTACTAGAATCTGACCAAAGAGCAACTTCATTAACCGATATACTGACATTTGCTAAACCACCATCCTGATTAACTGCACGCAATTTTACACCGATGGCATTTTCTGCATATTGATTGTTTGGATCTGAAGAACTATACAATGTTCCGGTAGGTGGTCCAGTAATTCCAGAACCGATATATACCCATGGTTGACCATCAACACTAAGATACACCTTCATATGATCTGGTGCATCTCCGTCAATACCACTAGGAATAAATTCGGATCTAACAATAAAAAATGCTATATCATCATGCGGAATATTTTGTTCCGGCCAGAATTGTCTCCATGTATGATATGTTCCACTTTCGTTTGGATTCCATGACCAATCAGACCCAGTTGGAGTACCCCAGTGAGTGGTACCACCCCACCATCCACTACCATCCCCAACTTGATCATATGATTTATCTTTAACTGTTGTATAAACATTAATATTATTTCCGTCTGCTATTCTTAGTCCAACACTGTGAACTTGTATTGTAGACCCAGGAGATTGAAAATCTCCCGATGGCAAAGATTCCAAGCTATGCCAAAACCATCCTACATCAACTTGATTACCAGCGGTTTTTGCGCCAGACATCCAAAATGCAGCAGTGATACTGCCCGATCCTGGATAAACATAATCCTGTATTCTACCACATACATGTTGTTGATTTTGAGCTATATCTTCAAGTGCATAACCACCCAAATGGGATGATAATCCACCACCCATATCATTATATATAGGAAGTGTGCCATCTCCTACTGTTGTTGTTGCTCCTACAATTGGTAACCATGATGTGTTTGTGATAATAGTTGATGAGACTGGCCAATCAATGGTCTCAATATGTTCTGTAATATTACCAACCACAGGATAATGATCACGACGACTTAGGTAGAAGATACAATTTGATTCTCTAATAATACCAGATCCAGGATCAACAGGATTATGAATATACATATTAATTGATGCAGTTGTTTGTTCCAGAACTTTCAAAAATAAAGAACTGATTTTTGATTGGAAATCAATACCTTGAGTGTATAAGTTATTCGATGCATTAGATGAACTTTTACTATTGATAAACAGATTACATTCATCATTATGTGATGTAAGACCAATGCCTTCAATATAACATGACACACCAGATGGATAACCGACACTATAATCTGGATCTGTGGCATAAAAATTAATACCAAAAATATATAAGTCATTAGAAGTGTAATGTGTATCTAGACCATAAGTAAATAAATTAATATCTTTTAGTTGAGCGCCATGAATATTCATAGGAATGCCAGAAGGATAATTATCATTAGTATTTATTGTATTATATGCATCAATAAATATATTAACATTATTACTTAAAACTTCATTCCCATTGATAAACAAATCAATACTTTTCTTTTGAGCGCCATCAATATATAAAGTTACACCACTTGGATATGAAAGATCTATGGAAGATCCAAAGGCATGACCGAATATTATTGCGGGAACAGTTGATGTTTTGATAATTGGGATGAATCTTAAATTATTCCAATAGCCTACCAGTCTATTAGTGTGAGGATTAACTACAATATCGTGCCAAAATTCAGCATAATTGCCACTGGTTATGTTGCTGTGTATTCTAATAATACTCGAAGATGTATCATTAATAGCTTCGCCTGTTTCACGTAACTCATAATATCTGGTATCTAAAGTTGACCCAATTTGACGCACACCTAAAGATCGGCTGCTATCATTTTCTCTATGTTCTAAAGCAATTTCACAAACATCATATTCCGTAACACCACTAATTGCCAGTGGATACCATTCACTATTTTCACCTACAGTTCCGACGTCATGAAAACGTTCGTTGTATTGGCCAGGTGGTATGTCCCACTTTCCTATCAGATTGAATTGAATACCAGATGTATTTTGAGCATATACTTGAATAGTTCCACCAACCCCGCTAGTGTTAACATGTAATGTAGCACGTTCAACACCATCTATAGTTTTACAAATTTCAAAATATCTATTTAGAGATGAACCAATTTGTCTAACTCCACCGCTTTGAGCGATATCCGATAAATTTTCAACCAATACTTCCACAACAGTATTGGCATAATCAGAACCTAAATCATAATTCTCCCAAACACTACCGCTGCTGGCATTAAAACCACTGGCAGATTCTATATAGTGACCACCACACCAATAACCAGCCAGTCGAAAAGTAATATCAGAGATATGTTCTGCGTAGACTTGGATTGCACCCGAAATATCAACAGGAACTAAAACACTAATAGATTCAACATCATAATTAGAAGCATTGTGTAATTGAAATTTACGATCCAAATTACTATCGGTTGATCTAGCTCCACCATAATAACCATTTACATTATCTTCATTGCTGATTATAACTTCCGCAACAATATTCATATTGCCAGATGATGCGGGTACACCATATGCAGTTAGATCTAAAGTATTCCATGTTTCTGCGGGTGATGTTGTAATTGTACCAGGATCAGTGTCAAGTTCTATATAATGTGCATTAGGATTTAATCCTTGTATAAAACATGAAATACAATTTGATTTTATAAAAGGAATATCAGAATTAGTAAAATTATTCCAATATCCATCTAAATATACTTGTACATCATAAGATATATCTTCAGCCATGTATTGTATATAACCATCGTCATCGGTGTTAACATACATACTACACCATGTACGACCAGGTGTGGTACCATCTGTTTCTGATTCATCTAGGTTTAAAATACGTTCTAAAGATGAAGACGTAGATCTTGAACCAAACTGGTTGCTATTTGCACTATTGTTATGACTGACAATAATATTAGCTGTACAACCACTAGGTATACCGGAACTTCCTATATCTAAGTTTTGCCATTCCTCATTTTGCGAATCAGGTTTGGGATATTGAATAAAACTCTCTGAAAAATTTCCAGGAGCAATTTCAAAATATCCTAATAAATAATATGAACACGCAAGAGTATTATCTACATAAATATCAATAGCAGCATTATTTCCACTGGTCGCACTAGGTATGCTTAAAAATGTTTCTCCACCACCTTCGGCTTCTTTAATATGAAATTGTCTTTCTAGTTGGGAACCACTTGATCTTATACCAATATTATAGCCTGTATTAGCACTACTATTGGCTAAAGCAATATCTACTACAGGACTACCACTAATACCATATTGATCAAGTGCGTAACTTTCCCATACCGAATCAGATGATGCAGTAAAATTCTCAAATTTTTCAACATATTGACAACCAATCCACCAACCAACTATAGTAAAATTTGGTGCAATAACAGATGGAAAATCTTCAGCATAATAGTCTGAATAATATTCAATATGGCTATCTGCGTCGGCTTGTACCAACATGGTACAAATATGATCGCCTTCACCTTCTGATTCAGCAATTTGTACCCGACGATCAATGCTTGACCCTTTGGAACGAACACCAGCCCAGTATTCAGTATTATTTCGAGGATGGGCTATAGCAATTTCAACAACAGCACTAGCGGGAACACCAAAACTGGTTAAGTCATATTCTATCCACTGATCGTCACTTGACGCATTGGGGCAGACCCATCCACCATAATATTCTTCATAATGTCTTAATGCCACAATTTATCACCCATTTAAGTTACCGCACTCTCAAAAGTAGCCGCAGCTTCCGAGCTACCAGCCGCACGAGCCAACTGCTGGAGCACGGCGTTGATCTCAGCCTTAGCAACCCTTGTCGCTACGGCTTCAAACTCTGCCGTAAATTCTTTCGCTGCTTCCCCAACACCAGCAACATCTATCTTGACATCGCTCATAGTCTCAACGTTAATGCCAACACCTTCCTCCATTGCTCCAGCGATTCTTGTCATACCCTCGTTGAGACTACCCATACTCTCCTGGGACTTATTGATGACTTCATTATTAGAAGCAATCGCTTCGGTATTCGCTTCCAGACCTGCCACTTCTAGGGGCTTCTCCCTCTCAGCGGCAGCCAATTCTGCTGCCTGTTGCGTCTGAGTGTCAACGGCCTTGGCAACCGAATCGACTCTTTCGCCAAGAGCATTTACGGCCTCTGTGGTCTGGGCGATAGCCTCACGAGCACCCTCCCCATCAGCGCCACTACCAGCAGCAGCCTCTTGTTGTGCAGATAGGGCTTCTCTCTGAACGTCAGCTACCGCCTGCAACTGACCGACAGACTCACTCATCCCCTTGCTGGCTGTCAGCAAATCAGTTCCGCCAGTCCTCATATCCGTGGACGCGGTTTTCATCTCTTCGGTCGATCGAGCCGTAGCGTCAGCCGCCATCCGGGTCTCAGATGCGGCCCTCTGGATATCCGCCGCTGAAGCAGAAATATCCTCGAACGCGCGTGGCGCTGCGTCTGCTTCTGGCGATGGCATACCCGGCTGTCCTAGATTCTGCAACATCTGCAACATGCTAGCTGGCAGTTGTTCTATAATCTGCTGTGGCTCACGAGCCACTTCGGGTCGTTCGATCAGAGTTTTCAGGCTGTTGGTTAGGTCTCCAACAGATCGCTGCAAAGCTCCGATGTGCTCAACTTCTCGGACTCCAGGTTCAGCAGCCTGCTCTTTCAGTACATCGGCAGCGGCACGAGCTACTTCGGTGGGGTCCAAGCCACTATCTTGAATCAATTTCGGGATATCATAGATGAAGCCCTTGAAGTCCTTAATGCTATCGCGGAATTCCTTGGTAGCTTCTGCTTCTGTGTAATCACCACGGTAGAGTTGACTCTGCAACTTGTCACCAGCCACCTGAACAGCACCCTGGACCATAGCCTCCATAACGCGGCCCATATCTCCACCAAACAGCGCAGATTGCAGGTGTCGCGTTTCTACGGCCCGCTGTTCTGTCGGGCGAGCCTCCGGGACAGGAGCACGTTCTGTGTATACACGACCTTCTGGAGTCGTCCTGACATTAAGAGCACCAAGCCCCTTCTGCAAGTCGGTTGTGGTCAAAGCCGAGGTAAATGCCCGCACTGCCGAGGCACTCTCTCGCAATGCTGCCGCAAAAATATCCGCTGGTTCCTCGAATGCTTGGGAAACATCTATAGCCGTTTGAGCTTCGATAAATTGGCGTTGCCGACTGATAAATTCCGACATTTGCTTGCTGCTATCTTCGAGTCGCTCAGAGAATCTTGCGGCGGCTTCCTCGTTGAAGCCATAGCCAAGCTCTCGCTGCTCTTCTTGTCTTTCGGACAACGCCTGCGGAGCCTGCTGTGCGATCTTCGCCAATTGGCTTAGGGCGACCTGAAGATTCAGCACTTCAATCGATGCTTCATTAGAAGCTTTCAGCAGACCTAGACTGGCACCTTCACCAGTTTGCTGTGCCTCTGCTACTTGTCTCTGTAACTCAGCATGTTTGCGGTAACTGCCTTCGTACTCCCGCAGCACTTGTGCTACCAAGTCTCCATTTTGCGCCAAGTCAATCATAACATCATTGGCGTCCTGAAGGCCAATATCAAACCCAAGCGTGTCCATCTCAAGGCCGACATTTTGTAGAGCATTCCGCAAACTTCTCACAATGGTATCACTGAGTTCGGCAGTACCAACATCAACCTGAGCCAAAGTTTCTTCACCAGAAAGAGCCAGATTGAGTTGCTGCATCTGTCGATCCAACCAAGTCTTATAGACATCAATGGCAGCATCATAGAATGGTTGCTGCTTACCCAGAACAGACTCGAAGGCACTCTGAACTTCCTCGGTAGAAGGAACTACGCCAGCAGAATCTACAAGCAACCCCTTCAATTGCTGACCCAAACCTGCCGCAGCCGCCTTGAAAGCCGCCTCCGCTTCAGGCGGAATCTGCTCTGGGTACTCAGCCATGAACTTGTCGATATAGTCATCCAGCACATCAAATGGGTCAACCTGTGGATCACTCAACAACGAACGCAGTGAATCGGCGTTGGCCTTACTCTTTATAATCGATTTCATAAAGTCATCAAGAGCCTTGCCGACTTGGGCCATATCCGTAGTAAATGCATCCAGCCCTTCGAACTGGCTCAGGTCTAATAGGTCGCCTATGTCACCAGTTCGCACCAATTGTTCAACAGCCTCTCTACTGAACTCTGTTCCTGGTTTTGCGATGCCAACATCCTGACCAATAACTTGACTCAACCGATCAAACATAGTGACATTGGTCTCAATGGCGCGGGCTGCGTTACCCACTGCGTCACTCAGTAGACCAAGTTCGGTACTAATCTGTGCGGGAACATGTAGTGTCTCGAAATCTTTCGAAGCCTTGGCAATGGCATTACCAAGTTTGGTCACCTCTGCATCAATCCGTACTTGCTCGATATTGGTAGCGATTTGCTCCATGCCGCCAAGCTGCTTAATCATAGCCTGACGGATACGAGCAGCAACTTCTACGTTGCCACCAAAGGATTCTGACAACATCTGATCGATGCCAGCTTCCAAACCTCCAGCACCAAATTGCTCGATAGCAGACCGAAGAACCTGATTGAGCAATTCTGGATTGTTGCCGACAATATCCTCAATCATTTGCTGCGCGTCAGCATCGCTGATGGTCATCAAGCCTTCGCCTTGGAACAAATTCTTGACACGTTCATAGGTGCTGGCCAAGAAACCGCTAATCCCCTCTCCATATCTTTCGGCAGATTCTTGAATAGCCTTGATAGCCTCCAGGCCCACTTCTCCTGTGACCTGCTGAAGACCCTCTTGCGTCTCCAGTTGCCCAGGTGATACTTGTATCTCGCCGACTTTTTTAGCAGCCGCATCTAGGATACCTTGTACGTCTATGTCAACAGCTTTGGTCGCCGCGTATGTAAATGCACCCAAAACTGCGACGGCAGCAGCAAGAGCGGCACCGAATGACCCAAGTGCTCCTACAACGCCTGTAATTGCACCTGCAAGACCTTTGCCCGACAGAACAGTAGCAGCCAATCCGATAATACCGATGGCCTTAGCGGTTTCCGCAGCAAATACCCCAGTTGAACTACCAGCTTTTTCTAAAGAGTCGGAGAATTTGTCAGCTACGAGAGTTATGGCACCAAATGCAGCCAAAGCAGCCATTGGCGAGGTGGCGGCAGCGCCTCGAAGACCAGTTAGTCTCCCGCCCGCAGCCCCGGCAGCAGCAGCGCCACCAGCGCTCACCCCAACGCCACCAGCCAAACGTCGTTGGACTCTTTCTCTAGCTGTGGCCCCGGCAGCACCGCCAGCAGCCCCAGCACCAAGCGCCATACCCTGAGCGGCAGCAGCAGTAGCAGCAAGTCCACCGCCGACAGTCCGACCGACTGTGCCCATAAAGGCCAATGCCTTACCAGCGCTGGTGATAGAAACAGCCAAAAGTTTGAATGCAGCGCTAAATCCAACGATATACGTCAGGGCTGGGATAATTGGCTTGGCGAAATCAGCCATATAGGCAAGAGCCTTGCCTGCCTGTGTAGCCATTTTGATCAATGGAACAAACACAGGACCAGCCAATGATTGAACCAGCTTGTTCCACTCTTGAACCATGATATTAAGTTGCGCTTGTAGACCTTTCAAACCTTCTTCTGCGATCTTGCCGAATTCTCCACTCGATCCGGCAGCAGTCTTCAGGGCCTCATCCAGTACGTCGATGTTGCTGATCAAAGCAAGCAAACGAGAAATCTGTCGTCTACCACCGAGCTTGGTACCTATCTCGATTCTATCCTGAATACTGGCTGTTTCTTTTAATGTGGCGGCAATCCGCTTAATCGCTTCGACTGGATTACCAGCTTCAATAGCCTCAGAGATGCGGATACCCTTACCTTCAAGGAAGTTGACGATTTTCGGATCAGCAAGACGAGAAGAGATGGTCTTCATGAATGTACCGACCGTCTCGGCACTTTCTCGCGTGGCCTGACGAATTGTAGTGAACACAGAAGCAAACTCTTGGAATGTACCACCAATAGCCTCAAAAGCAGCACCACCACGGGCGACACCCTTAGCGATATCCTCTGATGATGCAGCAAACTTGTTAGATAGCGCAGTCATAACATCAAGAACATTGGCTGTAGTCAGCCCCTCACTATTAAACTGGTTGAGGGCAGCGATAGTACCTTCGATAGCAGCGTCTATGGTCTCGAAAGACGGCGTAAGCGGAACCTTGGACAAGGCAGTTAATGATTCAGTTAGTACATCGCCACGCTGACCAGCCTGAGCCAAAATCTTACCGACACGAGCAATCTCGCTAGCAGCCGTACCAGTGCTCGATGCAAGATCAAGAATTGTTTCTCTTGTGCCACCGATCTGCTGTTCTGTCTGGCCCATAATCTGTCGTAACTTCAGCATGGCGGTGTCAAATTCGATAACCGATGCCGTAGCCTTAGTCAGACCACCAATGATAGCAAGCGGTGCAGCGGTCGCAGTAACAAACGCAGCATATCGCCTACCGGCGATTCTAACTGAATGAGCAAAGCTCTCAGCAGATTGACCTGCTTTCTTCATTCCACCAGAGGCTTGTTGCGTGCTGGAAGCTGCCTTCCCCTGAGCAGCACTCATTTTGTTAGTGGAAGAGGTTACATTGTTTTGCGCCGCTGCAAGAGTATTCGCGGCAGCAGCTTGTGTCTTAGCCGCCTTCGTCATAGCATTTGCACCGCCAGCGCCAGCCGCAGCGCCAGCCCCAGCCGCCGCGCCAGTTTGTACTGCGCCTTGCAGCTTACCAAGAGCAGCCTCGACCTTTTGCAGACCGAGAATCTCTTGGATTCTGAGATTAACATCAAGTACAAATGCCACTTACATCACGCTCCTAACTCTTCTGCTTGGTGGTGGTCTTCTTCTTTTTCTTCGTGCCCGTTCCTTTCTTGGCAGAAGCTTGCTTTTTCTTGGCCTTCGGTTTTGTTTTAGTCACTACTCCTATGTCACCAATCACCACCATTTCCCCAGTCTCGTCATCGATAAATGGCTTTGAGTCGTCCACCAACAGATTGCCATGCTCATCTACTGGACGCCCAAACGTATCGATCAGATTACCCTCTCGATCGATATATCGCCCATCCTCATTGATCAGCCGACCATTACGGTCAACAATTGTCCCGTCCGGTCTGGTATATCGTCCGTCATCGTTAATCATGCCAGCGTCCTTGAGCCATTTCATCTCAAACATATTCTTTTGAACGCTATCATCGATACCATACACCATATTCGCCAGCACTCCAGCACAATCGACAATAGCCTGCTCATCCTGCCGTTCAACATACTCGTCATGATTGCGCAAAAATGGCTTGCCGGTATCAGCCGACACCAAGCATTTGACAAGCAGAAACTCAAACCGAAAATTCTCGGCCTGAGACTCAATTGTAGCGGAATCAAACTGCAACCGCTTATGATGCTTTTCGAGAATCAATTGTCGCTTCTCGGCCATCTCTAGAGCCAACGCTCGCCCCTCGGAAACTTTGATACCACCCTTCTTGAGCATCAGTTCGTGCGCACGAATTTCCAACGCCAGTTTCTCCACTTCTGCCTGATCCCGAAGAGTCCAGACGCCCATCTTGGCGAGATACTCTTCTAGTTCAGCCCGAAGCATAAGCCGCTGCGAAGGATTCTGAGACCCTCGACGCATCAACTCTGCCATCCGTAGATTATATGCCATATTCGCTTCCTGGCTGATTCTGTTCGTGGGGCGAAGTACCGCCAATTTGAGCGGATTGCCCTCAACATCCACTGTATCGACAACTATCCTCTTACTGTCCATCGGTTGTTCCTCCAAAATCCATCCGGTATCCTTCGAATTCGACCTTGTGGAGATCGATTTCCATCCCCAAGGCACGCGCTTGGGCATTCCCCTTGTCAAGAATGTTCTTGCGAACTTGTTCCCAACGTATTCTATTGGCCTTCTGTTCTGGGGTGAGGCTCTCTTCTGGTAAATTGTGACCCCAAACTTCAAAACCAAACGTATTCTCGAATTCAGCCAAAGCAGAAATGAAGCAAGTCCTGAACTTCTTGCTTGCTATTCTCTTGAGGCGATCCCGTGAATCCTGAGCAATCCGTCCACGGTGAGCCTCTTTCTGCCTTCGACGCAGTGCTGCTAGTTCTTCCTCTTTCCGAGACATTCCTACCCCCTTACCTACGACTAATGTCCTTGACATGCTTCCTCTGTTTCTCCATTAGTTGCTGTCTCATTTCGTTCTGACTATCCGGCATGTCCTGTTCTCTTACTGTTCCTCGCTGGCTGATCATCTTCTGCTTAGCTTTGATTCTAGCGCGAGTAGCAGGATCATTCATATTGTACACACGCTGAGCACCTTCCCTGTCAGCCATTATGAATTCTTCGTTACGACCCGGCTTGAGTGGTTGCGGAGCCATGCCTGTTTGCGTCTTGCTCTCGATCTTCTCGCCCTGACGAATGAACCAAGAGTCTAGCAGATCGTCATCTGTAATGATGTCCTTGGACGGTCTCTCGAAAGCAGCGTAAACAGAGTCGTATATGGTAGACCAATAAGCCAATTCTCGTTGATTCAGAGACCATCCAGATACCGGTCCGTCGAACAATTCATGAGACGTTTTGGCGACTTCCCAGTATGATCTCCAGGTGGATGATCTCGCAATCTCCCGAACAACAGAAACGGGCAATCTGGATTTCTGAAAGAACAATTCACACAGTTGGGCAATCAGTTTGTTATCATCGCAATCATCGAAGTCCTTCTCGGTAGGCCAAAATGGATTGCCATCGTCAGTTTCCGTGATTCTACCGATCAAATACCGCTGTTGACAAATCTCCGCGTGGGCCTCGGCGCTATTCTGAAGCAGTTCGTGTTTCTGGCAAAGGCGATCAATCAAAGCCTTTTCTGCCCGACGCAAAAGGGAGCGTGCTTGTTCCAACTTTGTCTTATTGAACAAGAAATCCAACAATCCTCGTCGGATTGTGTGGATATCCTTTTCGAGTCCAGCAATCTCTTCCTCTGTTTCGACATTCCATCGTCCCAGATTGATGAGATTTTCCAGCATTTCTTTTTCGGAAGGTAGGCCGATCAGAGCAGCGCGCTGGCGTTCGGTCGAGTAGACCATAGCAGCTTTCGCCTGCTCTTTGGGCGTAGGTGGGCGTAGCAGAAGTGATACCAATTCACCATCCTGAGTGCTGACGGTCGCGGAGGTATATCCCCAGCTTATACGCGCTATCAATCTTTGCAGATTATTCGTATCCATCCTATAAATTCCTTAGTTCGGTACAAACCAAACCAACTATCCTACCACATGGCCTATCCCTAGTGATTATACACAATCATCTATTGCAATTGATGCGGACAAATACCGTTATTTCTGTGCTTACCAATATTACAGTTATAACATAATACTTGAAAACCGACTGGATAATTATTGTTTTCGAGCCATCGATAAAAAAGATCACCACCCGGCCCTTTGCCTCTATGATTTGGTGCAATTTGTCTCCGATGCTTAGCACCATTTTCTTGGATATGGTCAATGGTTAAAAAATCAAGACATGATTCACCACAGCACAAACATCTACCTCCATAGTGATTCATAACTCTTTGTTTTCTTTGTTGCTTCAGAGATAAACAACGAAGATTATATTCCCTATTTTTAATAACCGCTTTTGGCGCAAGCTTATCATGACACTCTTGACATGTTTTCCACTGTGGTCGTGCTGGATTTTTCCCGCAATATGTACACAAACCATTTTTGCGCCATGTAGCTCGCTTCTGTCTGTTCCAATTACGTTTATATGCGAGGCAAGACTCACATAAAGTATTGGTATTATTTTTCTTTTTGCCGCACATTGTACAACAATCATTTTCTAGTATTTTTTTTCTTTGTTTCTTACTGGGCATATCTATATCCTCCCACAACATATTTATACACAAAAATTAATCTGTGGAGGATAATAAATACAATAAAAAAGGCCGAGAGCTTTCGCCCCCGGCCTGAGAGATGCTATTCACGCGATCAGATTAGAAGTATCGCTTATCCTTTACCTCAGTAGGAATACACTCGACGATTGCCAAAAGCTCAACCGGAGTGGTACCAGAACCGATAGCGTCCTTGGCCTGTGCGGACAGAGTTGCCCTCATGGAACCACCCTTCGGAACCGATACGTAGGTCTTGTCGAGGGTCGCGTGCAGCACAGCACCGGAATTAGACGGTGCGCTAAACAGCAGGCTGTCGGTACTTGCCGCATACCCAGACGCATTCACACTCACTGGGGTATCCCAGGAAGCTGATACCGGCGCTGCCGGTGACGCATCGACTGTCGTAGATGTCTGTAGGGCAACAGTCAGGTTAGACCCACTGCCACTGAAACCAGCACCAGATACAGAGACGCTGTGAACCTCGAAACCGATCACATCGACCGGAAACGGGCAGTCCTTAACGAAAAAATTCTGTGTGTCTGTCGCAGCCGCTCCAGAAGCAGCCGTTGCCGTAAGCGTTTTGTACATCTTGAACGGCTTCGGTGTTGGATTCAAATTCGTTGCCCAGTTGTCTGTTACCAAACTCATGACTTCACCTCTTCCTTTTGATAAGGCCACGAAGATTCCGAGTCAACATAGAAACGAAGGCTTCGCAGATTCATCTCACTTGGATTATACACCATTTGCGTACAAAACAGGCCGAGCAAGGTTCGAACTTGCAACCTCCTGGTTCAAAGCCAGACGCTCTGCCAGCTTGAGCTATCGGCCCTCAACGGATGGCGGTGGTCCCGACCCACAGACTCGTGCGAGCCCCAACCGGTTAGCAGCCGGTGGCCGCGCCTTGCGACTTCACCACCCCATTCTATGGTGTATATATACCCCATAGAACCACAAGATAACGGAAAGCGGAGGAATCGAACCCCGAGCCTTTCAGCCCCCCTCGGGTTCAAACCGAGTTGCAGACCATTCCGCGGCGCTTTCCTCTGCGCACAAAAAAAACCGGACAGCCCTCATGGACCGCCCGGTTCTGTGTTTCCGTGTACCTGAATCTACACAGTCCACCCCAGACGGCCACGAGGCCGTTGACTACTCGACTGGGATGATTGCTGTTGTAGCTTCATTTCTCGCTCCTACGAATCTGCCAACCTTCTCAACATGTCCTTGTGTTCCTCCATGACCCGCTCTGCTGTGTCCATCTGCCGCATGAATTCTTCCAAGCACACCTTACAACGGGTGGCCTCATCCGGCCTGCGGCCTGGGCAATCGATACCCGATCGTTGACCGCACCCAAAGCATGGGATGCCTGTTTCTCTTTCTTCCATCATCAGTTTATACACCAATGACGGTGTTTCTATCCACAATGGGGTAATGGAATGGGGTAAAATCCCGTTAATGGGGTAAGATCGACCCGATGTTACCCCTTTATGGGCTTGGCTGGAATCGAACCAGCGATCTCACGCTTATCAGGCGTGTGTTTTAACCACTAAACTACAAGCCCTGCTTCAATGGGCCTGGAGAGATTCGAACTCCCGACACCCGGTTCCGTAGACGGTGCTCTAATTCCACTGAGCTACAAGCCCCCAAAGTCCCCACTCGGATTTGCACCGAGACCTCCAGTTTGGAAGACTGGCGTGCTACTGTTGAACACTACGGAGACATCTACTGGCTGAGCAGGACTCGAACCTGCGCGCCGTAGCAGGGAGCGACCCTACCACTGCTCTACCAACTGAGCTATCAGCCAACATAGGCCGGGCTGGAATCGAACCAGCGACTTGGATGTTATAAGCATCCCGCTCGTACCACTGAGCTACCGGCCCTCTTTTCTGGGTGCGATATAGCTGCCGTGTCGTTGTAGTCAACGCACACGTCCAGGCAGTTCGCAGCACAGATTGGGTCGGCCATGCTATCGTGTTCAAGAATCCATTGTAGTCGCTCGGCCCTCATGTTCGGACCTACTTCACCGATAGGATCGCCACCTTCCCGTAAGTGGATGATGCATGGGAAGTGCCATTTACCGGCTACAGCCATGTCGTCCAGTGCCAACCAGCACTTGCGACAATTGCCCTCACAGATTCCGCGTACACTTCTATCAGCTTTCAGGTTCCCAATCCGGTACTTCAGGATCGGGTACTTGTCCAATACCTCGTCTGGCAAATCGGCCAGCTTTGTCAAAGCTTGGTTGTACTGTGCCGCTGGGATAACTCGGATGTCAGAAACCCCCAGGCTGTCCACGAACAGCACAGCCTCAACACACTGGTCAACATTAGCCTCGGTGAAGACCATGCCAACGGTTACGTAGGTGATCTTGCTCAGAGTGCGGATAGACTCTACAGCCTTCGCCCATGCACCCTTCACTCCACCGGCCATGTCCGTACCAACAGCGCAGCAACCACCATCAAGACTGATGGAGAAATCGTTGACACCCGCTCCGACCAAAGCCAGATAGGTCTCAAGCTTTGCCGTACCATTTGTGGAGATTGCGATACGCTCGACCCCACCTTCACGACAACGATCAACCAACTTACCCAGACACTTGTATAGAGTAGGCTCCCCACCAGAGAACCTGACGTTCTTCAGCCCTTGAGCGATCCAGAGATTGACAGTTTTAATCGCCTGTTTGAACGGCATATCTCCACGAATCTCCGGTCTTACACCACGGCAATACGGACACCGTAGGTTACAGCGATCCGTAAGAATCAACTCACACCGCTGCAACGGAGAGGTGTCGCTAGCGTTCAACGCACGCTTGTCAGATAGCGTGTAGAATCCAATGTCTTCAAGCTTCATGACAACCCCCTTCACTACTGGGCTGGGTGGGACTCGAACCCACAGCCTGCGGGTTAAAAGCCCGCTACTCTAATCCATTGAGTTACCAGCCCTCTCACATCTAATCCTCCATAATTCTGTCGCTTGGCACATGTGACCCCGTTGACCGAACTTGTCGCTGACGCCACTCACCATCTTCAAGACATCCAACAAGTGTGGATTCTCGTCAATGTATTCATCCCAAAGCTGGGAGTACAATCGAGCTACCTCTTCTCCATTGATAGGCACCCGACCCTTCGCATCTTGCCATGTCAGGCCAGTCACCCCGCCTTCGAACACCTTGGCTGCTTGGTAGATTTCTTCGATACTCTTTCCACCCCGGCCTTCCAGGCGAGCACAGAACGCAGAGAACCTTCGGTCTCCGTGTGTGCTGCATTCCAGATACGGCGGTGATCCGTGCTTTACCATTCTAGCCTCCAATGGGGACAGTGGGCAACGATCCCACATCCTCTGGTTTAAGAGACCAGTGCTCTGCCAATTAAGCTACATCCCCTACACGCCCGGAGGGACTCGAACCCCCAACAAACTCGCTTAGAAGGCGAGGGCCTTATCCAATTAGACTACGGGCGCTTTGAGCCAATATCCGCGAGGCGGTTTTTGTATACCAAACCTGTTACACCAGCGACAGGGCTCGAACCTGTATTTCCCGGTCCACAGCCGAGCGTTCTACCAGTTGAACTACACCGGCTCAAATGGGCAGTGCAGGGCTTGAACCTGCGACCCCCTGCTTGTAAGGCAGGTGCTCTCCCAACTGAGCTAACCGCCCTATGGGCAGGGAGGGATTCGAACCCTCAACCTTTGGTTTTGGAGACCACTGCTCTACCAGTTGAGCTACCTACCTATCAAATACCCGAGAGTGGATTCGAACCACCACTGACACGGTTCTAGGCCGTGTGCCTCTGCCGTTGGGCTACTCGGGCTGCTACTACCCCCGGTAGGGTTCGAACCTACACGCCATGAAGGCAACTGGGCTTAAACCAGTCATGTCTGCCAATTCCATCACAGGGGCTACAATCTTCCAAGCTGTTTTTCTCTTCCCCAGCTTGCACCACACGATCGACTACAAAAGGGGCCAGCCTTCCGCTGACTCGTTTGATTGTGTCGTACTCTACGATCCGAGCGTTCGAAACTAATACCACACCATGGGCACACATAGGTCTTTGCCGACGCCGGTGTCTGATGTCCTCTGGTATGATCAGAAACTACCTTAGCTTCCAGATTCTCTATTCAGATTCGTAGATATACTTGTGCCATGTAATAGCTTTGTCGGTTCCGTCCGAATACCTAACCATACACATTTTGTATCCATGTGAATGTGGTCCTGTTGGCCCACTTCTGAGTTTAGGCTTATCCACTTTCATCTCTGTTCTCCAATGGAAGGACGGGGAATCGAACCCCGACTTCCTGCTTGCAAGGCAGGTGTGCTCCCGTTATCACTATCCCCCCGTATTGTCAGTCCAACTCGATCCGTCTCTTTGAACTGTGTTTCTTCTCTGGCTTCTTTGGTACAGCCGGTGTCGGCGTAGGCTTTGGTACGTAGATCGTCCCACTCTCTGGCACGACAGGAAAGCAGTCGGGCATCTTGAACGAACCACTCGCTGGTATCGTGGTAGCGAAATCGGATGACGCTGGTATCATTCCACTAACACCAGCCCCAAAACCACCCATCGCATATTCCTGTAAATTATCCTTGAGCAATTTGTAGATGGTTCCCTTCGGGACATAAGGGCTTTCGATGATCTTGACACCATAGACAAAAACCGTTCCAGTTTCTCGATCGTGTATCGGCTGTCCTTGATCGACAGCCCAGCTACATAGCTCGTCCAGATCGTCGCGGTTGATCAAAAATGCTTCTACCACTTGCGAAGTAGGTAAATTGTGGACCCGCTTGATCTCGGTAATCGCCTTCCTGATATCTTGTACTGTTATGCTCATTTTTTCTCCAGGCAACCATTTTCGGCTGCCTCCGCTGAGGCAACCATTTTTGGCTGCCAGACAACCTTTTTTGGTTGTTTTCCCAAAGACAACCCTTAAAGGTTGTTTTCCCGAAATACAACCCCTGGAGGTTGTTACTTCGCCAGCCGCTTGAGCATCTCGCCATAGACCTTACGTAGTCTTTCCAGAATCGCCTTGAGCTTCGCTGCGTCCATGCTCCAACCCCCTCTCGTACCACAACTTGTGGATGGCATCGACCTTGCCATTGCACCGGGAACACACGTAATCGCGGACAAGACTTTTCCCTTCAGCCGGAACTGGTCGAAAATCATGTGGCCCCTTGCAATTGTCCAACCTCTTGTGGTTCGCCTTTACGTCTTTCCAAATTTGCTGCGCTGTTTCTTTGTCCACCCTAGCAAACTCCAACAATTCCTCAATACCACTCAAATCCATCAGCTTTTCCTCACGGGCCAAACATACGGCAACTTGTCTGTCTCGCCCCACCAAAATTGTCCGTACCACTCTGCATCCTTGCGAAGCAGATTCGATCTATGAGATGCATGGAATTCTTCATCCCCGAACCACGGTGGCATCTCAACTGGTTCTGTCACTTCTGCAATCTGCATCGTATTGTTGTATCCACGTCGAATCCATTCCTGGATACACTTGTTCATGTACAGTCGCAATGCATTCTCGTATCCCCGCCACATCAGGACAGCAGGGTGATTTGCCCATCGACTACCACGGGCAAGGGTATTGAGAATCTGCATCGCCTCCACCCGCTGCTTCCCCAACCGCTGCCTGTCCAAACAATGGACACTCTTGTCGAAATCGGCATAGGGCAAAAATGTCTGCATTATTTTTCCTCTCGTGTAAGAAAGGCTGGATATACATCCCAGTGACGAACCAAATCAGCACAATCTCTTGCGGCGTCTTCATCTTCGAAAATCAAAGGCAAAGAATTATCTCCACTTTCAGCAATATTGCCAGTCCTGGTATCGTAAATAACCCATATTTTTTCGCCACACTTCATACCAATCTCCTAACTTACGGGACGGGATTCGAACCCGCACACTTTCGCTTAACAGGCGAACGCTCTAGCCATTGAGCTACCCGCAAGACTCGGAGTGAGTGGACTCGAACCACCGACCTCACGGTCCCAAACCGCGCGCTCCACCAACTGAGCTACACTCCGCTACCCTTCTTTGACAGGTCCATCATAAGTCTTGAGATCGATCGGATCGTCGATTCTCTCAACACGACTTCCGGGCGGTCCACCCTGACAGCGATGACACAACATACTTACCCACGATCCATTCTGATTCCGCAAGTGTACCGGATAGATTAGATCACTATAGCAACCACACCTGTCACACTGAACCTGTCCATACGCATTTCGATACAGCGTTCTCTTTTCTGTCGTATCCATGTTATCTATATCCCCCAACCTCGAACCGCTCGATCAACCCACTTTCATCGCTATGGCATTGGGCGGAAGCAATTCCAACCGCTTTCTAATCGTCTGGTATCCCTTCCAATCTTGACTACCACAAACAATAACCTTCATTTTAATTCCACACCAATTCAAAATGGACATTTGCTTTGGGCACATTCTGGTCATTTATTATATATTCTCTTACTAATAATACTTTGCAATATGTCCATTTCTTACCTTCAATAAAATCGCACAAATCGATGAATCTTTCGTAACATCTGCGTTCTCCACGGATAGTAATATCATATCCACATGGATCATCGACAGTTGGCTGATCTACGTTGATTTTAATTGTTCTTTTTTTGAATGAGTGACCATTACCACCGTCGCAAGACGAAAAAGTGTAGAAACCTCCAGCCATTAACTCATCAACATATGGTTTAACATTGGGTTCAATATTTACATAATCGGCTATAATATCACCATGGCATGGTTTCGGTGCGCAAAAACATCCTAATCGTTTACCCTTTAATTCCTGTACTCGTTCAGCAAATTCTGAGTCAACCCGCAATCGCCGGTAGAAATACTCCCTGTACAGCGCGATTGCCCTCTCACGGCCACCATCTCGCATAGCGGAAAAGGGATTCCCAAAATAGCCATCATGGCCGTGTCCCTCCCTGCCGATATACACGTCGTATTCGTTTTGGCGAATATTTACCACTGTGGTCTTCATGTCCGATATTCCAATAAAAAAGCCCGCGATTTCTCGCGGGCCAAAGTCTCCAGTCAAAAAGGAACAGACAGACCTTAGCCCGCATCACCACCCCGTGCGCGTGGATTGAGCGCGGCGGCTAAAATGGCGGGTTTATAATGTCTGCGTATCGATCTCATTGGTTGTTCCTCCTACAGTATCATTATACCCCAAACTCCGGTGTTTGTTTCACAAAAAATGAAAAAAACTGGTGCCGCCCCCGGAAGACGACACCGTTACTCCACCCACACATGGTGGGCAAGCTGGGTACCGCTGATACGTCAGACGGGCTGGGCATATAAATTCAAAATTACTGGGCCAGTCATGGCATCAATTTCAATCATGTTATTTATTACCCTTTATGTAGCGAAATTTCTCAATTTGCTTTAGCCGTTCCTCGGCCTGCTTACGACTCGGGTAACACCCGAACTTCCGCCCTGTCTTCTCACTGTACACGCAGTAGGGCTTGCTCTTGGGGCCGTCTTTGCGGATTACCGCAGTAGCCACTTCCATAGCTCGTTCAGCAGCCCGTTGTACTTCTTCGTTCCAGTCAGTCACAGCTTCCCCTTTCTACGACGGAGGATTTCCTCCATATTCAAGTAATACTTATATGGTGTATTCCCCTTCTGGTGCCCCCGAGAACCACGCCTAAGCCGTCTGGGGAGCCGTGTGCTGTTTTGGGGTCTCAGACCCCAGGCCAGACAGGAAAAGGGCACAGCGGCCACGAGACGAATTATTTGACCCCTTCCTGGGTCTTTGGGGTAATGGTCATGACCAGATTGTGCTTGGTCCAGTCGAAGTCTTCTGGCATCTGCGATACTAATATCTCAACCCCCCTCTTAACTACACCCATGCGATCGTGACAAATCTGGCCACCATCAACTGTTACTTTGTTTTGTTTCACGGTAGATCCCCCATGGCCTCAACAAAGCCATCTTCGAACTTGTCGGCATTATCGAAAAAGAGTTCCCAACACGTCCCGAAGCCGTCAACGCAAGCACTTACATCCCAACCTCCGACATCACTCACTGCGGATTCCAGGAGCCGACACCCACTGGTCATCAGCAAGCACGCTGTAAAAAAAATTGCACAAGAAATCTTACGCACTTGACTCCCCCCATCTTTTCCCCGTATTACAGATATCTTTCCACCGCCCAGGCATTGTCACCCCAACCTGACCCACTACCCCTTTTCCGAACATTCGGGGGTTTCCGCATCGGCGGGAATCTCCGATAGATTTCCCCTGCCGGTATCTTACGAAGCTCTTTGAGCCAAGCATCTTCGGCTTCTGGAGTCCAGGCGTTTGGACTGCCTATAGAATCAAGTACCTCTTGATTTGGGGGCTCAGGCTTGGCGCGTTCACGCTCCTGGGCTCGCCGTTGCTGCTTGCGCTTCTTTCCGCTCTGACCCATAGATTATACACCCTCAGTAGCTCAAGCCCTTTTGGTACCGCTCTCGGCGGCTGTGTCTACCGTTCCCCCTGTTGCGCCCCTTATATGTGTCGGTTTGAGCATCACAATTTGGACAGATCAATCGAACATTAGAAATGCCATGATCCGAATAATCGCCATTGATGTGATCGATCGTAACCGGCATTGGTTGATCATTCCATTCCGTGAGACCGCATATAGCACATTTCTGCCCATATGTCTCCAAGAGATAACGCTTGGCATTTTTCCATGTCAGGAACTTCCAAGCTTCGAGTGCTGCTTTTTTTAGTTGCTCCCAAACATGTAGGTGCTGACATTCTGTTGAGCAATATTTGAAATTGGCAGTTATGACCCCACACCTGATACACGGTTTTTTTCCTACATCTCTTCATATAGCCCCTGGACGGAATCGAACCGCCAACATCCTGTGTACAAAACAGGTACTCTTCCTATTGAGTTACAGGGGCGCATCCCCATAGCTTATACACCTGTGGCGGTAACCTCGCGGACAACTTCCGCCAGGGCGTCCATCGTTCGACGAGAAACCACGACGGCTTGCCTATCGGTGTTGGCTGCGGTCGTGTAATCGGTCGCACTCAGCAAGCACCTAGCCCACTCAATCAAGTTCTCGCGCTCGTTCCAGATGCATTGCGGACATCGCCAGCCATCCGAGTGACGATGGAGACCGATAACTGCTCCACAACGGTCACACTTGATTTTCTTTGCTTCTTCTGGATTCAAAGCAATCTCCTAGTCAATACGGTAGCTCTTGAATTTCACCAAGCTGATCGAACCACCGATGGATTCACACCATGTCGGGACTATACCACCTTGGCAATCTTGGGAGTCAAGCCAACGATTCCACTCTTTCGACTTGTCGGCAGGAATCACATAGTTGTGTCCGTCATCGTCCGATACAATGATATATTCAGTATCCATGGCCCACTTTCAGAAACCACACTGGGCTTCGTATTCACGCCAAATAGCGGCGCGGAATTGCTTATCAAGAGGGTGGATTGCATAGACCAAAGCCTTTTTCCTGCCAGTAGCCCGACAGAAGTTGTCAGCCGGATGACACACAGCCATCCCACGACTAATGACCGATCCGTTCAGTTGCAGCGTAGCCAACGTACATCTACGGTCTTCGTCAACACAGATACCGGTCAGCCCCTCTATCTCGTCTGGCCGACAAAACTTGTGGTCGAACCGAATTTCAACTTCATCAGAACCTTGTCTTACTCGCAACATCTTTCTTCTCCCTTAACCTTACGGAACTAATGGCGACGGGCTGGATTCGACCAGCAGTCCCCTGTCACATTGTCCAACCTTGCCGACACTGACTTTGGCCCCTGGTCCTAACATTCGGGGCTGGCGGTTTCACGGGAACACCCCGCCGTACAGCCGACTACCTGTCGTGTGCCGCCCCAACAATTCGGCACAACCGTCACCAATACGGGCCTCGCACTCCGTTCGGCGGTCACTATTCCGGCGTTCACCGCTAACTACCGCGACATCGGTTTCGGCACAATTTCTTGAGAATCGCAAGCGATTCTCTCATGCTCTCTCTTGTGTCGCCAAGAGTTAGACTTGCGGGGGCCGGATTTGAACCGGCGACCTTCGGCTTATGAAACCGCTAAGCTACCACTGCTCCACCCCGCATCAAAATTCAACGACGGTAGCGAGACTCGAACTCGCACCACCCGGCTCGACAGGCCGGTGCTCTATCCAATTGAGCTATACCGCCTCATGGGTCGGGGTGGAGTCGAACCACCGACGCTCGGCTTTTCAGACCGACGCTCTTACCATAGCTGAGCTACCAACCCTCACAGTTCGACATCTCCTGCCAAACTGATTTTCTCGTCTTCGTAGGGTGCCATCACCCGACGACGGAATTCCGCCTGAGCTTCTGCGAGCGCAGATGACACCACAGCCATTCTTGCGTATCCGCGCTTACCGCCAGATTCGCCGTCGCACAACAGCCTTGCCAGACGAAACAGGACGTAGTTCATTTCTCCCGATAGTTCATCGCTGTCGGCCCGTGTGTTGAGTATGTGGGCCAGAGCATCGATCAGATAGTCGTATTTCTCACGTTCCTTTTTCGGGATGTATGGCATCTCTACCTCCCCAATGCCCTGGAATCCTGTGGCTGAAAAACATGGATGTCCAGGTGATCCAAATCACTCAGACGACTTTCGATCATTGCCTTGACGGTATCCCAGTCCAAGCCACCATGCCCACATCCGAGAGCCGGTATCGCTACGACAGTTCCATGTGGTTGCTGTTGCAATATATTCTTCAGGGCATCAAGACCATTTTGGATATAAACGAGCCGCGATGGTTGTCTCCAATGATCCTTGGTGGCAAACTGGAGAATGAGCTTATCGTCATTGGCTCGATAAACATAAACGCCACCCGGCATTATCGTGGCATTCTTGCAGTCGGCACGATACCGCCTGTATATCTCTGGATACCGTTGTTTGGTGGCTAGCGCAACGCCGCACCCCATGACACCAACACAATTCACCGTATTTACCAGTACGTCGGCGTCCAGATCAAACATATTGCCGTCAACAAACCGTAACATTAGCTCTTGCTCAAATACCGGTTACCTACCACTTTCAGTTGGACTCTACCGATTCGCGGATCGGTGCGTTCATGAACCGGCTTAACCACTACCCCCTCAGCATGATGTTTCGCACCTGGCCACAAACTGTCCTCTTCCGCGAATGCCAATATCTGATCCTTGTCAAATGGGCCGCGATGCACCAAAGGCACCCAAGGCAACGGAGCACCGATCTCGTGCGCCTCGTCAAAGTCCAGCCACCGATTGCCGTGGAGAATGTCGAACGCAGCAAAGAAGAGAGCACCATTGGTCGATCCATACTTCAAGTTCTGAACCTGCCCAAACACTTCACCGTAGACCACGTAATCCTGATGATGTCTCAGCCATGCTTCAAGGGCTGTGTTTTGCTGGAGCACTTTCCACCACAGGTTGTTGGGGTCTTCCTGCTTCCAAAACTTGCGCGACCCGCAGTACATCACATCGTTGACACAAGCGAATCGTGCGTTGGCTCCGTGTATCTTCTCGGTGACAATCACCTCTTCACCAGCCTGGAACAACCGAGAATATTTGCGGAAATTCAGCACATCGTATGTTGGCATGAATCCAGGCGGCGGCGTCACATTGTCTCCACCGGTCTTGAAGTTGCCATGCACCTGCGGTTCATAATGAACGACCCCCAACTGCTCCATGCAGTCGTCGCCCACCTTCGCGCCTTCTGGTGCAGGAACCAGTAGTCCGACAGACCATTCGCCCCTCAGCTTCCGAGCCTTGATCCTGCGATGCTTGCCCAGAAACTCAAATTCCTTGGTCTCGGGCACGATACTGTCCGGTGGAATGTAGACAGCCAGATCGCCGTCATTCCAGTCTGCGGTGCGGACAGCGCATTGGAAATCTCCAACCATCACCAGACTCAACGCATCAGCGTTGGGGTGTGGCATCAGCTTGACTTCAACAACATCGCATGTGTGCTCGGTTACGAACATTACTCTGCGTCTCCTGCATTCCCTTCGCGCCGTCTCGGCGGCAACACACTCGGATTCGGTGACGGAAACTGCGGCCTCGGCTCACCCGTTGGGGGCGGCATCATCGGCGGCAATTCCACCGGCTCGGATTTCAACGGAAGTTCAAGGTCTTCCGGCAGTCGCTTCGGCAAAACAGTGACCGGAGGATTCTGAATCTTTTCAAGTTCCCCGATAAGCCCCTTGATCACACCACACAACTCGGCTACCAATACCTTCGGATTCTTGGTGCCAGTAGATCGACTGATTTCATCAACCCTTGTCTTGATTTTGTCCAGATTCATTTTGTTCACCAATACCTTTCCACGTTTTCCCCTGCTTAATAAATGTTATCGTCTGCTTGGAAACACCAAATAAGGAAGCCAACTTCTGTTGTTCGTATTTTCCGGTTCTGAGTAGTTGTCGAATACGACGCACGTCGTCAGACGTTAGTTTTGACTGCCCATTGTTCTCACCACAACTCCCAAAGCCCGGTGATGTTCCATGCTGGACAGCATCCGTTGCGTTTTCGGCCACACTCCCCCACTTCAAGTTGTCTATCCTGTTGGTATCTTTATTGCCATCCAGATGCCTGGTTACATCATCCTTCGATAGGCGAGTAGCACCGAATGTCTCAAGCACTAATTGATGTACTTTTCTGGTGACCCTTTTGCCATTTTTGTGCAATGCAACTTGTTGGTATCCATCGGTATCTCTACCAGGCTTCAAAATTAACAACTGTTTTCGCCATGGCCTGGGTAAACTTCTGACAGAACCACAATCAGATACTTGGTATCTGCCTTCGTATCCAGTAACATCTTTCCAGAGTTCACATGACGGCATAATGCTTAATCCTCGTCTATAAAAACATCTTGAACTTCTCTTCGCCGTCCATGCCGATCATCCATTCCGTAACCAGCCACCCATTCATCGGAAATATCAAACCCAATGAAGTCTGCTGTTACGTCGGGCGGCACCTTGTCAGGTTTCCTCAACAATACCGCTGTCCTGATATCTTCCGGGTACGGCCATGCTAGACAAGTTCGAATTGTCTGAATAGTTTTGCCGGTGTCCAATATGTCATCCACCAACAAAATATGAGAGTCGTGTAATCGTTTTGTCGGTGGTGCGATCACTCGTGGTTCTTGGGCTGTAGTAGCTCGACCCGGATAGGTGGATACCCTCATCAAATCCAACTCAGTCCGAATAGTCAATTGACGGACCAGATCGACCAAGAAGAACAGAGCGCCAGTCATCACACCTATAACGACGACTGGTTCGTTGCTAAGACGATACCATTCCTGCCTCTGATAATACGAATCAATCTCCAGAGCCATATCAGAAACCCTGGCCTGGAGACGTTCAGCGTCGATCAGTGTTCTCATCAGTCTAGCTCAATCCTACGGATTTTCTTGGCAGCATCAATGATGGCTGTTCTCAGCTTCGCCAGTTGGCCATCATCCGAACACTGCTCCAAATCGGCCTCAACAGGAACTCTGGTCAGTTTGCTTTTTACCACTACTCCGTCTTGCGTCATAATAACGTCAGCATGTTGTCTTAGAAAACCGTCTTCGGTATCCTGAAAGTCGTCATCAACCACAAGTATCTTAGCGTGTATCAATCGAGAGTGGATTCGCTTTACACCCTCTAATTTATCTGTCATTAACGTGTCTCCAGCCATTTTTCCAACCACGACCCATCACATAAGTAATGGTGCTTTTTGACACGCCGAACTCCCGAGCCAGGGCAGACCGGATTTCGCCAGCATCAACCCTGCGTCTGATCTCAACCACTTGTGTCTCGGTCAATTTAGCGTTGGGGTGCCTGTGGCCTTTGGCCGCTCTCCCCTTTGAGACACAATCTGCCATATTGAAGTCATTGTCGCCCAATACTAGGTGGGCGGGATTCGAACATGAACGATTGTCACACGTATGGCAGACAAACTCTTCAGGGCCTATCTCACGACCATGAACAAGCATATAGGCAGTACGATGAGCCTTGACACATTGTTTCTTCCGTCTGTGTTGAAACTGAAACTTGCCATATCCATAGCGATCGTGGGCTTTCGTCCACAGCCAACATTCATCGTCGCCACGTTTGGCAACCCTCGCCCAGAACTTATCGGCATACTGCCGTAACATCTCAAGCATGAGATGGTTCCTTTTGGTGGAGGTGCGGGCATCCGAGAGCCCGGTCCAGAAGTCATTCCAATTCTGCTTCTACGTGCGTAGTCAGTTTTTTAACTCTCGGAGCCACGAACGCCAACCGACAGGCTTTCGCTTTTCCACGCCCTGCTGTTGTTTCGTAGCGATCCGGCAAGGTATCAGATCGACACTATCCCACTGGTCGTCGCTTCACGGAATAGCGGGAGTCTTCCGATCAGCGGGCTACTTACGCAGCCATGCGAAAACGAGCTTCGCCGTTTAAGGTTTTTTGCCAGTTGTTTTACGAGGCCCACTGACAACCTCGGCACGCCACACAACCTTCCTCGACCCTGTCGAAATCCTTTCACCCCCATTTCGTGACTACCTCCTAGTAGTCGTTCGTCTGACTTTCGATGCCAGTATCGTGCCGCTCATGTCGCAGATCAGCCGGATTGTAAATCCGATCCCTCTGAGAATGAACGCTGCGATCAGCCGACCGCTGGAAATACGGTCCACCATTCGACGCACAACCGACAACCGACACCAACAACGACACGGCCAACAGGCCACCAAGAATACGCTTCATCTCTTCTCTCCGTTGGACCCAAACTCAACAACGTCTGCGACACATCATTATACGTGGAACTCTGGCCTGTGTTTCACCAGAAAAACCAGAAAATCCACCATCCGATAAGGAGGGCACAACCACCAAGTCCGAATACTGAAACAGCGACCTGCCAAGGTCGCTTTTTGTAACGTAGCACCCATCCCATATAGTAGCACGACACCAAAGTGACAGTGAGTTTGAATACCGATAATCCAATGTCGCCATGGTTATGCCATACTCGCAACGCTATAGGATTCGCTTCCTCGAAATTCTTGCTGGTCTTACTGAAGTATAGGGTGGCTCCCAAATCCAAACACGATACTAGAAACACGATCAGGGGTAGGATGAAAAACCACTTCCTGTACATCCAACCTCCAACGAAAAAAGCGGGGGCCGTCTTTCAGACCCCCGGTCACCAAGGTAGCGAACGACGCGCAAGGATGGCGTAACTCGACTTTGACGCCTGCTCACTGCTCTCGTTCATAGGTATTATACACCTACGATCGCACTTTTGCTCGGGATTCCTTCAAAATTTGGTTCCTGGTTTTGGCCCTCGGCATGGTTCGTTGTGGGCTGGAACCGATATGTATGGTCTTATGTTTCGGTGCTGGAGCGGCTTTTGGCTTGGGTGGAGGCGGTGCCTGTGGCTGTACGATGACGATAATCTGCTGCGGAGGACGACAAACATAGCTAGGTCTCCTGCTGTATCGTCTGAGTCGATATGGCCGACAATGACGGCAATGCCGCCTTGTTTCGACGCGGGTGACCTTTCGTGGCTTCGGTCGGCTTGGGCCTTTCAGCTTCGGACGCTCGGCCATGACTGGAGACATGAATATAGTCACTAGCAACAAAATCAACCACTTCTTCATTTCAGCCTCCTACGACGGATCGTGGGTGTCGTGTTCCAACCATTCGCCACGGTCGGGATTATCGTCGTCCGTGAGCACTCTGGCGATCTCGGTCTGGGCATACGTCTGATCATCGTCCAGTTCGGCTATCTTGGCATCGGCTCCGTCGATGTAATCCCAAGGACCGAAAAGCTCCCACTTACCACTATCTTCTTTCTGAGCCACAACAAAGTAAATCATCGCCTACCTCTCAAATGCTTCTCCATGTTACAATTGTGACATAGAATCTGAAATCCATCTGGAAAATCATTGTCTACCAGCCATTTGAAAAATCCAGAGCCATGTTTCCCGATGGTTCGTCTATGAGTATTCCCGTCCCCATGAATATGATCTACGGCCAAGCAATGTGGTTTCATTTCTCCACACTTGACACATTTGCCACCATAATGTGCCAAAACAGCCAGCCTATTAGCGTCTCGCCGAGCTTTGTCTTTCTTCTGGGTGGTGGACCCCTGGTACCATTCGTTGCGCTTCTCAACACAATCAGCGCACCTTTTCCCATCACCAACAGGGGTCTGCTTGCCACACTGAACACACAAACCCTGTTCTATTAACGATTCTCTTTTAGCTTTCTGATTGACCGCTCTTTTATCTAAACAATCTTGACACATTGTTCTTCCAGAGACAGATGGCTGTGAACAATCTACGCATTGACCAGCTTGTTTACGACGAGCATACCTACGGGTGTGAGATGTGTGTAGATATACTGCTGCACGTTCTTTGCAGAGATCACACAAACGAGAAGTTCCTGCTGGTTTACTGATGCCACAATTAGTACACAGATTTGCTTTTATCTTTTTCTGCCGATATCGTTCTGTTTTTTCAGCCGCCTTCTTCAAACAACGTTCACACATCTTTCTCCCAGGAGCATTCGGTCGGCCATCTCTCGGACACAGATTGTTTGCTTTCCGGTACTCGATTGTTTCCTTCTTTGCCATCACTTTCTCCCTTCAGTATATTATACGTCGAACATCCGTGTCTGTTTCATAGAAAATAAAAAAAGAGGGCGGAAAATCCGCCCCCTCATTGGTCACAAGCACACATGCGATTGATTACGTAGCAAGGCCAGCCGGGTCTTGAGGGTGAGTCACCTTTAAGGAATTGAAATTCGAATAGTTATAGGTCACAGTGACGTTACCACCACCGGCATCGCCCCCACCATAAGTAACCGAAGCCAGCTTGTTCTTTGCACCCAGGTTGATCCGCGTCCCTTCCTCGACCCAGATGAAAATCTTCTGGTCGGTAATGTTGCTGCCACCGACCGGATCGGCCAGGGCATCAATCAGGTCACCCTCAGACGATGTAGTATCAATCGCACAGGTAACCTCGGTTGGGAACGAAACGAACCGGTGATACGGACCACGACGACCCAGTTCGAACAGTTCCTCTCGGCCAAGGTCTGTAGAAACCGTTACCGTTTGAAGGTGAGCAGAATAAGAACCTGCCGACTCCAGGTTCCACCCGTTGGCATCGATACCATCAATTTCTGTTGGCCAGATGCTCCCGCTAACACCCGTAATGACACCAGCGCTGTTCATTGAACATCCAGAGCCCATCAGGATGTTTTCACGCTGCGCGACACCACCAGATGCAGCCAGCGACATCGGCTCGTCGGAACCATCAAACACGGAAGGTGCAAAGTGGGTCAGACCACTAGCCACCCATTCCTTGTTGTTTCCGACCATCGTAACGTCCTCTGTGGAACTCCCCTCGACGTTCAACGTATAAGTCAAAGCCGAGACATACATACCAGACATGCCGACCGATTGCAGCGGTGTTCCAGACGCATTGTCGAACGTGTCCGGGTAGATATTGAGGGCCGCAAAACATCGCTCGTTGGAACGGCCAACCAGGGTCGCCGACGTAGCGCCCGGAGTCGCCAGATGGTACAGCAACGGATAACCGTCCAGCACCTTCTGGGCCGTCAACTCGATATCAGGAATACCCTCAATATTCTCGTAAAGCTCCAACTGACCAAGCTCGAACACCTGCTCAAGATTGAACGTGGTATTCAAGCCCACACTCTGCACACCATGTGCAGTCCGAAATCCAGACGGCTCATATAGGCTCGTAGCACCGGAACCGGTCACGCCGTGTTCCGCAAACCCAAGCGCCTGGATCGCGTAGAAAATCCTGTTATTTGTTGCCACAGGTCACTCCCCCTTTCACAAAGAAACTATCCAACCACTCTTTTATACACCACACGGCTTAGATACCGCCGAAATCTATCTCAACCTCCCAGGTCACACGAGCCCTGAATAATTGAGAATTCAACGAATTTAGTGTTGCTGAAGTACCCTCTATGACCCTCAAACGCTTCCATGGATGGGCAGATACCATAGCAGGCCAGTTGGTCACCCCATCCACAATATCGCCATATGCATCAAATGGGAAGGTGATATTGTTAAGATCGGCCATCCAGAACGTGCTCCGGGTCTGATAATCCAGCCAGTCCATCAGCAAGTTACGATCCTGTGGATTGTCGGCGAAAATGTGAAAAATCACGTACCTTGTTTTTATCTGCCCACCGCCAAGTTGCCAGCCCCGCTGCTTGCCCGTCTGTACCTCGATGAAGATGCTGGGTAGCCAAATCTGATGCTCCCTGGCAGGTGTGCCCGACGTAGAAGCGTCAGAGAGGAATTCTTCCACGGCGTTCAGCATCATCAGTCTGAAGTCTGGGTCATCGGCGAATCCAACGTGTACGGATCGGCGGGTATACTCAGCCCGGATGTCGTCGTCAGCGCTCTTCGGCTCATCGAAGATGATACGACCATTCAGATAATCGATATGGTGGGCATAGATGCCTTCGGAGTCGTTCGCGTAGAAATCACCATCGATGTAGACCCCCGAGACACGGAATGGATCGACCGCACCGCTGCCAAGCGAAACACCACTCTCCCACACCCATTCGCGTCCTGCCCCTTCCCAAACGCGGCCCTGTTCATACCGCTCATCCGGGACAACATGTAGTTTCGATTCATCGTCGTCATACCAGCTTTCGGAGTCATATTCGTAGATGCTATAGGCACCACGGTTCAAAAGGCCCCAATCAAGGAACCACTTCAGATTGTACTGAAGCTGATCGGTCAACTCATAGCCGCCAAAACCTCCTTCGTTTGCTCCTTTGAAATCTAGAGCCATTATCTCACCTTCTTCATCAGTATCGTCGCAGCTTCCACGGCAACGCTGGGTTGTCCCAATGCGTATTCAATAAAGTTCTGGCCCGCCTGTCCAGATATGATAGCTGGCAATACGTATCCACCGCTACCTCCCAATGCCTTCAATGACACCATAATTGCTCTCCCACTACGAGATACCTTCTGTATCCTTACGTCGAACTTTTCGCTTTCCCCTCTGAAAACAATATCATACGCCGCCTGACCAATGTCGATACTCGGATCAACCAACAGCCACCTCGCAACCGGGATGGTAATATTGGATGGTTGTGATATGTACTGGGCACCCGGCAATCCAAGGTATTCATTCCAATTGTCTTCTACCGCCTGAATTCGAACCGAAACCGCACCGCCACCGGCGCTCTTACTCATCAAGCGGACAGAAGTCCGAAGCAATCCCGCCATCCCATCAGCCAATGAATTGGCCGTACTGTCATCCAGACCGAGATGAGCAGGCAAATCAGTTCCCCCCTGCCCACGAAGGGCTTTCGCTACTTGAGTCTCATTGAAGACTTTAACCAGCATGTTGCCAATTTCTTTGCTGACAGTAGCCGCCTGGGCCATTGCTCGCCCAGCCCAGATGCGAGACCCCTCTCGCTTAACCCCCTTGGCCAACTGAACCATGGTCTTTGCAGTAGGTTGTACGTTGAATATAATCTTGGCCATTTAGATCAACTCCCAAAAACTGATGCAGTACCGATCTTCCCGCAATCCAACAGGAATCGGCCCCTGCACCAATTTAACCTTCAGCTTCATCTGACTGACAATATCGTGATTAACAATCACCGTCTGTGCCCTCGATAGATCATCGGCTTCTGTCAGATAGGTCTTGAGCCGCACAATCCCACCCGTCTTAGAAACCGAGATACCGTAATCCTTGGCGTCTTCTGGATTCCACTTAATCAGACACTTGATGCATTTGTTGACCGGCGTTTCGGTAAAACCACGACCCTTGCAATATGGGCACTTACGGCTACGAGCAAACGGCCTTGGTCCACCTGCTTTATACACCCCTGTCGAACGCTTTCTCATGGTATCGTACTCACAGTTTGGACATGGCTCGCGGATAGGAGTAAATTCAAGGTACACGTTTTTCCCAAGTTGGTTGATCAGGGCGTCGATACGCGACTGGTAAATTATAATCAGCGAGTCTTTAATCTGGATAGACGCTGTGGCATCGAGCGCAGGACAAGCAAGGGCTGGCTTCGGCTCGTAGCCATTGATGAAAAATCCGAGATTTCCACTTTCACTTGCCATGACTACTCCTAACGGATGTACGTACTCCTACTCTCTGGGTGCTTCCATCTTTGGCCTTCTGTGACGAACACAGCCTGTCCCCAGAAGATTTCCCCTGCGTCCGAAGTCATCTGGTAGTAGAGATGTCCGCTGTAGTGGTTTGGTAGATGCTCTGTGGACCAAGCCCAACAGTCGGTATTACCAATCTGGTAGCATCCACTAGACGCCAAAACGAGGGCTGTGTTTGCCCCGTTGGTGATATCCAACACCTGCATGGTTACGAGCGTTATGGACCATCATAGCCAAGGTCACTAGCTTGTGTTTCAAATTCTTGTTTATTCATCTCATCACCTGCTATACCAAGTAATCCCCACGGCCCCTTGGGTGAACCCATTTCGCACCCTCTGGTGTATCCATGAAAAACTGTCCATCAAATGTTTCCGTAGCATCCGAAGTCATGATGTAGAAGTATTGCCGTGCGTGCCCGTAGACAGTCGGCAGGTTCGCTGTTGACCATCCCCATCTACCCGTGTTTCCAATTTGGTAGCAGCCGCTCGACGCAACAGAGACGGGGGTGTTCTCTCCGTTGGTGATATCCCACACCTGAATATTGACCAGATTGGCCGGTGTTTCGAAGGTTCCGATGATTTGTGGATGGTGATCTGCTGCTCTCAAGAGCCAGTCAATTGGCTTAGCTAGGCCACCAGAAGCACCCGAAGCCGGAGCAACACCATGAACGAACAGATCGTGGTTTCCAGATGATGGTTCTGGGCTGCTCATGAACAAATCGATGCGGGCCGTATCCGCGTAAATGCCATGTACAAACAAATCACCGGAACCTACTATTGATTCGTGACCAGCAGTGTACAAATCTCTCTGGGCTGTTCGGTCGTCGTCTCCGACCACGAATAGATTAAGTAATCCAGATGCTACAACATGTCCATAGATGTAAAGAGTCGGAGTATCATGACCATAAGTAATCAGGCTACATCGACCCGAAGTCGTCGTATAGCCATGAATAAACAAATCCCCGGATGCAGATGCTTCTTCGTCGCCGTGCAGGAATAGATCGCCGGAAGCAGAATGCTCATAAGCTGTTGAAGACCCGCAGATATACAGCAACAAATCTTGGCCACCAGCGATAAATAACGCCCCAGATTTACTGGTTGTCGTGTGTCCATGGGTATACAAATCGCCAGATGCTTCTGCCGATATATGACCACAAGTATATAGGTCGCCAGATGCTTGAATATTCACATAACCACCTACGAACAAATCTCCAGTAGCAACAAATTGATCATGGCTACGAATGAACAAATCACCTGATGTAGCAATCTCGCTAAAGCCATTTATGTAGAAATTGCCAGAAGCCGCATGGCTACCAATATTAGCTAGGTATAGGTTGACGTTACTGCTAGCGATAGTATGGCCAGCAATCACCAGATCGCCAGAAACAGCAAGCTGGTTCATACCTTGGGTGAACAAATTGCCCGATATCTGAATATCTGAATAGCCTCTAGTAAATAGATCACCAGATGCACCCGATAATGCAAAACCCTCTATAAACAAATCCCCCGATGCAACAGTTTCACAATACAAAAACAAATTGACACTTGCTTGCTTAGAATCCTTACCAGATATATAACATTCTGGTAATTGAGATTCTGAATAAATTGCTATACCTTGTGGACCGAATGAACCAGCAGCACCACTTATCAACACCTCAAAATCAGTACCATCACAATTGGCTCTAGCCAAATAGTCAAGATTCCAATCACCAATATACATTTTTTGGTTCAAACTATCTATTTTCAAACCATATGTAACGTCGATTAATGTTCCACTTGGTATAATTGTAGTTTGGTCAGACCCATCTAGATTTGACCGTTCAATAGTAGCTCCAACACCAGCAAAACCATAATTTGACCAATAGATATGATTATTATAAATTGCTAACGGTGATGGATATGATAATGATCCAGATATTAAATATTCAGAATTATTACCATCAAGATCAGATCTCTTTAAAGATCCATTTTCAACTCTTTCAGTCCAGTATAATTTAGAATTAATTTCATCAACAGCTATACCCGCTGGACTAGATTGACCACTAGCTACTTTAATATGATTAGATCCATCCATATTAACAACATAGATATCTCCAGCATTTCTATCAGGATAATATACTTTTCTATTTGTTTGATCTAATGCTAAACCATATGGTATATCGCCAACATCTTCTACAATTACTTCTATATCAGAACCATCAAAGTTGCTTTTTTTAAGCTGATCAGTTCCATAGTCTATCCAATACAATTTTCTATCGACATAATCTACTTCCATTGCTACAGGATAGTTAATATTTGTGTCTACAATAGTAGAAGTTTGCCCAGTCAATAAATCATAAAATTTAATAACATCTGTATCAGCTTCGCCCCAGAACAATTTAATTTGTGGAGCAAAATAAGATCCGAACATATAACAATTAGCGCTATTATTTTCAACATACACACCCTGAACATATAGATCACCTGAGTTTGCATAATCGGTATAACCATGAATAAACAAATCACAATTTGTATTTATGCCAAAAACATTCTCTGGACTACCATTGATAAATAAATCACAAGTTGTATTAGTAGATCCAAAAGCATTGATATATAAATCACCTGAACTGGAGTAAGACAAGTTACCAATAGAAAACAAATCCCCTGAAGCTTGATATGTAATTCCTATAGTAGAATATCCATTAATATACAAATCACCAGACGAACTAACTGTCTCTGGATTTTGATTGGAATATTGATCCAAACCAACTTCATGCACTGCACCCAATTGATATAAATTTAATAATTCATCAGAAGTAAATAAATCGTTACCAATCCACCAAGCTACTTCATCAGTATATAAATCATGAGTTTGATTATTCTGAACTATTATCCACGCCTGAGAAGATGCTCCCCAGTTTGCCCATGTCCAAGTAAATGGAGAAGACCAACCACTTCCATCGACTGACACACGGCATTCGGCTAATGAACCATTTTTTCTAACATCCACTACTATAAAATGCCAATCACTATCGGTTGGTCTAGCATAAGACGTCTGATGAATGCCTGCATTTTGATATATGGTTAATTTATCAGAACCACTTAATAAACCCCAACCAATAGCATCTAAGTCACCAAAACCATCAGATGAAAAACAAAACGGATAATGATAATGGTGTGTGGCACTAGCATTATTTTTTACCCAACCACAAACTGTGATAGACTGAGTTCCACTAATACCGCCATAAGTAGATGCAATCTTAATATAATCATTGCTATTAACAGTAAGCATGCCACTGTCAATTACACCACTATTAGAAAAATCTGGTGTTCCTGTGTCGATTGACCAAACATTAGATTGAGAATCAGTTAAAGAATCGAGTGGATGATAAACTCTCAAATTACTTGGATATAGGTGAGCCATTACGATCTATCCCTCCTACCAATATTATTGAGAACAAATTGATCGTAATACCAAGAAACAGTTGACAGAGCATTTCCACCGGGTGCACGATATGGTCCAAGAACTGCTCTACCAATCCTGCCCACCTCGCCAGATGCCAACAAAGACCATTTCAATGTTTCATAAGCCTTACATGGTCCTAATTCTAAAATATCGCGATACCCACGAAAACTAACACTTGTATCAATAGCACTGTCTCCATCTCTAACCTTAATACCCTGACCCAATGCCTGCTTGAACTCACCCTGTGTCAAAATACATGCAGCCTTTAATGGTACCAAAGCCATAAAAATGTTATCTTCACTTGTTGTAGGATCGGGAGAAATAGTCAGGGCACTGATATCGTAGGAGTAGTCGTAGCTGAACGGGAATTCGGCGTCAACCATGATCCCAGCGGTGATCAGCACCCGCTCAAGATACTCATCGGTATAAGTCTGGGGCGTCGAAATATCGCTCACCAGAACTCTCACCATCAAAACTAAGTCAGTGTCCCAAGCCATCTCTACACCCAAGCCTTTCCTCTGTCGGGATACGACCAACGCCCACGTTCCGGCACAGTAATCAAAAACTCGCCGTGCTGCATTTCTCCCTCATTCGAAGTCATCCTAAAGTAATGGTGATATTTCTTGTTGTATCCAAGGAACGGCAGATATTGCGTTGACCATGCCCACTTGTTAGTGTCACCAATCTGATAGCAACCACTGGTTGTGATAGGAACCTCTGTATTTTGCCCATCGCCGACATCCCACACTTGGATATTGACTGTTGCTGGTGGTATTTGGAACGTCCCCATTAGCTGAGGATTGTAATCCTGTGTTTTGGTAAGTCTGTGAATAACTCTCAACGGCGTCCCGGATGAAGCGGGAACCGCTGAAGAACCGGTCAGGAACAAATCTATAGTTGTACCAGGGCCAGTAATGACATCCACACCACGAGGATTATTGAGGCCAGAAATGACAACCTCGAAGCCACTACCAAGCAAATTTGTTCTCGAAATATCGTCTCGGCTGTTATGATAATCCGCATAGTATATATGTCCATTGTCGGAGTCTATAGCTATACCATACGTTGACCAAAGGTAAGTGCCAGATGCCACGATTGTTGTCAGGCCGCTCCCTTCGAGATCGGTCCGCAAAAGAGCGGAGGTATTGTGTGGTGGTCCGTAGTAGTTGGTGAAATACAGGTAGCCATTGCCAATGTCGATATCAATCGGCCTAGGGTACGACAATGACCCAGAAATCAAAAACTCCTGATTGCTCCCATCGAGGTTGGCTCGGACCAAAGAGCCGGTGGCGCTGGCTTCTGTCCAATAAACCTTCCCCGCAGGAACATTCAAGGCTAACCCAAAAGCATTGGTACCACTGGCGATGTTCTCGATACCAGACCCAGCCAGTGTAGCACGTTGCACAAGATTGTTTCCGTCGTCTGTCCAGTATATTTTATCACCGTCATTGTCTATTGCTATACATCGTGGATTGTTCAGACCCGTAACCAGAGTCTCTTCGTTAGACCCATCCAGGTTTACTCTCTTGATATTATTATTGCCATAATCTACATAATACACCTTCTCGGCAACAACATCGACAGCAATACCAAGGGGCTGACTCAAACCTGATGTCATAATATCGATGACAGATACATCACCAACGCCAGATGCTCTAATCTTCAGAGCACCAGCTTCGCTCCAGTAAATTGTCTGCTGCGGACAAGGTGTAGCCATTTCAGCCTCCCCTTATATCTGCTTAATGTAGGAACTCTTGTCGTTGAGTGACGGCATCCCACCATCTCGGTTTTCATGAGAAATCAACACAAAATCACCTTCATCAGTATTAGTCCCGTCTGACATCCGCCAGTGAAACTGCTGGCGACTGGCCGTCAGGGTAGGAAGCCCACTCGTAGACCAGCTATACCGTCCGGTGCTATTGATCTCACTACACCCACTCGCCGTAATGGAAACAGGTGTACCATCCTCCCAGAGTTCGATGTTAACCGTTTGACCCGTTACCAGTTCGCCTACGATGGCCGGTGGCGAATCTGGAAAGAAATCAAACTCAGCAATTGTCTGTCCAATAAGAGCCATTTCAACCCTCCTTACTTTACACGTTTGCCCCAAGCGTCGGGGCTCCAAAAACTAACCATTATCTGATGACCACCAATCGTATGCAACAACATCGCAGGCATTATTCACTCACCAATTCCATCAGGCGATCCAGAACGTCCGGTACCATGAAATGTCGTTGAAACTCTTTCTCACTGTAGCGAATCCGACAGGCTACGCCGCGAGACCGCAAAGGGAACTTGATCGTGTGCAGCCGTTTTGTCACGGTGGAGGAATCGACGCCCAGGAGTCGTCCGATCTGGGAAGCCGAGAGACCCAGGTTGTAGAGGGCTATAAAAATGGAGTCGGGAAAAATCTGATTCGCTTTCGACCGACTCCGCATCGTGACACCAAGTGCTTTTAGCCTATTATACATGGCTGTTTCGCTACATCCATCCAAGCGGGCTACTTCGGCACAGCTTTTCCCCTGCGAGTACAAATCTGTTACTGTTGCGTCGGGCAGAGACATAGTACCTCCAGGAAAAAAGACCTTTCACCAGCTATTAGATTATACACCAAGGGGGGGGAAAAGAAAAAACCCGCCAGGATGGCGGGCAGTGGGATGCTTCGGCAGGAATTATTGTGTCGGTTTTACTCTTTCATGACGTTTCTAATAGTAGTCTCACTGACTTCATACATTCTGGCCAATTCGGGAATCGTAACCCCAGCCTTATTCAACTGGATCACCCTGTCTCTTTCTTGTCTCGCCTTGCTTTCAACAGACTTCTTCCTATTGCCGGGCGTTATGTTATTCTCTCGCAGTATCTTATATAAAGTACTACTTGCAACCCCATATCTATTACATATCATCCTAGTCGTTTCTCCGCGAATATATGCTTCCAAAACGCCAGATTTGGTTTCCTCGGGAATCTCGAATCTTTCCTTGTTGTAGAAACTGGTGCTTCTCCTGGCCTCACCTATCGCCAGAAACCTAGCACGGACAAAAGATAGCGACTTGCCAAAATGCTTGGAAATCCGTTGACACGACCATCCCTGATCATGCAAAGCCAATAATTCCTCATCTTTAATACCATTGTGCATATGCAATCTCTTATGCATATCGGCTGTTACCGTCATCCCATTATCAATGTCCCAAAACTGCCCGAATGACTGGGCAAGTTCAAACAATTTGTCATAATCATCGATAGGATTAAGTCCCGCATGTTCCTTGAGAAATGCGTTGAAAATCTTGGAAAAACTAGCGGGATAATGGTGCACCTCCAATTTCCCAGTCTCCCCGGTAACTCTGCATTTGTAATCGTCTCTCTCCATACATGCCCTGCGCCAAAATTCGGCCTTTTCACAATGGCGAATTCTATCGTGGAGCCTGGTAATTCCACCCTTGTAGGACTTGACTCTAGCACCCTCATGCTCTGGGGTAATGCCGTTTGTTTTCAAGATAGTAGCTATCGTGCCATTACACACCCCATAATCCTTGGCAATATCTGCACAGCTTTCGCTTTTGTTAGTTCGATAGCGATCGCAGATGGTTTTATGTTCTGACACCGAAATTTTGCGAATTGCTTTTGCTGCTTCTGTTTTTCTGTCCCTCATTTTGACACCGTTCTTTGATAATCTTTCCCATACTGATGATGCGTTCATTCCATGTTTTTCGGCTATCTCGGTAGTAGACATATGAAGGTCTTCATATTCACATCGGATAGTTTCGTCATCTACCTTACTCCTCAAGCCACCAAGACCACGTATCTCTACGCCATTATCTCTTAATCGATTGATCAACGTTTGAACAGCACAGCCGACAATCTTCGCAACTTCTGTACTTGATTTACCTTCATCCCGATACAGTCTTGTCGCCAATTCGACATCTATCTGTTTCTTCGCCATAGCTCAATCTCCTTCTATACTATTATACGTCGAAACGACTGTTCTGTTCGTAGAAAAAAATATTTTCTTGGTCCCAATAAAAAAGGGGCTGACAAATTGCCAGCCCCATATTTGCTGTTAGAAACAGCCTAAAACGATCCTAAGAGGACGCGCCTTCCATCGAGAGCCGCGAAACCATGTTCTTGCCAGCCGTAAAATCCCGCTTTCTGTCTCCTGTGAAGCATGTCGTCCTCGAAGATTGCCAGTTCACGCTTGATCGGCATCACAAACGAGTCGCCGTGCGACAGGTCGAGACCCACGACGATTTCCTCATCGCCAGTGCCCATGCTGACACCCAGCGTTGCGAAGTACGTCTGGAACTCCTGGCCCACGCCAAGCTCGTCCAGCGGATGCAGATTGACGCCGTAGATGCGAGCCATCGGGCCACCATCGTCACCAGCGGTGAAGATTTCCCGACGAGTCAGGTCATCAACCTCATCACTATCCCACTCACGAATGTCCTCCAGAGCCTCTGGACTGATGAACAGGTCAGTCAGACGACCGCGATTGGCCGTTGCACTGTTGCCACCAGCAAGACGAGTCATAGTCGTCTTCATCAGAGACACGAGACGCTTCGTGAACTGACCAGCAGTTGCCGCACTATCGTACACCAGCGGAGCCCCGCCAGCGTAGTCGGTGCGCCCTGCACCAGCCGCGATGATGACACGCCAACCATCCGTGTTCATCTTCTTCACGAAACCGGCCTCCAGTACCTCCATCGCACGAGCAACGATGTTCCAACGTGCAGATGTCGAATACTTCAGCGGCCAGTCAATCGCGTTACCCACGTCGTAGGTGTTGATTGTCACCGCGTCACCCGTGATGGTACGCTGTGGCAAAGCACCCTCGGATGGGATCATATACGCCACGTAGTCACTTTCCTGTGCAGTCTGGTAGAAATCCAGCGGATACTCGGCAGTTGCACTTGGGTCCAGAACTTCGGGTGCGAAGATTCCGCCCAAAATGTCGCCATCAAGCAGCGCTGAACGTAGAGGAACTTGTAGAGCCTGAGCGAGAGAATGCATCGCCTCTAGGGCCTCGGCCTTGTTTGCCGATCCAGTGCGCCGTAGAAGTTCAACCTGCTCAGGTGTTGGTTTTCTGATGTTACGCTTCATTCTTCTTCACCCCCTTATGTAATGTCAATCGAGACCCGCGCAAAGCCATTCGCATCCTTAGTCGTCTCGAAACGACCAATCTGCGGAGCACCACCGGCTTGCACTGAACTGATGTAACCACTCGCAGCCAGATATGCAGCAGCCCCAGCAGTCGGTGTCACGCCTGACGCGATCATATCTGTCACTACGAACCCCTTCTTGACTAGAGTACACTTCTCCCCAGGACGAATCTCTCCATTCTCGTAGTTTCGGAAATCCCTGGTTGCACTCATAGCCGCTGCTACCGTTTGGAGCAATACACCCTTGGCAATCGCGCCTGAGGGGTCTGCTACGTAGCCAACAACGTTCGGTTCGTCGGTGATGTTAACACCAAGCGCAGCACCCGAACCTTGCGTAACCACGCTAGCAACTCCACCCTTTTCCGCAGCGACCGTAGTCCAGAAGTTGGTAATGTCGGTAACCTCGTTGTACTCACGATCTGGTTTCAAAGCCATCCCTATTCACCCCCTTCGTCTTTATCGTCTTCGCGCCCACATAGCGCGCCTGCCACTGACAACCATTGATCAGCCTCCGACTTCTCCGCATCCTCCGTAGCGTTGAAATCAGGACTGTCGTCGTTCTCTTCCACGTCGTTCAGAGCAGCCTCCGCTTGCTCTGCTTCCTTCTCACCATCGTCCGTCTCGGCCTTGGTCTCTGTAGCGTCAGCCTTCTCTTCCGGCTCTTCGCTCGCGACCTCTTCGACCTTTGCCTCACCGGCATACTTCAGAACCACTTCGAACGTCTCTTCGGTCATGTCACGAAGTTCGGCCAATGTCGCCTCTTCGTCCTCGACCTTCTTAACTTCCGATAGCTTCGCCAGGCGCTCACGAGCCGCTTCGTTCTTGCGGATTTCATCGAGTTCCGCAGCGCTCTTCTCGGCACGCTCTGTTACCTCATCGAGTTGCTTCTGAAGCTCAGCCTTCTCAGCCTCGACAGCTTCCACCTTCTCAGACGCCTCCGTCACACCGGCAGTCAGTTCCTCGACCTTGGTATTCAGAGCAGCAATCTGCCCCTCATAATCCTTGGCCTGAACATCTTCCGCTGCCTTCTGCAACTCAGCGACCTCCTTTTCCTTGCTCTCTAGGCTCGCCTGAACCTCTTCAAGCTTTGCCTGAAGTTCCTGCAATTGTTTTTCGTCCACGTCTTCTACACCCCCTTCCGACAAGTCACTCAATTCAGCAGTTACAAAACTCCGCGAAGCGGCTACTTGATTCGCCGCCACCTTAATCACCGATTCGGGATTCGCTGGGGTGTCAACAAACCCCTGCGCACCGAAAATGATATCCTTCAATACTCGACCGACCTTGTATCCCTGGTACTCCCCGCTGCCACCGTAAATCCTCAGATGCTTGGTAAGGAATGCGGTTTCCTCAGTCCGATCGATCAGCTTGGTCTCACCAGTTGCGGGGTCTACTAGGCCGTAACCGAAATCGGGGAACCAAGCCTCCATCGAAACGAACATCTCGCCAGCCTTGGCTTTGGTAATAATCTCATCGATTCGATCCGATAGCTCTGGGAACGCCCGATATAGGACACCAGCCACTTCGATATCGAATTCGGTCGGTGGTGCCTCACCTTCGGCTACGTCGATCTCTGTCCCGAACTTGTCCAATGCCCTGGTCTGTACGATATGCCCAAGAATTTTATCGGCTTGGTGATTGTCGTTCATGGGTTTGTGGAGCGGCGACGACCGAGCCTTCCATACCTCTTCGGGTGTGAAAACATCATCGTTCAAATTCCAGCCAGTGCTGACCAAAATCGCAACAACGAGGGCCAAATCGGGTTGTTCCTGACCGAGAAGCTCTTCGACACTTTGTACAGTAGAAGTTGATCTCATCAGATCGGCGACAGACATGCCATCGAAATATTTCTCGATATCGCCTACCTGAACTTGTGCCGTGACAAATGCAGAAGAACTTCCGGCTTTGTTTATCTGGAAATTGATTCCAGCATCTTTTTCAGCTTGATAAACGCGCACGAGCACCTCCCGTCATATGGCTTATACACAACCATCGATCGAAAGTACACGATACTCACCCCACTAAAAAGACCTTTCATGAATACTATCCCGTTTACGGCAGTTGCAGGACGGACATAATAAAGACAGATTTGATAAATTGAACAATTCCCAGATATCAGACTCCGACTCTGCCGACGCTAACGGAATAATATGGTCGATATGAATCCCTGTCTCATTATACGCAGAACTGAACACCCTCTGGGCCATAATGCTCCCGGAGGAATGATACCTCATGAGGCTTCCATTTAAGATACTGGCGATTAGCCATTCGCACGGTCACGCTTGAGGAAATCAATCACATCAGCCTTAGCCTTTTCGTCATCGTGAAGAATCTTGGACGCGAATCCTTCCTCGTTAAGCCCAGCGTGTGCTTCCGTGGCAAGCTCTTCTGGAGACGGAAGATAGAACTGCCGTCTTTCTTTCATGCCATCAGGGTTGGTGCTTTCGATGGTATAACCAAACCTCACGAATTCCTCACCGTCGTAGATGTACTTCTCGACGAAAATATCATTCGCCGGAACCAGGACGCCGTTGACAGTAAGAACTGCCTGCCGACTCGACGTATCCAGTGAAACGTTCACAACAGCCATGACTACCTCCCAGGTTCGAGACCCTTGTTCACAAATAGATGGCAAGGCCAATCGTTTTGTTCCTCTACCACCCAGAAAAATTCAGACATCCTTCGCACCATCTCTTCGGTTTCCTGTTGTGGATAGATGCGACCACCGTGAAAAGAAACACAAAGCTGACCCAGCCTGTCGCGTAGCTCAGGTCTGCGCAGCACTTCTTTGAGTATCCCGATCTCAGCGCCCTCGCAGTTTAGGAACAACAGATCGATACGCGAGCAGTCATTTTCCTCAATGATCGTATTGAGACTGACAGACCGGATATTACTTGTTCTCCGCAGCCGACGACCTTCTCCCTGATGCCTGGGATAGATACTGTTCGAAGATTCCTCAACGAACTCATAGAACTCAGCAATGCCATCAGAACCAGTCACAACCGCACGATGGGCAACAATTGGAGCACCAGCTTTGGCAATGCCAGCAACTAGGCTCGCATTATTCTCCTGCCCCGCTTCGTATGCGATCATGGTTAGTGCGTTATTGAACTTTTTACACAATTTGATACCATGTGCGCCATGTATCGATCCCACCTCTACAATAACAGGATCATCTGGTAACATGTTGGACGCGAAATACATGTACGTATCACAACGATCAAATTCAAAAGGCGGTGCTTCCACCATACCTAGTCTCCTGTTGACAACACAGTGGCCCAGGCTAAGGACGCTAACATTCTTCGTTCCTTAGCTGTAGGTGCCTTCTGGGTTGACAGAGTGAAATCGGCAACCAAATCACAAAAACAAGCTTCCATGCGACGAGCACCCTTCCCTGCCCCGCCAAGCCTTTCGGCAATCAGTCCCTTCGTCACAGTGTCCCCTGGACGCAAGACCGACAAGATGCCACGCTTGGTACGCTCTAGCTCGGCACGCTGAGCCTTAGTCAGAGACCGCATATTCTTAACGCTGTGCTGTTCTAGGTAGGTATCATCCACCAGATTATCGATACGATCCATCAGTCCCTCTGCCACGACATTGAGGACAGACAGCGTTTTCGGAGTCCGTTCGTCTCTCGGCGATGTATCCTTGGTGGCCGGTGGCCGTCCTGGTGAGTTATTGCCTTCGTCGCTCGGCTGATCACCACTGGGATTATCTCCACCACCATTGTCGTCACCTGGATGATCGGGCAGCGTTGTATCCCGGCGATAGCCCAGTTTAACCTTCTCAAGCTGAATGGCCAATTCGTTCTGCTTCTCCATGGTAGAGAACGGACGGTTGTACGGATTGGACTTCTCTAGCACACCTGGGTTGTCCTCTCTGATCTTCTGCTCAGACTTGATCCGCTCAAGCTCGATCATGTAATTGACACCGAAAACTTCCGTAGCCTTCTCGGACGAAATGATGCCACGATCGAGTAGTTGGATCATCAACTGCTTCTCTGCTGCTTCGTCTCGCAACGACATGACGCCAAAGCTAATCGCCGGAATCCTCTTGAAGCCCATAGCGTCAGCGACGAGACGTAGTTCACCTTCCATCCAGCGGATGGCGCGACTGCGGACGTATTCAAGTCGCTCCACAAGGGTCTTCAATTGGACAAAGGCCGATTGTGCGTTACGTGTCCCAAGGTCTTGCCCACCCACCAGTGAGTCGGGAATACCCAGGCCACGAACAATGTCTGCATTTACGCCAGCGTATTTTTCTGCACCCAGAATCTTGTCTGTCGGCGGATACTCTACGTGAAGATCGATCATGTCGTCCCACACAAGGTCCATGACCCCGCCGCCAGTATTGTGCTGTAGGATATCGATCAACTTATCTACGGCTGCTGCCGTTGGAAGGATTTGCTGGTCGGACTTGCCCAGCTTCCACAGACGAATGACGTTGATCACACCATCCAACGCTGCCATATCTGCCAGGCGCATCTTCTCTTTGAACATCACGTCTTCAAGAACGCCATACAGGAATGGGGTACCCCAATCTTCCCAGTCGTCCTTCTTGTAGTAGTCAACGTATATTTTGTCCATATCCAGCGCAACCAAGGTGCCACTCTTCTTAGCTGCCTTGACTACTTCGGGTGGTAGCTTGGCAACAAAAGCCTTCTCTGCATCTGTCTTCGGTCTCTTGATAGCATTGGCGAGGTTGTGAGGAATCCTCATCCCCAGTGCGTCGGAACCAAAAAAGCGACCGACTTCGCCACCGATCTTTTCGATCACGACGGGAGACAGGAATGTATATCGCCAAGGGATTTCGCGTCGATTTGTTTTCTTCTTGGTCGTCTTGACCTTCTCTGGAGGATCGGCTACCTTCGTTTCATCTAATGTATTGAGGCCAGTCACATCCCCCTTGGTCATCTCTTTCATGGCAGGCTTGGTAATAAATGCATTCTTACGGCGAACGACCACATTGGCGTCTCGCATGAGAAGTTTCATGAAGTCGTGAGCACGACTTTGGAGATTCACACGTCTGGCCCATTCTCGGAAGAATCTCTCTTGCGTCTTAGTGGTGTGTTGTAATTCAAGACCCTCAGCGGCAAAGTCTGTCATCAAATCAATAATATTGCGAACCATCCCGACCTTGCGGTACACAGCCTGACAGGCTCGGATGATTTCGGCATGTTCAGTCGGGAGTTTATCGTTCGGGCGATGTGTATCGTAGTTGTGGCGATTGTGTCCTGTGCGGAGGTTGACATCCGAGGCCAGAGTCCTGTGCGGCAATCCATGCGTCATGTGGCATGTTTCTGGCAAAACGTGCTCTGTAACACTTTTGGTACCGTGGGTGTACAATTGCCCCTTGGTTGGAGCCTTTGGTTTTCTGGTACCCGTTTTCTTCGCTGCCATTTCTACCCCCATTCCAATTGCGGTTCAATTGCGGTTCAATTGATTATACACCACCGCTATTAGATTCGCTTGCCTTTTTTCACGGCCTTAAAAATCCCGCCATTGCGAGTCTCATGGGAATTTCTCATCCTACCCACACCGGCCCCGCGATACATAGCCTCATTCTTTGGGGGTTTTTCGCGTTTCTCGATATTCCCCGGAACGTCCTCATAATCGATACTATGGTCAGTGGTGGTATCAGTATCATAGATGTATTTGTGAGACAACAGAAGAGCCGTATAGCGGTCCTTGCGGAGCCTCCCCTTTCGTGTCCTGCCTTCAACCGCTCCAGGCTTGATAACCTGTGGGGTATCGAATCGTTCCTTCCCCGTCGCTGTTTCGCTCATCTGAATGGTACAAAGCTCATTCTTTAATTCTTCCAGATTGAATACATTTTCCTCGTAGGTGTCAAAAACAATCCCGGCAGATTTTTCAGCCTCGATCGCAGCGTACATCTTCACGCTATCGAAGGCGGGGAACAACAGAGTTCGTGTCTCAAGGCTCTTGTGGAGCGCTACGTTGGCTTCCTGGTTGTACTCAGTGCTTTGCTTGACGAGATGGAGAATGTGGCGTCCATCTGTCTCACCGTCAGTATCCTTCGGATCATCGAAATCGATCACTTCATAAATAGGGAAGTCGCCCGCGTTCATGTCCATCAACTTTTTGTTGCGAAGCATCTCTGCAACGGCATAGCCACCACCCTGGCTATCCATCTCGACACGAACCGGATTGAACAACCTGACTACATCCCGAATTTTCGAACAACAATAGGCGTAGTAGTCGTCATCTGTGATAAATCCCTTTTTCTTCCTCTGGATGAATTCCTTTTTATTCACTGCCCAGCAATAGACAACACGGTAATGATTCGGCCATACCTCTGTCACAACAATAGCTAGATTATCTCTCTCGGCAGCGGGGTCGATACCCATAACATACTTACGCTTCGATTGAGCCCTCATCAATGGTGTAAATGTAATCGGCCCATCTGGTGTCTCAATGGGTTTGTTGGGACCGACAGTACACCCTTCGATTAAGCTGCGTGGGTAGAATCCATCGGAATCAGCAACAAAGACCGCGCCATACTCCATAAGATAGATATTGCGAGGAAGAGTAGCCTTGGCGTGAGCCAATTGTCTCGGGTCTAGCAGGCCATCTGGTAGGTGCGTATGGGGAATTCTGATGATAGCATAGTCTTTGTAGTTAAAGCCATCCGGTACCAAATTCTCTCCACCGAAGATTTGTGCCACTTGCTCTGGGTCGCCCTTGCTTCTAATGATCTCCTGCCACATATGATATTTCTTGGCAAAATGATTGAATGCATAGTATGCCGTACCAGAATAGACGATTTGGTTACCGTGCATCTTGCCGTCATCAGTAGTCAATTTTTTCTTGACATCTGGTGGTAAATCGAATTTGGCTAGTTGCTTTTCGAACGCCCTCCGCTTTGCTTCCTCAACAGGAGTTTTGGCTGTTGCAGCAAAACCGCGAACCACAACATCGAATACATCTTCGGGAATGGACGCAAACTCGTCAGCAATAACGACGTTGGCGCGGAAACCTCTAATCTTCGTACCATCACCCATCGGTAGGGCATAAATAATGGATTCACCGACGCGGAAGTAGCACAGGTCTACATTCTGCCTGGGACCAGCCTTCTTGCCACCGCCGACAATGTTGCGCAGTACAGGAGCATTACTCCAAATGGTATCAATGTAGTTAAAAACCAATCTGGCCTGTCGAAGACCAGCACCAACGATTACAATCTTGGTCCCTGGATCGAGTAGTGCTCTTAGCACAGCATAAACCGCCAGCATAAATGACTTACTGCCACCACGACACGCGATCAGCATCGGGAACGGGGTATTCCACATCATCTGGAGGGTGGCGATCTGAATGGGGAATAGGTCTAACCCAAGGACCACCTTTGCTGTCCAGCCTATGTAGTTGATATCAAGCATTCGGCTGACAACTACTTGGTCGAGCGGGTCTTTGGATTGCTTCAGATCGGTAAAGATGTGTTTGCGCACATTGGGTACACGATCACGGTATGGAAACAGATATCCATATCTCCCCTGATCCCCATGCAGTAGATCATCTAATGTAACTTTAGCACCCAAGGCAATTCTCTCCAGACTTCTTCTTCGGTTCCTGGTGAACCCAACGATCCTTCTCTACTCTGACCACTTCCTCGAAAATCATCTGAGCTATCTTGCGACCACACTGTCCTGCCGGTATGATGTTCACCCCATACCTAGCTGACAGATACATCAGCCATCTGACCAACGACTTACCCGGTACGCCCTTGGAAAATTGTGGTGGTGACAATTCAAGGATGTCGGGCGTCATAGATGATTCGATGATGACATAAGCGTGCTTGATGTTAGACATCCGTTCCATCTCTTCCTCAAACTGCGGTCGTCTCTTAGCACTATAGTTACCCCAGAGTTCTGAAAAGGCAAACTTGCGCTCAATGGCCAGAATGTCTGTGTACCCCACCAAGCTGTAGTCGCCAGTCTCTACCGTCTCGATAATCGTACCTTCACATCGTGGAGGACGGCGATCTGGCACATGCGCATCAAAGAACCACCCGTGTCCCTCCTGTTCACGGGTGTCTCTGATAACTGTATAGGTCGGCAGAATCAGTCTAGGCATAAATTTTAGCCCCCTTCGAAGAATTACATCTCAAACACAATAGAGATAAATTCGATAAATCAAAAAGAGATAATACACCTTCTCTTGTCTTGGCGGTGCTAACCGGTGTAATGTGATCAATGCTGTCCTGGACTTCATCGTAAGAGCTTCCACAGATTGGACAACTGTTGTTCTGTCGTCGTCTGACATCCTCCAGGTGATCACGTAATTGGCCAGCAGTATACGGTAAATCATGCGAAAAACTGATTTTACCGACAGCGCACTGCCTCAGCGCGGAACGTATTCGATTGACATATTTGCCAAGCGGAGTGCTTCTCTGTTTTCTCCTGTAGAGTCTGGCCAAACGTCTAGTGTGGTCAGTCCAAGCCCTGGTGCCACGGCGTGCTGTCTCTCGTTCTGATATACAACCATCACATCGAAGAACACCATTTTTATACAATCTATGCACTGTTTCTCCATGTTTCGGACACAGACAAATAACACGTCGCTCACTAAGGATACGGATGACTTCACGAGTTTGACGACACCCACACCTACCTTTAGCTTGAATGCCTAAATGCTTTGCCCTTATCTGAATAGCATTAATTGTTCGCTGTAGACGGCTAGAACACCACTCGGCGGTTTGGTTCGGATAATTCTCTACGAGAAAATCGTCTTCTATCTGGGTCCATCTACGCCCAGCCATAATATCTCCGATCTAGACGCGGCATTCGATCTCCGCTCTGTAATCACTCTGGACCATCCGATCGATCAATTCACCAAAACAAATCGTGGGCTTCCACCCAAGCACCTTGGCTGCCTTGCCTGGGTCGGCGTGGAGCAGATTGACATCCACAGGACGATAAAACTTGGGATCGATGACGACGTAATCGTTGTAGTCCAAACCAATGGAACCAAAAGCGAGTTGCAAGAATTCCTTGACCGTGTGGGTTTCCCCAGACCCAAGCACATAGTCATCTGGCTCGGCATGTTGCATCATGAGCCACATGCCACGGACCATATCCTCGGCGTGGGACCAATCCCGCTTCGCCTCAATGTTGCCGAGCGCCAGCGGACGAACATCTACATCCTTTTTGGGAAAACCGTCGTGGCTATCCATCCAACTCTGAAGCATGGCTACGTACTTGGTAATCTTACGGGTGACAAACGCTTCTCCACGACGCTCAGATTCATGATTGAACAAAATGCCTGCACAGGCGAAGATGTTGTAGGCCCGACGATAAAGGCCGACCAACTGATGCGCATAAAGCTTGGCTGCTGCGTATGGTGAGTTCGGTATCATGGGGGAATTTTCGTTCTGTGGCGCAATGGGAGTATCGCCAAACAATTCCGATGTGCTCGCTTGATAGAACTTGGTTTTTGGAGACGATTGGCGAATAGCCTCCAGCATGTACAGAGGCCCCATCGCGTCGATCTGACAGGTGGTGATTGGCTGATCAAATGACACACCCACATGACTCATGGCAGCCAAGTTGTACACTTCATCCGGCTGGATACCGGAAATCAGCCGATGCATACATGCCGCGTCGGTGATATCACCTTCTATCAATGCGAAATGTGGATGATGCTGAAAGTGAGCGATACGCTCTGTGGTGTCAACCGAAGATCGTCGGATAAGCCCATGGACTGTGTAGCCTTTGTCCAGTAGCAGTTCGGCAAGATAACTGCCATCTTGCCCCGTTGTCCCGGTGATCAGTGCTGTCTTATTCATCGTCTTTCTTTCCTCCGTTCTGCTGCGCCTCACGATGAGCGTCAATCATCTTCTGAATATCCTCTGGTAGCTTGGTGACATTGGCGTTGCCGTCCGATACTGTAATGGCCTCGATCTCGTTTAGGCAACACACCTTGTACTTTTTTTCACTTCCGCACAAACACGGCCAGTTACGACCCCACCTCATACGTCTGCGGGTGATAGGCATCGTAACACCAGCGATACGCCTACCAAGATTACGCTGCTCCGACGACGTTCGACTCATAAGGTACTCCCCTTTCCTCGGCACTTAATCTAGCATCGATTTCCCAACAATGCCTGACCGCTGCTCTTTGTCCTTGCTCTATCATGTCAGCAGCCAGATCGTGCAATCCAGCCACCTGAAACAGATCGACCAACCGATTGAAGTATGTATGATTATTAGCCACATGCTCTACGCTGGCACGAATTTTCTCAAATCGCTGTGGTTGATCTTCCACTAATCCAATAACCTTGCTCATGAAGTCGGTAACACTGGTGGATACCACACAATGTGGCCCCAGATATCTGGACACCAATGGATTGTCCGACACCTGCACACCACCACATAGCGGGATCATGAACGACCTTTCGTTGACACACGCCTGGAGGCCGACCTGTTGTTCGGTATGCACATTCGGGCACACGCGGGCTGTCGCGTATACATGCGCCAATCGGTTCTGGTCATCATCAAGCGGACCATTGTAGTTGAGACCGGCTCTGGCCCAGATGTCATCGCCAAAAGCTTGGTACGAATGTCCCAGTAAATCCAGCCGCTTAAAAAGAGGCTCAATCAATTGTCTCATGATACCCTGTCTGTGGGCAAAGTTGGCAACCATCGCAACATCTGTCAGGACTGTACAGGTCGGTGGCATCGCACGAATCATATTACCCGCCGCTGGGAGAAACATAAGATCAACATTGTTTTCCCCCCAGACAGACATATAGTTCGCCCATAGATGGGGCTCAATCCTGGTGTGGACCGTAGCCGATTCGATGGACTTAACTACATCTGGTTCATTCTGATGGGCCACCTCGTATGGACCGTCAATGCCCAAGTCACCGTCATTAAGCGGCAGCGCCTCGACGAACACCATGACTTTGTTGGCATTGATCACATCAACTGGCAGTTGCCGGATTCCGTATCTAGAATGAGTCAGAATCAATCGCACGCCATATTCTTCGATGAGCTTGCGACACCCCAGCTTGGTCTGAGGATCGCCAACATACACCTTCCAGCCGAAATGTCGTAGCGCATCTACATAGCCATTCTGGATCATTCTGTACGTTCCACCTGGACGTGGTATACACAAAGCACACTTATTCATCATCGTCCTCCCCAAAGTCCGTATCCGCATCCATGATAATTGGCTCGACACTGCCATCAGGGAATTCGACCGGCTGACGAAATTCATTCTTCACGTCTTCAGCAGATATTCTCGTCAATTCAGCGAATCTCCCCTGCCTGTCTCTTTCATCCTGCGAGTGTTGCAGCCTACCGACCAATTCCAAGAAGGTTTCCTTGCCCCCCTTGAGTTCATCCATGCGATCCTTACGGGTCGCAGCCAAACTACTGTAGATTTTCTGCCGCTCTTTGACCAAGGCATCGTAGCGATCATTGACACTTTTGAGATATCGATGCTTATCATCGAGTTGTCTCTGTTGTAAAATGCGAAACTTGGTGGCCTCTTTATCTTCATCCTCTGGCTTTGGATTCGCCACAAACCACATTTGTAGGTCTGCGATTTCTCTCTGTAGGGAACGGCTGAGGATCAATTGCCTATCAACAAGAATTCTGTGCTTCAGGAAATCGTCCACCTGCATGAACTCACTGATAACGATGTCCTCAAACTGACAGCACAGCAAACCAAAATCTTCTAGGTACATCTCCACTTCTTCTGGTTCGAATTGTCTCTGGATTGTTTTATAAAGGTGGGTCTTTTTGAATTGATCTCTAAACCAGCGGGCCTTTTCTCCATCAGACAATCCAGGGGGCGGCACGGTAAGGATTGGACCATCCAAAGCTTCAACACCAACTGGCTGGCCAGCATTCTTAGTCACACCCATAGCACGGCGGCGTCGGCCAATAGTATCCAGCGTCCATTGATATCCACACTCCTGAGCCAACCGCTGTTGAATCTTCTTGTCGCTGAGACCTTGCTTGACACAATCAGCGAGAAGCTTCAAAGCCTTGGGGTTGGAAGACAATCTCTTATTCTTTGCTTCCGACATCTTCCTCCCTCTCGCTCAAAATCTCTGCCACCTTCTGTCGTATCTCTTCAACAACAGGACTGCGAACGCGGTTGTTGCCGATCAAATCTTCGAACGAATCGATCAGACTTTCCGGCATACGATCTCGGATGTATTCCAAAGTTTCGTCGCACAATAGGTGATCAACAGGATCAGTATTGATCGGAGTAGACCCAAGAAGCATACCCTGCTCAGCGATATCTCCACCACCAAGCGGTAGTGCGTTCACCAAGTTCATCCTAGTGCGTGCCAAGCCAGAACTCGGAGCATCGGAGCCTGGACGGAAGTAGCTGTCCCTCTTGAGGTTCTTGAGTCGGTTGGTGACATGTCTCACTAGGTAGTTCTCGATTGGCCCTATCTGTGGATCATACCTTTCCAGGGCCTCTAAGCACATTCGCCACACCTCTTGATAGACATCACTGTTCTCGTAATATGCGAACGCACCGTTGGCGCTACGAGACGTGGCTAACCGTTCGATGATCGGATGTGCTTCGTCAAGAATTTCCTGTCTGACTGTCATCCTCTGACCCTTCCTCCATCGCATCCTTGATTACCTGCTCGCCAACAGCCGGTTCTGGATCGGGAACCTTCAAATCCTCGATAGCCTTGGCGTTCGCCTTGTCTGTCCCACGAGTAATCAAACGGCAATCAACCTGTGTTTTCTTGTCACTCATTTCTATCACCCTCGAAAATTATACACAATCGCGTCCGATATGTAACGTCCGATAAAAACCCCCCTCTATATATATAGAGAGTCTATTTTGGGAAAAGCGCTCCAACTTTTTTTCTTTTTTTCGAACAAACCCCCTAGTTGACCGTATAATGGGGTATGCCAAGGTTCGTCGTGAGAAAAAACACGCTGCCCTACGTCCATCAGTGGGCTGTGATCGATACCGAAACGGGGAACAAAGTGGGCGAGTACAAAACCCAGGAACAGGCCCAAAGGGCGTGTATGATCTTCGAAGAATATGGCGTCCCAAAAAACGGAGAACTTACGCCACCAGCATTTGAAAGTGCGTGGAATGCTCTCAAAAGCCGTATGAGAAAACCAAACGGAGACCCAGTACCGAAGCCGCCGAAAAAGCGACCAGAGCATTCGGATAGGCGACGGGTGGAGTTGGATGAATGATCAGACTGATACATGGTAAATTCGAACTGATCCCGGCCTCGTCTCTGGGAAGAATTGATCTCATCGTGGCCGACCCGCCAGACAATATTGGTCTCAAATACGACGGATTTACAGACCGGCAACCGGACTGGAAATATGAAGCCAACCTTCGATTGTGGCTTGGAATGATGGCCGATTTGACCAAAGGTCCAATTTTCCTAACATTTAACGAAAAATGGACACGCGCTATCGAGAACGCCGTAACAGCAGTTGGTATCCCGCTAATTCAAAGGTTACAGTGGTATTACACCTTCGGACAGGATCAGACTACCAGAGGGAAATATGCCCTCTGCTACCGACCCGTATACTGGCTCAACTCGGAATACATCCGACCAGATAAGGTCAAGATACCCAGCGCCAGGCAGGCAAAGTACAACGACAAGAGAGCGGCCAAGGGAGGCAAAATGCCTCCGAACGTTTGGGAGGTTCCGCGCGTTTGCGGTACATTCAAAGAAAAGCGGAAGTGGTGTCCGACCCAGCTACCAGAAGCTCTGGTGACGCGCATTGTAAACGGTCACTGTCGCCCCAAGGGGCGAGTCCTTGATCCGTTCCTCGGAACGGGCACGACAGCAAGGGTGTGCCAAGCATTGGGTCTGGATTGTGTCGGCATCGAGGTAAGTGAGCCTTGTATCAAGGCCACGGCAGCAGACTTGGGGGTAGATTATGAGTAATCCAGCAAGCGATGGCATACATCTGACAAAGGAATATTACAAGGACTTTTTGCCAACCGATCTACAATGGACGGTGACCAAGGTTGACGAAGACTTTACGCTCTACGATCTATTCCGCTTGGTATATCATGCAGATCAAATGATCCCAGGCATCTTCGCAACGATGGGTATGTTGGAGTTCAAGCTGTTCTGGGATCAGATTCAACTCGACCGTGATCCAGACGATGTTGATGATGTTGAATATCTCGAACTATACTGGCACGCCAGCTACGACATTCGCAAGGAAAAGAAAACCGGCAAGCCAACAGATCAGCCCGACAGCGGTTGTCCAATCATGGACAATGGATACAACTATTGGGAAAACCCGAAGATCGCCGACTTGCCAAACCTGATGTCTTTCCATGGAATCGGCCCCGGTTGTCCGTCCAAAAGTCTCGATTTCCACGAGTGCGGCGACGACTGCCCCAAGGATACAGGATATGCGATCGAGTTCACCCCTGTCAACAACCTCGCCCATCTCCCCATTCGCGTCTCGCCAGAGGTAGAATTCTTCCCACCATACGTCGAATCCGACCGTGATTTCCGTCGTACTGGATTCAAGCTGACTATTCAGCCTACTTTGTGGTGCTTCATCACCAGCATCTTCTGGGAATTGACCTTCGCCGGTTCTACCCCGAACGAAGTTGCCGACCACATGGAAAAAATCTCCGATTGCTTAGAGGAAGCCAAGGAACACTTTGAAAGACGCAGTGATGAAGAAAGTGATGATAATCCCCTTGTCAGTTGAGCCTAACACATTCAAGCAGGTGCTCGAACTGCCTCCAGAAACCATGCTGGAGTTAATCGAAACTGTAAGTGTTGCTGCTATGCTGAGCGGCAATCTTGCTCTGGCACCCAACGACAAAATCGCTATTGCATGTACCATGCTCGCAAATGCCAACGCCATGCTTGAGCAATGCGGCTGCGAAATTGATACGACTATCAAGAACAAAGCGTGGACCAATGACGCCACGTATAAGACCGGGATGGATGGTATGGAGGGTATTGCGTGAATACGGTAAAGGTGCAACGACTATTGGACAAATGGGACACATTGTTGGAGATGGGGGAAAAGACTGCCAAGACCAAGGCTAGCAAAAATACTGACGGTCTTAATGGACGTGTCCGTCGAACTACTGGGACACCAGTCATTTTCGATTTCGACACCTACAAAGACCAGAAGGATATTCAAAACTCGCTGTGCCAAGAACTTCCACAATACGCCGATCTTATCCGCAGCACACCGGAGATAATGGATGGACATGCGTGGACTCGTGGCGATTTTATTGAGCTTTATTTCGGACACTTTCGTCTTGTCGTGGAGAAACTCCGACGCCTTATCGGCCAAACGACTGACGTGTGACGCCTGCGGAAAGCTCAAGCCAACAACCAATATGCATCAGGTGTGGGGTGGTGTCTGCATCTGTGAACAGTGTACGGAGATTATCTTGACCGTCCATGCAGCTACTCACCCACTGAAAACGCTATGCCCATACTGTTATGGGAAAGAAGGGAACGCAGAGAAATGCCGTTATTGTGACCTACCGTCACTACCGAAGGAAACAGCCAATGACAGTTGAACTCGAACGATCCTACGTATTCCCGCACGAAAGCATCCCCCATATTGTCAATTTCCTTGGTGCCCAAATCGAGGGGTTAACCGTCAACATACAGGACGATTACTTGAGTCCCAATCTCCGCGTTCGTTGCACCACCAGGGAAACCCCCGGTGTCAGCGTGCGACAACTCACACGAAAAGGCGGCGACAAAAGCAGCGGACGGAGAATTGAGGAAAACCGCAACATTGACCCAGAAACCGCTGCTATTCTCACCGCTGACAGCAAGCTACAGGTCATCAAGAAACGATACCATCTCCGCACAACGGGTACAGGATTCATCGTGACACTCGACACCATCGAAGCCCCGATGAAAATCGCTGTGTTAGAAATCGAATCCACGAATGGCAGAATGCCTCCGACTACCGGGGAAATCTTCGGTGTTGAGCTACAGGAATGTCCGTTAGCGGCTTGGGATTTCTTTAGACAGAAGATCGGCATCTGCGGAGCACCTAGTTCTGGCAAAACCGAAACAGCCAAAGAACTAAGCCATCTACTCAACACACGTCTTCGCGACAACTCATTCCATGTGCTTGAGTACGCCACGTCTTTCATCCAAAAGTATGATCGCCACCCCGACGCAATGGACCAATTCATGCTGTGGTATTCGCAGCGGGCAAGAGAAGAAAACGCAGCATCCAAAGCCAATATTGTCATATCAGACTGTCCTACGTTCCTGTCGTATGTCTATATGATGTTCCATCATCGGGGACGGATGGATGCTCAGTTCCGCATCCACTTGGCAAAGCTGTACAAGCGGGTGCTTGAAGACATCGAAGGATACCGTAGTGTTATCTATCTGCGACCCAAGCACCTTGTCGAAAATGGTATCCGCTTTCATAGTATCGGAGAGATACACGAAATCGCCGAACGAATCCACGCATTCCTACAATGGCACGGTATTCCTCATATCGTAGCCGATCAGGGAGATGCACAGAGAATGTTTGACAGTCTTTTCTACATGAACAAGACTGGTAAGGAAAGGTTGGAGTAGTGGCAAACTACGTAAAGGAAGACATAGACCGATGGTTTGATTACAGCTATCTTTCATCCAAGAGAATGATTCATGTGGGATCGCATGATGCCGAGATGACCCATGAGAGTGGCGAATCGGGCACGGATTGCCAGATGTCGGAGTTTTTCCTCAAAGCAATCACTCATCTGAACAGAATCTCTGCTCAGCCAATTGTGGTACACATGAACAACCTGGGCGGTGACTGGTATCACGGTATGTCAATGTATGACGCTATCAGAGCTTCTAGGGCTCATGTTTACGGCATCTGCTGGGGACATGCTATGAGCATGGGGTCTATTATTATCCAGGCGTGCGACTCCCGCATTGTTGCCCCACATTGCACATTCATGATACACGACGGATTCGAGGCCCTCAATGGCACATGCAAATCCGTGGAGGCATGGGCCAAATTCACCACAAAACTACGGCAACGTATGTATGAAATCTACTTCAGCCGCATGAAGCCTGCCAAGCCTCGCATCACAATGAAAAAGATCGAGGAACTCTGTTCGCACGATACCATATTCACCGCCGAAGATGCCGTTAACCAAGGGCTGGCCGACTGGGTGCTCGAAACTCTGGATGATCCATACAAGTATTATGCAACAGACACCCAGAACGCCAAGTGGCAACCAACCATGAAGCTTGGCAAACACGAAGTGTCAGAGGAAGAGAACGGAGAAGAATAATATGGATTTGTATGAATACCAGGAGAGGGCTCGGAGCACCGCTATTTACCTGGAAGTAGAAAGTAGCAGGTTGATCTATCCTGCTCTTGGTATCGTTGGGGAGTGTGGTGAGGTATCCGAAAAAGTCAAGAAGCTTATCCGCGATGGCAACTGGGATATGACCGACAAGCGGAGGGCCGCTATCGGCAAAGAACTCGGCGACTGCTGCTGGTATCTCGCCAACATCTGCTGCGACACCGATCTCGATCTCAGCATGATGTACGAGATGAGAGGCGCATCTATCCTGCATCAGATTCGTTTACTTGCTTTCCCACAACTGGTACTGCATATGAATCAACACGCCGTCGCAGTAGCCGATGCACTGCAAAGATGGTATTATCAATTCGGTGGCAGACCACACGAGAGGGGTCAGTTTACCGAACTCCCCAACCACCTTTCCCACATTATCTCATGCGTAGAAGAAATCGCCCGCAGGTGTGATTTTACTCTGGAAGAAATCTACGTCGCCAACATCGAAAACCTCACTGGGCGCAAACAAAGGGGGACGCTGCACGGCGACGGCGACGATCGGTAATCTGAATGGTGTATAATAACTACGGAAGTCCTCACTTCGTCGTGAAAGGGGGCGACTATGACTGTCGAGGTTGTCTGGACCATTCTCAGACAGGATGACCGATTTCTGTTAGCTCAGAGATCGATGTCCGACACCGCTAGCGGCACCTGGGTTTTCCCCGGTGGCAAAGCGGACCCAGAAGATCAGACACCTCTCGACACAGCCGCCCGAGAGCTAAAAGAAGAAGTGGGACTTGAGGGAGGACAATTCAGAAAGCTGTGTGGTACACGCCTAGGCAAATATCGCGTCCAGGTTTTTTATTGTCAACAGTGGTCTGGGAAACCAAGGCCAGCCTGTGACGACATCGTAGGGGTAGGATGGTTCACGATCGCTGAGATATACGCGCTCGGCCAAAGCCTTGCCCCATCTGTCAGTGAAAGTCTGATGTATCTAGCATACCTAATACAACACTACGATAGCCACCCCGACGAGTGGCACGAACAGTGGAGGAAGCGTGATGGAGATGGCTAAAACATCGAAGCCTCAACTCGTACAGCGGTTCGAGAACATGCTGTGGGTCAACTCCCCCAAACACTGGGTGCTCAAAAGCACATACTTCCAGGGTACTCTATTTGTGTCCATGTTGGTTGAAACATCCGTCGAGGGAGAATATCAAAAGATACGTCGCAGCTTTGGCCTTGACGTAATCATAGGGCGTGCATCTGACCTTTGGGGTCTTGCCGTAGATTGTGTCGATGAAATGAAAACTGAAGTCAAGAGCTAACGGAGACACAAAATGATCACACAAGGAAGCAACCGCAAACTGTTGCTCGACTTTCTGGTCCAGCGATGGCTGCTCATTTCAGAGCTAGCAGCCATGGAAAGAGTGTACGTTGCATCGTGCCAGTTCGCCAAGGACAACGGCCAACCAGTACCATCTAAGCCAGCCATAATCGAGGCCCAACCCGGTCGTCAGATAGAGATTATCAAACAACACATCATCGAAATCCTGCCCGAAGCACGCTTTATAGATTACGCCTATGAAGCACAAGCCCCACTCGATCCAAGCGACTTCATGGAAATGTACATCGAAGACCACAAGCAATGCGCCGAAAAGGTCAAGACCCTCATGCAGCGAATGAAAATCACATGACTCAAGAAAACGAACTTAATCGAGCATTAGATAATCCAGACCTTCTGATAATGGCCGGGTCTCGACTGTATGGAACAAGCACCCCAGAGAGCGATTACGACTATCGCGGCTTTGTGGTACCCCCATTCGAATATCTCGCTGGTCTGGGCCGATTCCAGCATCGAGTCATAAGAGAACCAGACACAGTAATCTACTCCCTGCAACGATTCATGGAACTGCTGATCATGGGAGACCCGGTTTGTTATGAAATCCTGTTCGCTCCAGAAACCAACATCATCGAACGCACCGACATAGGTGGTGCTTTGCTTCGCAGCAGGGAACTGTTCGCCTGTAAACGGTTCGCCCGTCGCATAGGCGGGTATGCACAATCCGAATGGCGCAAGGTTACAGGAACACAACTCGTTCCGATCAAGCGCACTCCCGACGAAGACGAAGTAGTCGAGGATATCCGCGCAGTCTTCCACCCACAAAAGGAAGAGATGGATGAAATCATACGCCTGCTCTTCCTGCAACATCCCAGAGAAACCCGACCAGCCAGACGCAAACTGGGGGCGAAGCGTAAGGCCCAGATTGAACGCCATGGCTATTGCACGTCCAGTGCGTGTCATACCATCCGACTCCTGGAACAACTAAGAGAACTCATGCAAACAGGCAAGCTTACGTTCCCTCGACCCCAGGCTGAGCGACTCTCGATGATCAAACGTGGAGAACTACCATTCGATAGGGTGACAGAACTATACGAAGACGCTAAAGCAAGAGCGGATCAGGCGGTAGAAAACACCGATCTCCCTGCAAATGCACCAGTCAAACAAATACGGGCCATATACCACGAGATCGTAGCCCATACCATACGTTGTGACCAACGTTTTGTCGATTATGCGGAAGGATACAAAAAGAGGTGGGAAAGGTGGTAGTATGGCTGAAACCAAGACAGTTACTTGCGCCTGGTGTGGGAAAACGTTTGAGAAAGCGGTCAAGCGCATCAATCAGACCGAGAAGCTAGGCAAGCAACACACCTGTTGTCGTTCATGCGCATCCAAGCTGACCAACGAAGAACGCCGCTGTGAGCCCACCACGACCAACGCAGCCCACACCCGCCGAGACAAGGAAAAGTACCCGGAGAAGGCCCACGCCCGCTACCTTGTGCGTCAAGCTGTGAAATCGGGTAAACTCATTCCATTGACAGAATGCGAATTCTGCGGGTCTGAGGACCACATCGAAGCCCACCACCCGGATCATTCTCGACCGTTTTTTTTGCTTTATCTCTGTAAGGACTGCCACTCGGAAGCAGACAACTCGATCGACAAGTGGGAAAACCTAGCTACCGACTACTCGGGGTGTATAAGACAGTAGGACCACACAAAAGGTGCAAAAGGTGATCGCAAATGATTGATTTAACCGGACAGCAGTTTGGGAGACTAAAGGTCGCTCCAGCTTTGGAGGTAGTGTGGGATTCAAGAAAGGATGGCTAAGCCATGGACGAAGAAGCATTCAACAAAAAACTGAGGGAATTGATCCGTGAAATTGCTAACCTGCCAGCAGACAAGCAAAAGCAGCTAGCCCCATTGGTCGAGGAAACCAAGGCGAGACACAAACAGATCAAGGAAGACGTGGGCAAGATTTCCAGGTCGCTCAATGACCTTCGTATCTGTCTCAAGTATCTATTGTTTGACCTGGAGGCAACTAGAAGGGAAAGAGACAGGCTGAAAAGTCTGCTGGAAAATCAGCCGCCGCAAGAAGACGATGACGATAAACCCAACAAAGCGGAGGGGGAGATGTAATGGTCGAGGACTGGCTCCGACTATTCTGGCGAGAGTTCAAAAAGATGCTATGCTTCTGGCGAAGGTGGTATGATGAACAACAAGCGATGTATCACCGTAGGCATCCTTGCCTTCCTCGCTGTGTGTATAGCATTCAGCGATAAACAGCGTTTGCGCTATATGTACGAGGCTCATATAGCCCCTATTCTTCGTCCGGCTCAAACGAGTTCAGACCACAGCGATGTGGGTCGAACTGACGAGTCTCCCCCGTCTGATACGGCAACCGGTACTGAGTGAGGGTGAGGGGAGCAAGATCGAAATCGGTCTTGTCCTCATTCGGTACCACCTCAACAGCTTCCTTCCCACACGCAAATGCGGAGAACGCTTCCATGTTCGCACCGAGCGAATCACGCCACCCAGGAAGCAAAGCTATCTTGCGACAATCATTGATTACTGCGTTCAGGTCGGCGGTCATGCATTGTCCGAACGACAGCTTAAGATAGCTCTCATGCTCTGATGGACTCCAGACGGTGAAACCCTTTGCACGCAGCATATGTGCGATCAGTGCAAACATCTTCTTGTTCAATTCTGGATAGCCACGCATGGGTCCACCAAGGTAAAAATCGTATTCCTGCTTCTTCTTACCAAACATACCCTTAGTCCTTCCAGTCTTTAGCGATGGTCCCGTCTTCGTTCGTCATAATGTCCCGCGCCACACCAACGAGACCACGCTGTACACACAGGTTGGCACATCTACGACGACATGCCTCCCAAACAAACTGATACTGGTTCAATATTCGCAGGAAATCTATGGGGTCCATCCCATCCTACAAGAGTTCGTGACACCACTCGGAATATTCGAGATCAAGTGCTTGCAGCTTGCGGTTCATCAACCAGTTCCTTCATGTCGTGTAATGCCGACTGTGGCACAAAATAAGCGGGGCGAGATTTCTTTCCATTCCTCTTCGACGGATCATCCCACCACTCGTCTTGTTTACACTCACTTCCCCGAAGCCAGCCACACAGTGTGTGCTCATCGCCATGCACCGTTACCATAACAAAAATATCATCATCATTATCTTCCTTGTGGACAATCAGGTTGTGCCACTCTTCGCTTCTCGTGCGAACCTGATACTTGCCGACATCAGCAGCATCAAAGTTGCCCAGCGAGCCACACCAATAGAGATTTCGCCATTTGGCGAAAACCGCTTCGCCAATAGCCCCAAGGATATGGAATTCCCAACCCCTACTAATCGGACAATTATACCTATCGGTACGCTTCTTTTTGAGATTCGATACCTGCCTCATAACACCGACCATCGCGGCACTCATGAGTTCCGACCACTGGAGTTCTATCTTAACAGGTTGGGGCGCAGTAGTCATTCCATTCCTCTTCGGCCACCTTGCTGGCGCACCTGATAATAGCCTCCAAGTCACAGTCATAAAGACCTGCACAGCTAAAGCTATTGATTTCCAGTAGATGCATCTGCCCGTCTGATTCCGCTATATCGACAGTGTAGCACAGGTCTGGTTGCCATTGGTGTTCTCCGATTTTTATGGCCAGACACAAAGCAAGGGTGGGATAATGCGGCGACTCTTCCGGGAGGTATTGACAACCGGCCACGACTCTCCCGTTGCAGATGACAAATCTCCACTCCGCTGTGATTGATTTCTCTGGAGCCACTACTATCAAGGTGTCTGGACCAACCGCTTCGATCAGCGTTTGGATTTTGTGCTTGTCTCCTGGTGCGACTACATATCCCGTGAAAGGCTTAGCACCACTGTCTGGTCGTACAAACCATGATTGGTCGGGGGCGTATGTAATCAGCTTGTCCCACCGTCTCAATAGGTCGCCGACTGGCATCATCATATATTGTTGATTCAGTAAGTGCTCACCTAGATGCGCATAATAGGTACTACATTTCATGTGATTGAAATTACACCAAGCACCTGGGATGAACGGTGCCCTTTGATAAACTTGCCGCACAAAATCGATGTCGCCGTAACAGACGATGCAATCGTGAGGGTCGTATCCATCAAAGTCAACCTGGGCTCCAGGTCGATGCTCTATCCTGCGAACCTGCATTCCTTGGCGCAGAACCTCAGCCATCATAGGACCGGTGTCCACACCTTCCATGTTCGTTTGGATCAACCAGTCTGGTTTCAAGTCAACACCTCGTTCAAAACCAACCGAATGGCATTAGCTCGTGCCTTCCTGGCGGCTGCCTCTTGGTCATCACCTTCCTTGTTTTTGTAGAGGTAGTAGAGTCCTCTAACCATCTTGCGATCCTGCATGGATTGTCTGTCTACCTCTTCGTCGTCTAGCGGCGAGTAACGACACATTCGCTCGATCCTGAAACACAGGTCCATAACGATCTTGTCCGCTCTACGCCTTTTGTCTCCGTCTTCGGATATCATATCAGAGCACCAAAAATATCACCAGCAAGGTGAACATAACACCAATTGCCATGAAGATAGCTGGTACACTCCACGGCTGGTGGAACAAATGGTGGCACACACAACACAGTCCGAAACGAATTCTACTCAGGATTCTTTTCATCGCTCATATCTCCATCAAGTATGACCAACTTCTGATCTGGGTCGTCTTTGATATATGTTATGTTGCCGCCAAAGTGCCGAATACCTTCTATTATCTGACATATCCCATCGATAGTATCAAGATGCATCATGAAGGCTTCGGCGTTCTCAGAGGCATCCTTGCCCCTGAAAACGAAACTCACTTCAACGATCTTGGGCTCAGACACCGTATCGCCTCGAACGGAACTTCATGAGACCCAAAGGTAACAACATGGCTACCACAGTGAGACCACCGAATGCACCACACACCCCACCAGGGTTAGGCGCTTCCTCGATCACCTCTTCCTCTTCGGGGAAGAAACCAGTCAGGATATCTTCCAGCGGCTCAGCGCCGACACCACAATCCTGGACCAGAACCTCCGACTCGGCACACACGATCGAACACGTTGCATCACCATTATCGAACACTTCGCAGTTTTCACCATCAATGCCATCGATCCCGTCAACGCCGTCGCGGCCATCTTGCCCCGGAGGCCCCTGCGGACCAGGAGGGCCATCTTGTCCATCGGCACCATCTAGGCCATCAACACCATCTGCGCCGTCTTGCCCAGGTGGGCCTTGCGGTCCAGTGGCACCATCGAGGCCATCGGCTCCGTCTTGGCCATCATCGCCGTCCTGTCCATCGACCCCGCGACAGTCCAGGATATCAATCTCGCCATCACCATTAGTGTCTTCGGTGTAGTCGCAAATCTGAGTAGCGGCTGTTTCATCAACGTCCATCGTACTCATGATGTACTCAACACAGCCAACCTCAACCTCACATGTAGACCCATCGTAGACCTTGGCTATCTGACGAGCCTTGCTCACCGTCCCGGTCGGAGCCTCACACGGATACTCAAGAATGAACGTAGTCGGACATTCACCGTCGAACATCTGCTGAATGCACGGCTTGCAGAAGTCACGACGACGGTTCTGGTTCAAATCCCAGCAACTCAGGCCATTCCAGACGGTAGCTTGGGAACGACCGCAGTGAATGACAGCCTTACGAGGTAGGTCTTCGACCCAGCAAGACGTGCCATCAACGCCATCAGCGCCATCGGCACCATCGCAGATCGTAGCCATAGTCTCGCCACCGCAATAGATTACCGCGCAATCGCCTTCCTGAGTGACATAACAGGATTCACCGTCAGCACCGTCTTCTCCGGGCTCTCCTGGCGGTCCCTGCTCACCATCTTCTCCATCGGCTCCGTCCTCTCCATTACAAACCACAGCACTCGTCTGGTCTTCGCAATAGATGTAAGCACACGGTCCGTCCTGCTCAACGGTACAAGACGTACCTGGAATTCCCAGTGGTCCCTGCGGCCCCTGCTCGCCATCTTCACCATCAGCACCATCCTCACCATCTTCACCGTCCTGGCCGTCCTCTCCATCCTCTCCGTCGTATAGGTAGGCAACCGCATCGCCACAAGTGATGGTGACATATCCATCGCCCTGTTCGATTGTGCAATCGTCCCCATCTTCGCAGACCGGACAACAGTAGATCACGCTCAAATCGACGTTCTTCGTCTTTCTATGGGAAGTGCAGTCGTCGCCCGCAAAAGTCTTGATCTGCAAACTGGTAGGACCAAACTCGTCAGGAGCAACAATTATGAATGTCTCGGTAAAAGTCTGCTTCCCGTTGTTCTTGACATAGTTATCGTGATCGTAACAGACGCCATCGATACTGGTACTCTTCCACTTACGAACATCGTACCACCTACCGTCAAGTTCGACCTGAACGGTAACCTGAACCTCTTCGCCAGGACAAGCCGTGACCGGCTCCAGCGTAACAGATTTGATTGAGTGATGACACGCATCCGCCGTACTCGGCACAGTAGCCACACACAAAGAAACCAGTAGCCCCAAAATGAGATTCTTCATCAGCACTTTTCTCCGTTATTAGTGGCCCAGCCAGCCACCGCCAAGATTGTCACCAAGTGGCGTAACCGGAATGATCAGATCAAAGCCATTTGAGAATTCCAGTTCCACCCCACCATAAAGCGTTTCGCCGTTGAGAACCGGCCCAACGGCCAAGTTCCACGAGTCCACGCCGCACGGGCCAACCGCCAACACAGCGGTACACGCCAAAGCAGCAAGCCATCTTCGCATCGTTACTCCCCTCCTACCAAGGAAACATCGTCCCGACTCAATTCGCTAGGACGATTAGCCTGTGGCTGACCACGACCATAGTTCAACGATACCTCCTGGTCGTCAACAGCCTTCACCTTCGCGGTCTTGCCAACAATGGCAGGACACTCCACACACTTCACGATCTTCACTGTGTCACCAACGTTCATGCTATTCTCCACACTCAAAGTTCCTCAGCCGTTCTAGTGCAGCACCCATATCTTGAGCGATTTCACCATCTACACCAAAACCTCGCTGCATTACCGTTTCTGCGGTAGCAGCTACCTCTTCGTATCGACTAAGAAGCTTGGCTGTACACACAAAGCACGGAGCGTGGACACTAGTATGAAGTGCCATACATTTCCGTCTGAGTTCCAAATATATGTCTCCACCAAGCTTCATTGCTTAGGAATCTCCAACTCGACTATCTTCACCTGAAAACACAGTAGCAACCATCCAAGGCCAAACCCTAATCTTGCCCCGTCATTGAGCAAGCGTGGCTTCCACCACACGGGTCGGCCATATCCAAGCCATCCAAGATACCCACGGCGACCCAATCGTAATCCCACGGCGAAACCATGTTCGTGGTTCCTGACGTGCTTAAAAATGAATCGCTTCATGGTAGATGCCCCCACGACTTTCCCCGCTTTATCGCACCAATCGTCGTATGATCTACCCCAAATCGCCTACCAAGATTGCGCAAGCTGTGGCCAGCAGTCAACAACTTCTTGATTGTTGCGACCTGGGCCTCTGTCAATTTAGACCTACCGTTGGTCTCGCCACGAACCTGTGTCCCATGGCGAACAGCATCGGCTGCATTTTCGTACTGCGTACCCCATCGAAGGTTATCCAACCTGACATTCTGCCGATTGCCGTCGCCATGAAGGCATTGGTAGCCTTGGGGTCTGGGGCCACGGAAAGAAAGCAGTACCAAATAGTGAACGCGATAACAGACTGTAACCCCATCCTTGACTAATCGCACCTGCGGATATCCTTCGCTGTCGAGATACGTCTCCCTTATATGTCCTTTTGCTTCCGGTCTTCGGTAGCGGCTCATAATGCGACCTTCGGACGATATCCGATACAGTCCCTCATACCCAATAATATCTCGCCAAGTTTCTGTTATCATAATCCTACCATCCTTTGAGAGATTTGATAGCCTTGGCAATGGCGATCACCCTATCAGCCTCTATACCACGTTGTAATTTATTCACACCAAAGCCGATTCTCGCCGCACCCTTCTTTATCGGAACGGTGGCTTTCATCTGAGTAGCCAATTCTTCAACAGCCGCATTTAGTTGATCCAACAATTCAGGATTGCCGACGACTCCCTCTTCTTTGAAGATCGGTGCTTTAATCGCCATATTTGCATCCTTCCAAATGCGTTTTCAAACTAACTGGAAATAATTTAATATCTTTGTCCCATTTAATCATTTTTTCATCTGCAAGGCGAGTAAAACAGGACAAACAAATTGTACAATCATTCTCCTGTAATGGATTAACTGCTGACCATATTTTCTGCGGCACCTTAAATCCAATAGGATTAACATGATAGCAAATTTTACAGATTTCTCTGGTTGGAATCATCCTAGTGTATCTCCGGTAAAAGTGAAACCGACGCTGGCGTACCACCCTCCGATACGTTGCTCTCAGACTGCGGCGAACTCAGCCCGTGGCCTCCTGTGGTTGTTACCCACGCCTTCACGCCTTCGCTCACAACGCATGGTGCCATTTAATCCCCCCTCGGAACGTCGGTCAATTCGACCCACACCCGATTCCCACGAGTCTTTACTTCAAGATTGTCAATATTCCGTGCGGCATCGGTCAGGGCCAGATCGATACTCTCTCTGGTTTCGCCATCCACCATTTCCGAACAATCACCAAGCAACGACAAGACACCAAGATATCTCATGTGCTCACCGACATCCTTGCCATTCCTGGTTAGTTGTCGGATACACTCATCCCATGCGTGGACCGCCATCCAAGCGTCAGCCAGCGCGTTATGCTCCATACCTGGGAACTCGCTCTTGGCCCACGCCTGCTTGACCACCTCTTCCTTCACAGCACTGTATGGCTTATTCTGAACCTGGGACAAAGCGAAGAACAGACTGTTCAAATCGATAGAACGGTAATGGAATGGCCAGGGGCCTTGCCAGATGGAACGTAGCATAGGGAGATCGAAAGACCCTACGTTCATACCGAGAGCATGGATTGGTCTGTCCTGTAGACGGGTAGAGAGCCACTGCTTGAAAAGGTGCATGGCCTCTTCGACAGGATAGCTTCGGTTAGCGAGAGTGCCTTGTGGACCGGGGGGATTTGCCAGATCGAGCTTGTTAATTCTCATCGCGTCAGGGGTGGTCACGTAGAGGGGGAACTCAAGCTGGGCATAGAAAGAATTCGTTTCATCGACTGGTAACCTGGGACTGTCCAGCCAAACAGCGCCGATCGCCAACGGCGTATGCTTACCGGGGGTCAGACCACCGGTTTCCAAGTCCAACGCGACAATGGGGGTATCACTGATTCTCATGTAAATCCCTTTCCAAATCACAATCGATGCAGAACTCACCTGTCGGGATTTCATTCCCGCAGCCACATCGATACCACTTCTTCGCTTCTGCAACCAACCTGTTACTCACACATGAGCAGGTGATTATCTCGCCAGCAACCATCCCGGTACCAGCCTTCCGACCCTCACCCTTGCAGTGTGGACAATCGGGATCAGCGTATCGCCTACCCCTTTGCTGTCGGGCCAACTCTCGAAGCGACTCGCAATCCGGCAGCTTGAAGCTATGGTTGCAAACATCGCACTGCATTTTTTGATCGTCACCGGACAACACCATGGGCTTCAATCTCTCTGGTGAGAGCTTGTGGATATTTGTACACCTGGGACACATCTCGAAAGCTAACATACCAATGGCTCCAGTCCGTTATTCTTAGCCCAATAACTCACCCACACACGAATACCAGTCCAGAAATAGTGTCGTTGTAGCGGGCTGCGATTGTCCTTGTCGTATTTGCTCAGCGACATACAAATATCGGCGGCGACACAGGTCTTATCCACATTGATTCTCTTGTGGAATCTTTTCCAGTCACCAACCGCCTTCCAAACTTTGGCCCAATCATCGTTGGTCGCAGTGCCTTTTGGCTTAGAAAAAAGATCATACATCGCTTGGCAAACTGGGTCATGTACGGTCACGGTGTGAACTCTCCACGTTCGGCGGTCATCTCACGCTGGATATTATGAATCCGCGTCACCCGCTTGGCCTTCTTCTTCATACAATCGTCACAGATGACCACCTGTAGGATTTCCTCTACGCCGATAGGCATTGGGTCAAAAACCGTGGACCCGAAATTACCCGTCGCCCGGAAAATCAAGCCGTTGTAGACAGGAGAAATGACCAGGGGGTTTTCGTTCACGTCACCCTCAACGATCCTGTTACAGCACATACAATTGAGTCGGACATACTCGCTCATGTCGTTGTCTCCAGCCACACTTCATATCGCCCAGGACCAATCCTCTTGCTCTTGATATCGGCCCTCTGACCATTCTTGAACACCCAAGACCCATGCTTGTCGAGAACATCCTGGAGTTGCTTGGTACTCATCACCTGTTTGAAGCAGTTCAGAGCCCAGTGGTTGGGATGTAGGCTAGTTGCCACGGTTGAACCCCCATCCAAAATCTGGTTCCAAAAGACGTATCGGGGGTATGGGTTGGGACTCTTGCAGTTTCCATAAAGCGATGCCAGACGCCAAAGTGAGCATCCATCCGAGCATCGCAATCCACAGGCAAGCCTTAAGACCACTGATGGTTCTACGTTGTTTCTCGTTGAGGGCTTTTGCCTCTTTGAGTTCTTTTCTCAGGTTCGAAACCCAGTGCATCTACTCTCTCCGATACGTGAAGTCTAGCTGTTCCCGCTCGTTTGTGTACCGGTCTCGGGGTGTCGGCTGCCCGGTAGCATGGATATCGCGTACCCGCCTTTTCGTGTCTGGCCTGCTTTTCAGGCAATGGAGACAGGTGACTTCACTCCAGTCATCGGTGGTGATCATGTTTCTGAAGTTGCAACCGCTAACGTGATGCACTTTCTTCATGTGCGAAGCTCCTGAGAGCAGCGTCTCGCTGCTATCTTATTATACGTGCAACTGCCCTCCCTGTTCGACAGCCCCCCGATTTTTTTTCAGGTGAAGGCATGTCTGATAAAGCGGTTGATTCAGGGGTTGAGAAAGGGGTACCCCCATGTTCAGGATCGTGGACGGTAAAGCGGGTAATGCACAGGATTGTGGACGACAAGGCGGGTGATACGAGAAAGAGTGTACACGAAAAGTGGGTACCGCTTAGAAAATCGACCCGGTTGTGATTGCACCCCCAGCGGTTTTCGGACCCGCCCCAGTTATCGGACATGCGCATTTATCGGGCATACCCCCAGAGCCGAGTTATCGGACCCCTACCCAGCGAAAGTTATCGGACCAACCAATCCCAACCGATCCGAGAAAATTATCGGACGTGATGTGTTATCAGACTATGTTCTTGCATGACATGCAAGGTATGGTTATCGGACTCAACTTTTTTCTTTTTGTTTCTTGCATTCTTGCCGATTGTATCCTACAATTAGAATGTAGGGGAAACGATAACACGAAAGGAAAACACGATGGATTATCAGACCTTGAAGCAAGCAGCCGAGAACGCAGTATCGGACGTTGTGGCTTGGGTATCGAATGATCCGATAAACGGCCTGTACGTTGTGGCTGGAATCGCTGTGCTAGGTGCG